TTGACCTGGTCTTTATTAGATATAGGCTCTTTAAACCTCCTCTTTTTCATATCACCTTTAAAAAGATTAAGTTTGCTAAAGCCTTCTTGAAAAAGTTCTTCTAAAAGCATTTTAGTAGCCTTGTGTAATCTCGTCTGCCCACTCTTCCACAAGATCTGTTTCGTCTTTGAATGACTTGCCTTCTACTGCACGAGTATGTCTTACACGTTGGGCGTATTCTTCATCTTCGTTAATACGGCCTAAGTCGCTTACATATTTTTTTGCTAGTTGTACTGCTAATGTACTTTCCTCTGATTCGGAAAGTTCTGCGCCAGCAAACTTATGTGCAAACTCTCTAACAATATCGTTATCAACAATGCGATTGCTAATATCTTCTAGAGCGGCACTTACCAAACCTCTCGTATCACTGTGTTGTACTGAGCGAGCAAATTGGTCTGTATCAACTGAACTCTCCAGTACTAGTTCACCGCTTTCAATAAACTCTCTAACTTGGTTTAGTTTGTTTGTTTTGTTTTCCATGGCAGTTTTGTAAATGCTATTAATAAGTGGAAGTGATTCAAATACACCGTCGTCTTGCTTCTTAACTGTGAAGAAGTCTCTCATTTCGTCTAAATCATCTTCAGATAATGTTTCTGATGTTGCTTCAAAACTTTCAGCAAATGATCCGTATCCACGTACTGTTGACATGCGTGTTAAGTTATTTCTAATACTGTTATAAGCATCACGCACACTTTCTACAATGTCTGATGTGTTTTCATTTACTAAGTTATTACGTCTACTGTATGCTACAAAGTTTTTTAACTGGCCTAAATGGTTTACATTTTCAACAATGTGTTGACCAATATCGTCATATAAGTTGCCACCTTCACTAATGTGTCTAGCAATTGCTCTTGCACCTAGTAAGTTTTTAAATGGTAGTAATGTTCTTTCACCGCTTGAAGTTTCAACAAATATTTTGCTGATGTTTCTGCTACGTGATCCCCTTACTTCTTCATCTACTGGGCGTTTGTGTCTTACAATAATCTTTGCTGTTTCGCCTAGATCTTGGTAACTACTTTTAATGCTACCGTACATTTTTGACTCGTTCATATCACTATCCTTAAACTCTTTTTGCTGGTTACGTAAAAATTCAAAATCTTTTCTTTCTAAGTTGGATTTATTAATATCTCTTACATCAAATGTCATCATTCTACGTTTTGAGAACTGTCTCATTTCACGTAAAAAATTGTACCAACCTGTCTTGTTTTCTCCCAAGTTGTTTACTAAATCATTACTATAGTAAACTTTGAACTTATCATCTACTAAACTAATAGTAACTGTGCCTGCCTCGTTTCCGTCCTTGTCTTCATATACAAAATCAAAGAAACGTGCGTCCTTAGGCTCAAGTGTTTTCGTAGCACTTGCGTCACCAATCGACAATGTCGAATACACTGATCGTAGTTTATCAAATAGTTCTTCTGAAACTTGTTCTATATTTTCCATTGTAGTATTTATACTTAAAGCATGATAAATGGCATTGGCATATCTTGTTCAGAATCTATATCGTCTTTTAGTCTGTCAAATAATCCAGTATCCCATTGCCTTACTTCATAACTCATTCGTATTATTAATAGTGTTGCGGCTACTAAATCGTCTGTTTCGCCATCTTTTGCGGCATAACTTTGCCCTCTCGCTATATATGTTTTTAGTTCTGATATTAAATTTTTACTGCGAATCTCTATCTTGTCTGTTTCGATTAGATTCTTTAATCTACTACAAGATAGCAATTTTGACTTATGTGTGGTATTAAATCCTTTTCTAAACCTTCTAGCATTTCCGTGCTTTTTAGTTTCAGACAGAAACACGCCATTAAATTGTTCCTCGCCTAAGTCGTCTATAACCACAAGTGCGGCTTCACCCAGTGTATTGTTCTCAATACTAAACCATATTTGCGGAACATCTAAATTCTTTGCACCTATTTCTTCTGAAATGTAATGTGTGATATCTCTTAATATTTTTATTTGCCCTTGGACTGGCGTTTTATTATGCATCCACTCTGCTACTTGTTTCATCGTGGGTATTTCAAACACTTGTATGGCGGCGTTATCACCACCTGTTCCTAAACTTGGATCTAATGCTATTAAATAATTGTGTCCTTTTTGTGGTTTGCTATACCATCTAACTTGTCCTTGGTTTTGTAAAACGTCTTTTGGGCGTAGTGATGCTAAAACTCTTGAATCAATAAGTGTCTCGTCATTAATAACAAACTCACATTCATGCTCGCGGGCAAAGCGTTCTGCGCCAATACGTCCAAGTTCTTCTTGTCTCCATTTTTCATCACGATCTGGATGTTCATTCCAATATGCTCTAAACGCAAAAAATCCATTACGACCTAAATCTGTTTGGTTGCCATGTTCGTCTATTGTTTTATTTGCTTCTCTCCATATCATAGCAAACTGATCCTCATCACTGTTTGGTGTTGAGGTAATAATAGCGCCACCACCAGTTGCTAGTGTTGGAGATATGGATGTCCAAAATTCTTTCGCAATGTTAGGCTTTACAAACGCAAACTCGTCTAAGTATAATAGTGAGATGGACAAACCACGCCCTGTATTTTCTGTAGTAGTTGTGCTGACAATTCTACTACCATTATCAAAGTCTATGCTACCTTTATTGTATGAGTAAACGCCAGGCCGAATAAAATCAGGTACATCTTCGTATGAATATCGTATACGTTGCATAATTTCTTGTGAACCGGCATACTTGTGCGCCGCAACAAGTATTGTACTGTCTGGAACAAACATAGTATACCATAACAAGTATCCTGCCGCAGTAGTAGTTTTACCTGTTTGCCGTGGCATCAAGTTAACGCTAAATCTGTGAGTGTGGTAACTTTCCAGTAAACGTTTTTGATATTCATACGCATGGTATTGTATTCTACCTCTGCGTGGGTGTTGAATCCAAAAATAGTTTTCTAAAAAATAAGCAGGACCAGTGTCAGGATCAGCACATTTAGCAAGTTCTAAGAGTTGCTCATCTGTGTATGATTCTTTGGTGTGTGCTTTTTTTACTAAGTTTCCGTCAAGTGAGGACATAACTGTATTTAACGGTTTATGGAGGGCTATTTCTTTTTCTTTTTGTTATGCTGTGACCAAGAAATAGCGTATGCGGCGGGACAGTCGTCCTTCCCGCCACACATTTTATCTTTTAACTTCTTAACTTGCTTCTCTCTACCCGGAGGTGCTTTTTCGAGAAGTATTTCGGAAATAAGCATTATTATGTTTCTTATTACTTTCTAAACTGTCCACGACCGCTTGTCAATAAATACTGCCTTCATTTTAGCTATAACAGTTTCCATCTCACGTTGGATATCATTTGGAATATTAACACCATCGTAATCGAAATTAGTTGGTACTTTTACGCCTTGCTGTTTTGCTGCCTTTACAATTAAATCATTATATTCATTAACTAAGGCGTTAAACTCTCCATCCTCTTTATCGGTGATTTCGCCGTAATAACCATCATTTAATGCAGAATATAAATTGCCCAAAGTAAAACTTGTTTCATAATCAGCATAAGTCGGGTCAATTTGATCAATATGACCAGCAAGCTCTTTATATTGATCATTGGTCATTCTTGGTAGTTCTGGTTGTTCTTTAAGACCAGCAAGTTTTCTAATATCGTTTATATCCGTATTTGTTTCCGTTTCTTCTTTTGCAATGCCGCCGATGTCTTTACCAGCAACGACTGCATCATATCCTGCAGATTTTGCAGTATCTCTTTTGGACTTTTCTGTATTAATTGCTCTTTCTTCTTTTTCAGAGGAACGTCTTTTCATCATCAAATCAAATTTTTCAGCTTTACTGCGAGGTACGAACCTAATTGCCTCATCTACCTGGTCATCTTCTTTTTTAATTGGGTGTTCAATGACGTTACCATCTTCATCTTTTTCATGATGCTCAGCAATATATTCTGAGTACATACCACGTAGTTTATCTTCTACAGATTCCAATGCCATTGGATTATCGCCGCCAGCAACTGGTGCATGGCTTTTCTTTACCTTATGTAAGTCATCACCTACTTTAAAAACTTCTTCTGGTGAGTGAATAAATGTTTCTGGCTCATTGTCCCAACTTTCGCCTTCACTCATACCGCAACCACATGGAGATTCTCCACAAGTTGAGCAGGGCATGTCGTGCTCTTCGTCTGGGCTTACGTTTAGTGCTACAGGATGTGCTTGTGACATACCTGCTAGTTTTAATAAATCTGCTAGTTTATTAGCATCTGTAGTAGTGATTGATGTTGTGGCATTATCGCCGCCTTCTCCAGATGTTGTAATATTTAAATTATATTTTGTGTCCATTTTAATTTGTTCCTACTGGTGAGGTTGTTCCCTGTGGTGCTTTTAAAAACTCATCTGGTTCGTGTTCAATTTCACTACTTGGATCTTTAGCAAAGTTGACCATATCAAATAATCTACCTTTGCGTTTTTCATCTTCGTCAGCAAGCATCTTATCTGTGTATTCTTGCCCAGCAGGTAAATCATCTTCACTCTCTGGATAATCGCCATCTAAAAGTGATTCTGGTTTTGCATCTGGGTCTGCGTCGTCTAGTTCCTTTTGGTCCTTGTCGTTTTGAACTTCTTCGGGATGGTTAGGACTACGTACAACAATGTGGCTTTCTGGTATGCCTAGCATTCCTGAAATATAATTTTGTAAAATATCTGGAGTAGTTGGATACTCTAGCACTAGATCTACAATGTATACTTCACTTGCTGGTAAATTACCAAAATCCATTGGATGCTTTTGCATTATTGTTTTGCTTGATTTAGATACACTCTTAACGTTGTATCTATCCAATGCGCCTTCTAAACGATCTAAATGCTCATCTGTAATCTCTACAGCAAACTTTAATCTAAAAGGATAATCTGTTTTTGCTTCTGTAATGTATTGTTTTAAACTTTTCATAAGGGTACTCTTTTAAGTTATATTACTTATTTATTTAATTATGCTATTTTTTATCCGCGTTGTCTTTGCCTTTGTCTAAAATTTGCCTAATTAATTCGTTGCGATCCGCTACGATAGTTGCCTCTGCCTCTATTTCTAGTGGGCCGCCGGCGCTTTGCTCTTGTTGATCTACTCGTTGTTTTTTAATCTGTAGTTCAACCATACGTAATTTCTTGTCTACCTTTGCTGATCTAGCGTCGATAGCGTTTTTCATCATTGTTCCTGCTACTTCAAATATCTTACCTGCGTATCGTGCTTCTACATTCATACCTAAATCCATAAGATCATTGAATGTTGACATAGACTTTTCAGCGATGGTATCCATTTCCGTGTCATTTGATTCTAAATCTCTAACAAGTGGTAAAGCACTGTCTATTTTGTCTACATCATTCAATACTGTTTTTAATTTATTAGCGTCAGCCGGTTTAAAGTCCGATGGCGGCTCTTCTGGTTCTGGTTGTGCTAAATCAAAAAGTTCCTCTAGTTTCTTTGTCATAGTGTTATTTATTCTGTATTTTGGTGGTACCACAAACTTCCAAACACGTATTACGATACATTCTGTTTGAAAATTCTGTTATTATATCTAATGTTTCTATATTATATGTTTCTTTTCTTTCATCTTCCCAATAGCAACAAGGGTAAATTATTCCCTCTGCACTTATAAAATTACGATAGTTTCCTACACGTTGAAGTGTTACGTGTTGGCATTCTTTAACATCAACCCAGTTATTTTCATGTTCTATATCAAAAATATTAGCATTGACAATTGATTGCTTTGTTATGTCTGGACCATCTTCTTGATCATTATCGGCTGATAAAATATAATGTTCGCCGGTTTGCCAATTTCGTGCCTCAATAGGTATATACGGCGTTTCTGTAATAAAATCACTAAACCCTATTTCCTTTGATAGTGTTCTTGCTTCTTCAATTTGATGTGCGTTGTGTTTGAATATTAAAAATCTCCAATTAGCAATTCCACCAGCATCTATAAAAGACTTTGCATTGTTTATTATTTTATTAAAATCTGTTCCTTGTCTATAAATGTGATTAGTGTCTTGTAATCCATCAATAGAAAAAAATACTTGCATAAACTTATCGTAGTTTCTGCATTGTCTTGCTAAATCACGCCACCAGTTAGTAGAGCGCAAACCTCCATTTGTGTGTATATCAACATTAATCATTCTTTCTTGTTGGTATAAATTTTCTAATAGATAGTTTATTTTATTATACGCAATGGGATCGCCTCTATTTCCACAAAGCAAAATATCTCTTAGTTTGGGCATTCTGCTAACAAAGTCTAGTAAATGATCTGGATCTAAATCGATCAACTTATGACCTTCTTTTAGACCAAACCCATTATTGCTTCTAGGACAACCCGGACACCAAGCATTACATTTAGTTGTGAGTTCTACATGCAAGCCGTGCATATTATCTGCCACACGCTTCAAAGGCAATACAATACTCATGTGTTCTTCATTTCTTTAGCCAATTTGATGCAATGATTTTCTAAGCGGGTTATATCAAACTTAGTAGGAGTAAACCGTTCGTTTAGTATTGGAACGATATATTTTATATAAAAACTAATTTGGAATGCACTGTTTGGTGACATATATCTCGGATCTTTATCAAATATATCTAACTTGTATTCATCGCTATTTTGATAAAGAGCATACATGGGTGTTCGAGTCATAAATTTATTCCAGTTTATACTCTTATACAAGTGTTCCAATTCGGAAGTGTTTCTTATAAATTCAAAATCAAACTCGTATCCAAAAAAGAAGTAATAAGGTATACCGTGTAATTCACATAATGTTTGAATGTCTAATATATATTCTAGATCTTTTATATGATCGTAAATCTTGGACTTAAAATTATTATTATACAGTTCTTTTAAAAAATTATCACTACTGTTACTGCTAGGCCAAAACCCTTTGTGATTTACTACTGATGAATTCATATCAACAACAAAGTTTCGTAAATTAAAGTCTTTGATTTCGTCTAAAGTGTTTTCGTTTTCTACGAATAGATCAAGTTTTCCAATACTAGTCCATTGTATAATGACTGCCTCAACATCTAAATTTTCTAATATATGTTTTTTACATGTTCGCCCTATGTATTCGTTTCCCACTGCCGGGCCACCGATAGAAATATGTTTTAGTTTATGGCTAATGGTAGGAAAATGAACCCAAATTGGATAATGTTTAAAATCTCTTTGACTAATTCCACACCCGCTAGTAATTAATTTACTCATTTTATTTTGTTATATTCTTTTCTAGTTATAACATTTCCTTGTTCATAATGGTCGTATTCTATCTCTGCTGTATTACTACTACATGCTTTACATACTATGCTATTTGGCTTATTATAATTGTCTATAAATCCAACCAAATCACTGTCGTAGTTTAATCCAGAGTTTAGATACGGTGCCCACTGTTCTTCGTTTTCCTTGCCAAACACTTTTAATGTATCTTCTAGGTTAGCAATAGCAGGGCACTTATATAGTTTATTTCTATATATAATAGGCGAACTTGGCGATCCACAAACTCTGTGCGCTCCTTCATAATCATCATTATTAGCAGGATACATATCTGCTCCCTCTCCCATAAACGGACGCCTAAACTCTCCAAACAGATTCATATGCCATTTAACACTTGCGTTTTTATCTGTTAGCATCATAAGTTTTTCTGCCTGTGTGAATGGTGTGTTATCTATTTTCCAATCTGTTTGTTTAAGAAAAAACATAATATTGTCAACAAATTCCATGGGTGGAGGGCGATAGTGTAAACTCGTTTGTACCAATATATTACCCACTTCCTTACACCACTGGTATAAGTTAGGACGGACTTTATAATGAAACCCGTTAGTAATAAATTTTATACGTGAGTTAGGGAATATCTCACGCACACCATATAACCATTGTTCGAAATCTTTGTTAAGTAGTGGTTCACCTCCCATTAGATTGACTTCGGTTGGGTTAATTCGTGTGCTCCATTCTTTAAGCCACTGCTCGCCCTCCTTCCAAGAAACATGTCCTTTACGATCATAGTTAGACATTACAATACAGCCCTTACAGGATAAACTACAAGCGTATTGTACCATTACGTCTATATAATTTAAGTTATATTTTTTCATCATTGCTTACTTTATTCTTAAATTCTGTTAGCATTTCATCTGTAACTGTAATGTCTAAGTATTCGCCAATTTGTTGTAATGCGTTTCCAATATTTTCATATTCAATTGATAAATTATCATCTTGTTGTTTATGTACTCGTTGTTCGCCATTATCCCAATCACGCTCTAACTGTTCTCTATTCTCATCAGTTATTTTTTTACCCTTCGACAACAATAAAATATCAATTGTATTCATCGAAAAGTGTGTATTAACAAACCAATCTCTGTTGCCAACAGTCTTTTCCAACTGCTGTAACATACCAAAAAATTCCAACTGTGTAGGCTGTGGTTGCAACCACACTTTATCTTTAACATTACGCAAAATTCTTTTATGCCCTTCTTGAGTATGTGGATATAAAATATTAACAAACTTGTAATTATTAAAATACTTGCCTATCGTGCTTTCTCTGTAGTGTGTTGGAACTATAACGTGCTTGTTTGGATCTATCATTGACAAATCACCGTTGTCGCCGTAATCACTAAAACACCGATCAATACTAAAATCCATTCTAAGCATATGCTGGTTAAAAATATCGTGTACTTTTGTGCGATTGCCAACCTTACGTCGCACTAGTGTATTACACTCTGGTGCTTTGCTTATAATGTATGATAGGAATTCGCCGCCTCCACCGTGTGGATAACAGACAAAAATATAGTTTAGATTTTTAAGTAACACTTTAGTTTTTTAAGTAGTGTATATACTTATTTCTTTTTGCCACCTTGGTGAAAAATATCGTCCTCGGTAACAATGCGAAACCGTATACCTTGTTGCTTACACCATTTATAAGCCGCTTCCCATTTAGCGTGGTTAACTGCTACGTGCGCTTGATTATACTTACTTTTTCCTGCTCGTTCCATTAGAGTTTGGCTTTTTGGTTTTACTTCTATTAATTCTGCTTGTCGTTTACCAGCACTCCCTTGGTAAACAATTAAAAAATCAGGCACATATGTTGTTTGCTTTCCTGTGAGTGGATTACGATAAGGTATTCTCATCGGCTCACTTGCCCACTCTGTAACAGATGGGTGATTATCACAAAACTTCATAAAGGCAAATTCCCATCCGCTTCTATAAGTTGGTGATCCTTTTCCTACATATTTTTTGTAGTTTTTTGGAATGAACTTCCCTTGGGCATACTTTGCCATGATCTAAGCCAGTATTGTTCTTTGTACTGTACTAATTACTTTATTGCTTTGGCTAAAGCCTATTACGCTAGTTCTGTTTCTTGTGGTGTTAAATAAAATACAGAGAAGTGTGTTTAGTTTTAATGTATCTTCTATTGTACTAAGTTGATTAATTAAATCCGTTACGGATAGTCCTTGTTCTTTTGCAATCTCTAATAAAGAAATTGACAAGTTTCTCTTAACAGACTCGGAATAATTTCTTCCTTCTAAAAATCCATTAACAATATCAAACTGAGCCGGGTCTACCGACTGAACTTTAGTATAGTAGTTGTCAAAATATCGTTGCCTTTTTTCATCAATGCTTGGTTTTCCATTCGATGTGGTATTAACTGGCACTGCGGTATTTTTATAATAATTAGTGTATGTTGGCATTGGATTATCCTTTAATTCCTTTGATTATTTCTTGTGCTTTTTTAATAGTAGCAGTAGGAAATACATTATTGACGTTCTTCGCTACTTGGTCTATCGTGCTTGGTAATGAAGTGCCAAAAACATTTTGAATTAAATTTCTATTATCAAAAGATTCTATTTGTGCGGCTGTTTGCACTGCTGTATTTAAAATATCATATGGGTTTTTATCTGGAACTGAATCTAATACTGATCTCAAATTTTGTACAATTCCATTTGCATCAAGACCTAGGCCTGATGATGTTGATCCTACTTGTCGATCATATGCTATTCCAAAGTTAGGAATTTGTGCTATATTAACATCTGCGTATGTATACGCATCATAACTTACAGAAATTGTACTATCTTTAACTCCTGCTCCATCACTTTGGTCATGAGATCCATGAGAAAATTGTGTTATAATAGGATTCTTTAATGTATAACGACTACCAACACCTTTACTTAAAGAAATAATCTGTATCTCTTTAATTAATCCTTTACCTTGCTTAGAAAACCCTGAATCCAAACCCCAACTTAATGTTGCGCTTGAACTTGCTTCTAAATATGTATCTTTCATTCCACCTGTTCTAACTGCATACTCACCGTCAGTTTTTGTACCATCTGATGTATAATGATTATAAACATTTGCTAGAAAGTTTCTAACGTTATTTGCATTATCATCATGAAAAATAACACTAATAGGATTGTATGCAACACCAGTATAGTTATATGATTTTCTGTTATACTGTTTAATTTCCTCTATATCAAAACTAATGCCAGGAAGATCAACAGACTTTACCATAAATCCAACTTCGTCATCTTGATAGTTTTGAAATCTAACTGAGTTGTCTAAAATGAAAACGCAATGATAGAGAAACCTAAATTTAGGTGCTAATCTATAACTGCTTGCAGAATAAAGGTTACTTGCGTGGCGGTAGTCCTTCATAAAACCGCCGGCTCCAATACCACGCAAATAATTGTTAAGATACGATGCCATTTACTTAGCCTGTAGCTACGGAACCAGCTCCTCTTGTTACAGGTGCACCAATACCACCACCAATTGGGGTGTTTAATGCGTTATCGTATTTAATTGACATTGTAATTGTTGCTGGTTCACTTGACTGGTAACTGAAATCGTTATAGTTTACGTTTTCAATATAGCAACCATAAAGTTCCCAAGTTTCTAAAACACCAGGTGCTGTTGAACCATTGCCACCATCAAGTACTTCATACTTTAATGTAAATTTGTAATCAACACCAGATACAGAACTCATTTGCTCGAAAAAGTCAAACTGCTTCTGCATTTGCTCGCCTACACGGCGAGTCATCTCACCATTAATATCATCACGCAAGTTAATTGTAAGGGGGTCCCATGTATGTTTACCAATGATATTAATCTTTGAGTTGTAAACATCTAATACTTGACTTTCGAATGATGCTGTTGGGCGAGTGATATCCATTACATTTTTTGTAATCTCTGATCTTGGAGTGGTAACGCCAAAGTTTTCCATAATCGCTCTAAAGCGATACTTCATTTTCGGCATCAAAGTACCCTGAGATCCAGCTCCACTAATTGGAACTGTAAATTTTGTTAATGACGCTACGGACATATTATTCTCCTAATTTCTTATTATATTTATCTACATGTTAGGGGTGGCTTTCACCACCCCTAATCAATGTTTAAGCCCTAAAGAGCCGCTATTTCTCCTGTATTCTTCAATCTTACTGGGATATAGATGAACTCTAACGCCTTAATTGGCTCAATTGCTACGTCAACGTATAATTCGTTACGGTCAATTCTAGCCGGTGTGTTGTTAGACTCATCACATACTACCAAGTAATCACCAATTGCTCGCTTAGCCAATAGTTCGTTACAGAATGAATCAATTACGCCCTTAATTTCATTACGGGTTAATTCATCATTTGGTTCGAAAATAAATGGTTTTGCGATAAGATCTAGTTGACGTCTCATGTAAGACACAAGTCTTGAAACGTTAACTCTATCAATTGCTGATGAAGTGGAAGAGCGGGTCTTGTTACCGAAGTTCATTAAACCACTACCATTAATAAATGTAATTGGGTTAATGTTATCAGCATATAATACGTCACGTAGTCCTTCTCTTACTGCGATGCTGTTAAACTCACCAACGCTGTCAATGTAACCAATTGCTGTTGCATTTGAAACCTTGCCTCTGTTTGTGCCAGCGGCTGCAAACCATGGATAACCTACACTATCATTATAAGCAAATGTGCGTAGAATCATATGGGATGCTGGAACAACAACACTGTTACCAGCCAAGTCATTAGCAAAACCTGATGGGTAATAAACTGACATATACTCATTGTTAGTTACTAGTCCATCTTCGCCGTTGTCTTCTGCGGCGGCTGAGTTTTTACTCCATGCTTGGATATTTGCGGCATTGTCTGATAAACGGAACGGCGCATCGCCAATAACGTGTGCTGTTTCCTTTCTATCAACGTTTAGTGTAGTCATATTAGATAGCAGTTCTGGATAACCTGGAGCTGCAATTAAGTTAAACTGACGTTGCTCTTCGCGAATATCTGTATTGGCATCAACTGCTGATTTCATTGCGGCGACAATAACTGCACGTTGTGACTTACGGCCTGCGCTTAATGAACCATTTGAGTTTGTGCCTGACTTATTTGCCCAACGATCTGGATAATAAGTAGCAACAGATTCACTTGACATACGTGGGTTACCTGAAGAATATTTTGCTACTGTTACTTCGTCTGCTCTATATTCTTTTACTGTATAACCACTACGTCTTGTGTTCCATAACATCATACCACGTGGATAGGATGCTGGATCTGGAGCATCTGGATCTAAGAAGTCATCACTTAATAGGTCTGCAATGCTTGATGCGGTTCCAGCACCTGTGCCACTTACTTTAGCGGCGGCTGCTGTTTGCCATCTTGCATCAGCAAACAAAATACCGTTTGATGATGTTTGATCTGTTCCATCAATTAATACCCATACACTTGACTGATAACGATATAACTTTGGATAGTTTTCAAGATCTGAAGTATCAACCCAAAGGTCACCGTTTACAAGTGCTGTAGCATCTGACTGTGTCAAAGGCTCTGCGGCTGCAAAAATTGGACCTGCTGGATCTGTTTGACTTAAATCATAACCACGATAATCTGTGGATACATTTTGATAACCTTTCCATGTTGTGCCATCATGAACCATAATGTCAGCAACAAGTGTTGTATCATACCATAAATCGCCTGCGGCTGGATCTGATGTAGGCACTGTTGCGGATGCTTCATATGTTAATTCTTCCCAGTTTGTGCCAATTAAGTCACCGTTTGGAAGTGTGAATACAGTTGCTAGTGAAGCAGAAATGCCTGCGTCTGCTAGTGGTGTGCCTGATGTTTCACGAAGTACTAAATCGTCACCTTTGGCGTGTACTAATGTAACCGCACCTGAAGTTTCTACTCTTGCGGAAACATCTGTAATTGCGGCGGCGCTAACTGCTGTTAAGAAATCACTTGCGGCTGTGCCACCTAGTACTACAGATGTACCGTTAATTGTAAAGGTTTCTGCGGCAACAAATGTTGGTGAAGTATTTGAACCAGTTACAGCAAGTTCGCCTGAACTCTTACGTCTGTATGGTTTAAATGTGACTTCATCTGCAGAAGCAACGTCGTGGTCAACTATTAGCGTACCTACTGCGATTGTTCTTGGATCTGTGCCACCTCTTCCTGATGTAGCGTCTGTAATGGAATCATAAGCATATACTGTCTTTGATTCCCATAGGCCTGATGTTGATGAGTACACTTTAACAACAATATTATTGCCGTTAGAGCCACCCAGATATCCATCAAGTTTAACCCACATACTGCCTGAAGGTGCTGGAGTTGCCGCACCTGTTTGCCATGTAGGAACTGTAGTGTAACCACTCTCTTGTAGTCTTGGAGCATTAAAAGTGCCTGCTGTAATGCCCATGTCTGCTAAAGCAGTACCTGTCACATTAGCCAATGTAGCTGATGCAGATGCTGTTGCACCATCTGATGCTGACAAACCAATGATGAAAATTTCTAATACACCACCGTTATTGTATGCTTGTACACCGGATATTGCCGCGCTACCACCTGTAAATACGCCATTAATGTCGCTAACAATATCGTCAACACCTGTGCCTGTAAATGTTACAGTACTGCCATTAATACTAAATTCATGACCGATTGTAACAGCACTTGGAGTTACTGAGATTGCTGGAAAACTTGATGCCCATGATGCATTTCTTGTTGCAAGGGCGTGTGCGGATGATGTAATTGCACCGGAACCAACTGCTACCCATGTGTTACTAGTAGTTTTGTAATAAATTGCGTTGTTTGTTGTTGCTGTAACAACTGTGTAATCACCAATTGAACCAAATGAAGCATTTGGAAGATATGATGGGTTACCTGAGTGCTCTGTAGCACAAATTGTAGGTATTGTATATGTAAATGTTTGTGTTGTGGCGTTCCAAACGTGTAAACCCCAAACAGTGTTTGTTAGGTCTAACCAATGTGTGCCATTGACTGGTGTGCCTGTAGGTGCTGTTGCTGAGCCTGTTAATTTACTTAAATCTACATCTGCTCGTAATACATACGCCTGATTGGCAATACCTAGATATGAATATGCGGCTTGTAAACCGTATTCGTTTAATTCATAGCCATGCAACATTGTTCCGGAAGTACTACTATAAAAGTTAGGAGTACCAAATGTTGTTGCTAATTCTAGTTGTGAAGTAAGTAACTGAACCTTACCAGCGTTTGCCGCTGTTGTTCCTGACGCTGTACCTGAACCAGAAGCTTGTAGCTTATCTTGTGCAGTTGCTACTAAAATTAGCGGAACTGTACCTGGATCTGAAGTTACATACGCGGATTCATTGGTTACTGTTACCTCTACACCTGGAGATACTAAAGCCATAATCTTTTTCCTCGTATAAAATTTTAATTAAAATTCTACATCTTTTTATAAGATGTATTGATGCTAGTATTTATTTAGATCTTGTAAAATTAGTGCTATACAGTAACACCCAAAGGGCAATGAAAAGGGTTTGTAAAAATAAATACTGGTATGAAACATAGCGAACGACCGCTGTGTCGTTGTGGTATGCGACCAGTTGCAATAAATTATTATAAAGAAGGTAGGCCACATTATAGATCACAATGTGATAAATGTAATCGTAAAGCAAAGAAGCTTCGAACCACACCCAAAACAAACTGGAAGCAAAGTGGCTACACTAAGAAAAAGTCATGCGAGAAATGTGGCTTTGTAGCGGACCACAGTATTCAACTTGATGTTTACCACTTGGATAGTAATAGAAAGAATAATAATTGGAAGAATTTAAAAACAGTCTGCGCCAATTGTCACAGATTACTATACGCTACTGGAAAAGGATGGAAACAGGGCGATTTAATTCCCGATTTTTAACAGCAATGATATAACTGATTTTTCCAGCGTACTGATATCACTGTAGTTTTCAATAGTATAGTCTACGTCACAACCTACCCATGAATATTCCGAAGCATGAACATTTGGATAAACTGTTGGCATCATTAGTTCGTGCATCGGATCTTCGCGTTCCGCATTGTCCGCAACTGCTGTATTCCACCATTCTGGTTGTTGTCCGCGTTTTACACATACTATTTTGCCGTTTAACTCTCTAATTAATTTAATCTCATTAGGAAAGCGTGTATCTGTAATAATAACGTTGTGTTTAGCAGTGGTTAGTTTCTTTTCTAAACTTAACAACCATATATCGTCATGAAACTGCCTTCGCCATAAGTCTGTGCCACATCTTTGTAAAGCAATGCGTGGAGTAAAGTCGGGCATGTCTAATTTATTTGCCCACCATTCATCTACTGTTTCACGCCATTCTCTGCTTTCCTCTGTATCGCCTTCTAGCAATGCGCGATTCCATTGAAATACAGATGCAAGTGAGTCTTTTAGTGAACTAGCAAAACTTTCCCTAGTCCAATTTTGACTACTATTTTGAATAAGATAATTTGCGACTGTGTCCTTGCCACAGCCTTTGAACCCAACTAAACCAATGATCATATTTTTAACTTTTAGTTATGAAAATGTATGTAAACTATAGCCGCATAAATAACGGCCATTACCGTGACAAATATCACAGTGTCCATCTGTGTCTCTCCTGTGTGTAATATTAACCAATAACAAATGATAGCGGTGTGCCGCCATCTTCAAAGTTTTGTAATTGTGTTGTTAGGTCAGCCATTTCTTGCTGTCCTTCTGCTTTTAACTCACTACCGTTCATGGTAGTACCGCCCTGTGGGCCCGCAAGTGTAGCAAACTTGGAACGTGCTTCACCAAGTATTTGTTTACACATAGCAAGTGTGTAATCCTCTACCCATTTTTTTGTCATGTGGTGCTGGATTAAATTTTCAATTGGTTTTTGGTTATATAACCATAGTAATACACTTTCGCTTTCACCATCAATCTTGCGAATAATTGTAAGTTTTTTAGTAACTGAATCCCAAGTATAGTTTATAAAACCACCAAACATTCTTGCCGCCATTTCTTGATAACCAGAAAATAGTTCATATGTTGCTAAACCACCTACTCTGCCTGCTTGTAGCATATACATATTCATATACCCTGCTTCAAACGGTTCAAAGTTTGATGCTCCTTCGCCACTCGTGCTACCAATTGTTCTTCTAAATATTTGTCTAACTTCTAAAATATTAGCGTCTAAATAATAATCTTGCTTATTTTTTTCTAACGTTAAAAAGCCATATGACTCCTCAACACTGTTAGCACTCATTTGTCTATATCTATTTACAGCATTATCTAATGCTACTTCTAAATGCTCGTTATCTAATTCAACATCGACGATTCTTTCACCTAAACGTAATTTAACATTTGTAAATAATGCATTTTTTAACTTGGTTAATTCTTTTGTTGCCATACATATATTTATTAGATTACCTTAAGTAATATAGTATCAGAGTTTAGCCTCCCAGTAAGTTTAGTGTCAGTAGTAGTTAATTCATCTAAGAATTTACGTAAGGCAACCTTACCGGCGCTCTTAAATGCTTTAAGTGAGTCCTCTGGCTTACGCAATGTCTTTTGTATGCTCAACTTTTCATCAAAGCCCGTGATGGTAGTACCTTTAATGCTTAGTCCTGTACCATCTCTACCCATTCCCTTAGGATCAATATTAGAGGCAAAATACTTGCCAATTTTGCGATTCTTTGTATTGTAAATCCATAGTTCGTTAGCACCGAGAATGTCTTTTGGATCTATGGAAACTAGTTTTAGTTTCTCATCCTGTAGTTTGTATTTGATCTTACTAATTAACTTCTCTTTGCTTGGTGCTTTCTTCTTACGCACCTTACGAGTTGCTTTTTGTATATTAGCATGATGCTCGGCGTCTGCAACAACAGCAGAGTAAAAAGCAAGTAACTTCTTTAACTCTGATTTCTTATAAGGATAGCCTTCCAGTAATTGTGCTTCATCCTCATCGTCTTTATCAACACCGTTAATAACTTTTGTTAAATCCTCTATGTCGCTATCATACATTCTCGAAATAAGACCGGCCGCTTTTCCGGATATGCTATGTGCGTTTAATAATTTAGCAAGACTAAAATCAGTCTTAAAGCCGTTAGCAATCATATCGTCAATCGCACCCTCAATATATTCGCCAGCAAAGTTATTTGCTTTTTCTACCATACGATCTTGAATAGAGATAACTTGAGCCGCTTTTGGCTTTTCCTTTGGTTTATCCTCTTTACCCCACTCTGTAGGCACAGATTCTACAATGTCTTTAATTCGCTTTTTAAGACTGTGAACCAAATTATCCATTGGAGGCGCACCTTTGAGTAGCATACGCGATACTGAGCCTGCTGTAATACCAATTTGCCAATCACTGGCATTCTTAATAGCACTAATCGCATCTGTGTCTACAATCTTTTGCTTCTTCATCCACTCAATAAGGGGTTGCTTACTGTCCTTAGAGGTGTAATGATAATTGTAGAAGTTTAATGCTTGCGTGATTTTAAGATTTATTTGTATTTTTTCATCACCATCCAAGTCCATTAACTCTTCGTCAGTATAGCGATCAATATACTCTTCCCATGATGGTTCGCCAAATGCGCCATCATTCTTTTTCGATACTCGTTTAGCTTTCTTTTTGGTGGCCAATGTTTTACTCCATATTATGAATTTATACCACTAAATAGTATTATATAGACAAATCCGAAAAAAGTCAATAAAATACACTACATAAGTGTTTGATTAATAAGAGTTTTTAAAAAATGCCAAGATTATCACTGTGGAAGCCAACTAAAGGTAACGATTTTAAGTTTATGGACAACAGAGTTCGTGAAATGTTCGTTATAGGTGGAACTGGGATTAATATTCACAAATATTTAGGTCCCGTAAATCAAGGCGATACAAAAAAGGCTGATCAGCCATTATATGAAAACCAATCTGTATCTAACATACAAGATCTGTTATTCATGGAAAACAGAGATCGTAAGTACGAAAAAGATGTTAGTTTTATGAAAGGCATTTACAACGTACAAGATATTGATTTTGATTTGTCACAGTTTGGTTTGTTCCTACAAAACGATACTATATTCATTACTTTCCATTTAAATGATATGGTTGATATTTTGGGCAGAAAGTTAATCAGTGGTGATGTTATTGAGTTGCCACACTTAAAGGATGACTATGCTTTAGAGGACGGCGAAACAGATAAAGTTTATGAAAGTTTAAAAAGATATTACGTAATCCAAGACGGTAGTAGAGCGTCTGAAGGCTTCAGTCAAACATGGTATCCGCACTTATGGCGTGTAAAATGTACACCACTAGTTGATGCACAAGAATATAGAGATATTATTGGTGACATTACAGCGGGAGTAGACGGAACAGATGATACACTAAAAAGCCTGCTTAGTGATTACAGTAAGAATTTAGAAATTAACGATGCCATAGTACAGCAAGCAGAAGCAATGGCACCTTACGTACAAGATGTAGTTGATGGAAGAAGTGGTTATGACACAACACGTTTTTGGATTGCTCCTGCTGAAGAAGACGGATCCATTTTACTAGTAACCGCAGACGAGGGCGAAGTAACAACTGATGCCGGAAAAGAAAGTGCTGATGTATTTTACGGAATGCCTGTTGAGAAAATTGATCACTATTTGTCTGGCGATGGTATACCTCCAAACGGTGCGCCGGTATTAACACTAACAAGTTTCCCTGCTACTCCTGTAAAGGGAGAATACGTATTGCGAGTGGATTACATGCCCAATAGACTGTATATTTTTAACGGCAAGAAGTGGGTATATGTTGAAGATAATGTGCGTATGCAGATTACTAATTATACAGACCGCTACACTTATAAAACTAAAAACTTCAATGACAAAACTTCTATTACATTAGCTGATGGAACAAAACTTGATTCAAAACAAAGTTTATCTAATGTACTACGTGCAAGAGAGGATGAAGAATAATGGATTTCTATTACGACGGTCAGATAAGACGATATATGGCTCAATTTATTCGTCTCTTATCTCACTTTTATGTTGAAACTGGAAAAGATTCAGATGGTAACTCTGCGTTAATAAGAGTTCCAGTAACTTACGGTGATATTTCCCGTCAGGTAGCAAGTATTGTTCGTAAAAATAGTGAGAACGCTCTTAATACAGTTCCACGAGTATCATGCTATATTACAGGCGTACAATATGACCGTGACCGAGTTATGTCTCCATCTCATGTAGACAAAGTTCATATTAAAGAACGCTTTTACGATAAAGACACAGGAACGTATACAGCCGGTCCTGGAGATAGTTATACTATTGAGAGAAGTATGCCAAGTCCGTATAAACTAACAGTAAATGCCGATATATGGACCAGTAATATGGAACAAAAGTTACAACTTACTGAGCAATTATTTTACATGTTTAATCCAAGTTTAGAAATTCAAACAACAGACAACTATGTTGATTGGACTTCTATTTCATACGTAGAGTTAACTGACATCTCATTTAGTAATAGAACAGTTCCAGTAGGAACTGAAGATCAAATTGATATTGCTACACTAACTTTTGAGATTCCTGTTTGGGTTAATCCACCTGCTATTATTAAACGACTTGGTGTTATTTCCAAAGTTGTTATGGGTATATTCGATGGCAGTGGTAACTTAGCAGATAGTGTCCTTGATGAAACAAAACTAATGGGTAGTAGACAATACTTTACGCCGCTAAATTATGGTGTATTGTTACTAAACGGCGAACTAAAAGCATTAAGTGTTGGTGAACCTATTAGTGGTGATACAAAAGAGGATGTTACGTTTGATCATGTTCCTGTAAAATATGGTGTGGATATTCCATGGAAAAAAGTTATTGCACAATTTGGTGATCTTAAAGAAGGCATTAGCCAGGTAAAACTATTAACTAACTTCCAAAACACAACAGGCGGTGTTGATGACTTCTCAGAGATTGTTGGTACAGTAGAATACGATCCGGATGATGATTATGTATTAAACTTTACTGTAGATGCGGATACTATACCAGCAAACACGCAAACGGCTATTAACGCAATTATTAACCCTCTTAAAAATGTACCAGGTGCTGGATTACCAGCTGCAACTACTGGCCAGCGTTATCTAATATTAGAAGATATCGGTGATGCGGATAACACAGACGGCGCTGATGGTTGGAAAGGACCTGCAGGTGTTGGTTTAGTAGCAAATAAGTTTGATATTATTCAATATGACGGAACTGATTGGTCTGTTGACTTTGATGCTAGTGCTAATAATGGAATTCATTATGTATCTAATACAAAAACAGGAATTCAATATAAGTGGACTGGCGCTATAAACGAAGACATGCCAACGAATACTGGAGAGTGGATTAAATCATACGAAGGCGAGTACACTGCTGGCTTATGGTCCATTTTATTATTACCATAACTTCTATCCAATAAGTATTACTATGAAAAAAGTTATTGGTGCTGGTGGTATTTTCTATTGCCGCAGTACAAAGCGTTTCCTATTTTTACTAAGAGATGATACAAAGTATAAAAACAAATGGGGATTTCCTGGCGGTAAAATAGAATCAAACGAAACTATTATTGGCGGTTTGGAAAGAGAAATAAACGAAGAATTAGGAATACAAATAGACATAGAAAAAACTATTCCTATAGAATTATTTACTTCTGACGACGGTAATTTTTGTTATCATACGTTTATATTAATCATCGAAAAAGAATTTATGCCAAATCTTAATAGCGAACATTGTGGGTATGCTTGGGTATCGATGGAAGGATGGCCTGCTCCATTACACCCTGGTGTTTTTTCAACACTAAAATTAGATTCTATAAAAGATAAAATTAAAGTAATAGTAGATACAATTTAAATATCTGCTTCGATAAAAAACTTTTTTAAACTAATTTGTCTTAAATTTCTGTGCCATTTCCACTCGTCTGGCATTTCACCTTCCATGCCTTCTGTAGTTACTCTAATAAACTCTACATCTTTATAAGTGTTAAACACTTTTGACATGTTATTGCGCCAAACTTCATCTCCAGAATTTTCAGTAACTGGAGCATAATGTTTTGATCCTGCGTATACGTTATTATTTGTGGATTTTGAGTTTGGTTGATTATCAAACCCTAATAGATAAATTGTTGTATGTCCGTGAAAACAAGCGAGATATGTTGCTGTTGCGCCGCAGTTCATTCTCGGATCATGCGGAATAAGAGATACATATTCTGGATACTTTAATAAAGAGGTTGCTCTTCCAAAAACTACATTATTTTCTGCGTAACCTTCTTCAACAATATCGTCGACCATTTTATCATTTGTACATACTAAAAAATCAGGGTTCCAATCTCTATATACAGCATTACATCCATAACATTGTGCTTTGTGTTTTCCTAAATGGCCGCCGCCGGAATTGGTAAGAAAACTTAATCTAAACGTACTCATTGACGTGCGGGAAACACCATTGCCGACAACAAACGCATGTTTTTTATGATCACTGTTCGATATCATATTTGGAATCCAATATCTATCTTGGTGTCGTCTACCATTTTTTACAACAATACCAGACACAACATATTCACCATCATAATCTTCTAAATAACGTGCGATTTCTATCTTTGCCAAAGCATAAGCCTCCTGTGTATACTGTATTTATTTTAATAAGAAAAGTAAGGGGGACTTTCGTCCCCCTCACTGTACAACTTAATAATGTAAGTTAAACTTATTAATATAACAACTTATAGTCTACCTACAACTACCTCGATAATACCTGAAACACCGTTAAAGTCTTCAAGTGCTTTACCAATTACTGATCCTAAACGTGGATTTGCTTCTGCTTTTGCGTAACCTTCGCCTGCGGAAACTAGCATGTCACCTTTACGGATTGTGCCTGTTACCTTAACAGGTACACGACCTGTTAGTGCTACTGCTACGTTTGTACCCTCTAGACCGTCGTTCATTAAGAAACCTGGGTTTGTGGATACTACACCTGCAATACGTGAATCCATGGACTCAGTAGACATTGTTACTTCTGCGTCGCCGCCGAAGGAAACAACAGTACCTGGCTCATAGATTGTGTCACTTGTGTAACGTTCTGCCAAGTCAGCATATTGTGCTGATGTTGCTGTACCTTGGAAAGTGCCTGATGAAAGAACCAAACCAGTTCCATCCATATAAGCAATTTGGCTTCCTGCTACGTCAAAGCGGATTACGTCCTCGTCTGAAGACTCTTCTACTTGGATCTTGGTGTCACCGTCAGCATCTTCTAAACGTGTAATAGTTTGTGTTGTAGTAAATTCACGAATTTCAATTGCATCGCCAGTGGCTGGTGCCTCTGTAAATGTAATTGTTGTTCCTGAAATAGCGTAAGCGGCTGTTGGTAATTGTACAACACCGTTTACAGTTACTAAACAACTATTAGTTGTTAGATCAGCGTTTAAGCCTGTGAATGCAGTTGTGCTACCATCACCTGTGTATGTTTCACTTTGTACAATTGTGAACTCTGTTGTTGTTTGTTTCCACTCTGTACCATTGTAGAATTCAAATACGTTGTCATCTGAGTGATAACGCATCATACCTGCTACTGGTGAACCTGGACGCTGTACTGTTGTACCTTTTGGTAACAAGAATGATTCTGTTGAAGCACTCATGTCAAGTACTGTACCTGCGTTAGGTGTTGCGGTTAATAAACCAACTGAGTCTACACTTGCATCAACATAAAACATATTAGCACTGTTTACAGATTCAATACGGAAGTCGTTGTCACCTGCACTCTCGTTAAAGACTGCGGCGTCATCAACACCGAATGTTGTGCCATCATATGTGATGTTTGCTTCTGCTTGTACTGCTGATGTACCATTACCTGTTAGTAGGCTGTTGGATGTTAAAGTTGCGGCACCTGTACCACCGTACTGTACGCCAATAACGTCAGCATTCCATGTACCTGAAGTAATTGTACCTACAGTTGCTAGTGAACTTGCTGATGTAACGTTGTTCAATGTATCAAGTGCTGTTTCGAAGTATGTCTCGAAATCTGTTAATGCTACTTGAACCATTGTACCGTTGTCGTTAACAACTACACGATCTGCGTCTGCTAATGTTGTTGATGTTGCAGCTGTATCACCGTCAACAATGTTTAGTTCTGCTGTTGTTGATGTGATATCATCTAGTACGTTAATTTCGGCGGCAGTTGCTGTCAAACCTAATGTTACCAACTGAGCGGCGGCATTAGCGTCATCTAGAAGTGCTTTACCGGCTGCTGTTAGGTCATATACTGCGGCTGTTCCGGAACCAGTAAACTGGATACCTTTATCGGCTGCTGAAGTTAGACCTGCGATAGCGGCTAGTTCTGCGTCATATGCTTGTACATCTGTACCAATGGTTAAACCTAGTGATGTTCGTGCTGTTGCTCCTGTTTCTGCTACCCAGTTAGAACCATCACCTACGATGATGTTGCTATCTGTTGGAGTTAGAGCTGCGATATCGTCTAGTTGGGCATCCCATGCCTGTACATCTGAACCAATTGCTACACCCATTGTTGTACGTTGGGCGGCGGCGTTAGCGTCGTCTAACAACGCTTTACCTGCGGATGTTAAGTCATATGTTGCGGCTGTGCCGGAACCAGTAAACTGGATACCTTTATCAGCAGCTGATGTTAGGCCTGCGATTGCGGCTAACTCTGCATCATATGCCTGTACATCTGAACCAATTGCTACACCAAGTGATGTTCTTGCTGTTGCGCCTGACTCTGCTACCCAGTTAGTACCGTCACCAACAATAATGTTGCCGTCAGTTACTGCTAGAGCTGCGATATCATCCAACTGTGCATCCCATGCTTGTACATTTGTACCGATTGTTACACCAAGTGATGCTCTTGCTGTTGCACCTGACTCTGCTACCCATTTAGTGCCATCACCAACGATGATGTTACCATCTGTTACTGCTAGAGCTGCGATGTCATCTAACTGTGCATCCCATGCCTGTACGTTTGTACCAATTGTTAGGCCTAAGTTATCACGGGCGTCAGATGCATTTGATGCGCCTGTACCACCATGTGCTACGCCAACATCTGTTGCTTCCCAAACACCAGTTCCAATTGTACCAGTTGTTGTTAAGCCAGTCATTGTTGTGATGCTGTTTTGTGTTGCAGTTGCAATAGTACCTTCGATGCTACCAAAGATTACGTCACCTGCTGTACCAGCTGCTACTTCACTAGTGATTGTTGCATCTGGAATAAATGTAAACTTGCTTGCGGAATCATCGTAACCGAAGAAACCAACTTTTGCTGTTACACCGTTGTGCCATTTAAATTCAACACCGCGGTCTTTGTCATCATCTAAACCAGCTGTATCACCACCCAATGTCATAATTGGATCGTCGAGTGTTGTAACTGTAGAGTTAACTGTTGTTGTTGTACCGTTAACTGTTAAGTCACCAGTAATAATAACGTCACCTGCGCCACCGTTGGCACTAAGTGTAATATTACCACTACCGTTTGTAATGCTTGAACCATCTAATGTTAAATCATCAACTACCAATGATGTCAAGCCAGTAACGTCTGCATCAAGTGCATAAGATATTTGATTATCTGTAGCCACTGATGTAATGTTTGCACCACCATCAAATGTTAGTGTATCTGTGCCAACTGTTACTGTGTCTGTGCCAGAGTCACCAGCAATGTCCAGTGCGGATGCACCGACCTGGTCGTCAACGTATGCTTTGATAGATTGTTGTGTTGCTAATGATGTTGCACTATCGCTTGCCATATTGTCTTCGTCTAGGATTGCTGTGACTGTTGCACCTGAAGCAAGTGTTAAGTCTTGTGCAATTACGACTGAACCGTCGGCTGCGATTGTAAACTTATCTGTACCATCGCTAATTTCGACAGTTATTAAGTTTGCTGTTTGTGAGCCTACACCTTTAACTGCTAGTGTAATCTCATCTGTTGTATCACCGGTAATTGTTGCGCCGGCGGCTACTACCAACTGATCGTTGGCTGTTAATGTTGTAAATGTACCAGCTGCTGGTGTTACTCCACCAATTACTGAACTGTTTACTGTACCACCACTAATTGTTAGGTCATTGTCAACGTATGCATCAGCAATTGATGTACCGTTCCATGTACCTGAAGTGATTGTACCTACTGTTGCTAGTGAACTTGCTGATGTTACATTGTTTAGTGTATCTAGTGCAGATTCAAAGTAAACTTCGAAGTCTGTTAGAGCCACTTGTACCATTGTACCGCCATCGTTTACTACAACACGATCTGCATCAGCAAGTGTTGTTGATGTTGCGGCTGTGTCGCCGTCTACGATATTCAACTCTGCTGTTGTTGAAGCGATATCATCTAAAGTATTAAGTTCAGCGGCTGTTGCTGTTAAGCCTAGTGTTACTAATTGAGCGGCTGCGTTTGCATCATCAAGTAGTGCTTTACCTGCGGCTGTTAAGTCGTAAGTTGCGGCTGTACCTGAGCCTGTAAATTGAATACCTTTGTCGGCAGCTGATGTTAAACCAGCAATAGCTGCTAGTTCTGCATCATATGCTTGTACGTCTGTACCAATTGCTACACCAAGTGATGTTCTTGCTGTTGCACCTGTCTCTGCTACCCAGTTAGTGCCATCACCAACGATGATGTTGCTATCTGTTGGGGTTAGAGCTGCAATGTCGTCTAATTGAGCATCCCATGCTTGTACGTTTGAGCCAATTGCTACACCAAGTGATGTTCTTGCTGTTGCACCTGATTCAGCAACCCAGTTAGAACCATCACCTACGATAATGTTACCGTCTGTTACGGCTAGAGCTGCGATATCATCTAATTGAGCGTCCCATGCTTGTACGTCTGAGCCAATAGCAACGCCTAGGTTTGTTCGTGCGCCTGAAGCGGTTGAACTACCTGTACCACCGTGTGATACGCCAACGTCTGTTGCTTCCCAAGTACCTGTACCAATGGTGCCAGTTGTTGTTAAACCAGTCATTGTTGTAACGCTGTTTTGCGTTGCAGTTGACAATGTACCTGCGATATTTACTGCTGTAATATCAGCAACTTGAATGTCAGCATATGCTGATACTGTGACGTTACCTGCTGTGCCACCAGTTTCTGTTGTTGTAATAGCGACAAACTCATCTGCAGATTCATCCCAGATGAAACCTACGTTTGCGTCGTCACCACGCTCTACAACGAAACCAGCGTCTGCTGTAGCGGACCCAGTTGCGTTTGCACTGAATACTAATAGAGGATCTTCAATAGACATGTTTGTGGTATCAACTGTTGTTGTTGTACCGTTAACTGTTAGGTTACCTGATACAGTTAAGTTGGATCCGTATGTTAAGTCGTCTGCCAATTTACTACCGACAATTGCGGCATCGGCTGCGATCTTAACGTTGGTTACGGCACCATCTGATAACTGATCGGTATCTATTCTAGTTAAAGCCATTTATTATTTCTCCATTCCTGTTTAAAGTCTTCCTTCAGAAGACTATCATATACCATATATACATATTGTGGAATGATCTCGTCTGCCAATGACAGACAATTCCTTCATATTTCATCTCGAAAAAATATATAAAGGTCATCTATATGCTCGAGCATATATAGTATGCGAGTATTTAAATGTATTTTTGATGATTTAGTGTTAGCACATAATCGCTACTTAAAGTGCCTAGAATAACTATTTTGCCTAATAAAAATAGTTATAGTAGCATATTATTTTTAAAATAAATCCGCGGATATATCAAAAACGCACGTTGAACTAGACCCTTCTCTGAAGCGTTTTATAAACTTATCTTGTAAATTAATGTGTGATCCATATTGAAATACTAAGCGTTCCATTTGAAAGCAATTGCTGAGCCAAAAATATGTATTATGTTTGCCTTCTGTATGCTTTAATAGTTGTTCAATATGCTTGTTATTAAAGAGATCTAATTGTTTATACTCTACATTTAAACTTAAAAACTTATTCCAATACTGTTTTAAATCTTCTTGTGTAATATTATTTTCACTAATATATTTTTCAATTGTGCGATCTCCATCTTGTATTCCTACTAAGTTTGGATTTGCGTCTATAAACTTATTTGTTACTTGTTTAAAAGATTCTACTTCGCCGTCCCAGTTGTTTCTTAAATATTGTTGCCATTTTATTGCCGCAGGACTAATATCAAACATTAGTACAGTTGTATCATCTGTAAAATAATCTTGTCCTAATAAAATATAAGTTTTTAATCCGCCACAGACTCCCATATAGTTGTCAAACTTATTTTCAATCTTATGTGATGTATTAACTTCTTCTGTGTTTATAATATAGTAACCATCTTTTAAATTTCTTGCGGCTTCACGCAGTTCAAACGCAAACGGTTCTATCTTTTTAGGAACAGGATAATCCAAGTTTTCCATTAATTGTTCTACTTCGCTATAGTAAGTTTCAGGATAACAAAATGCTTTTAGTGTTTCTATCTTGTTAGAAAATGTTTTTGTTGGTCTATTGCTTACATATGAATCTAGTATAGATTTGCTATACCAATCACCGTAGAAGTTTGCTTCGAAACGTAACTGTGCTTCTACCGGATCTACTTCAAGTAATTTACAATTAATTAGAAACCAGTTTTCGTTTCCCATTACTGCTTCGGTAGATTCTTCTATACACTGATCAAAAATTGATCTGTCCCAAAACACATGCCCCGCTTTTATAACAAAAATATAATCTTCGTCTGCAATAGTAATAGGATCTGTGTCGTCTTGTGAGTGTATAGGATATCTTTGCTGAACACAAAATTCTGTAAAGTCAAACAATCTATCAGCAATCTGCTCGCAATTCTTATCTGTATTTTTAAGTAATATTAATTTGATTTTCACGGCACACTTAATTTTGAATAATACCTAGGTTAACTGTTTGTTGTGCTATTTACATTAACTTATATAAAGTTTGCCCAAGATCCGTTCTCGTATCCTTGAAATTTATTATCTGTAGTATTGTAAATATTCATTCCATTGGCGGCAGTTAATGCATTTCGTTCTGTTGTTGTCATACTTGCTACTTGTACTGCATTAGCAAAAACTGTAGCACTAGAAGTCATTGTAGCAACTTCTGTGCCGGCTGTTGCAAATCGAATAGTATCTTCGTCAGTAGTTGCTTCAACTCTTACTTGAGTATCATTGTCTGCATCTCTAATTAATGTTTGTACACTTGCAAGTGCTGTGCTAAAAATTCTTGCCTCAACAACATCATTTAAATGAATTTCTTCAACCATAGTAAGTGTTGTGCCACTTACACTGTATGCTGTTGTTGGCTGTTGTAACGCACCGTTAATGCTAACAATAGTATTATTGGTTGTTGCTGAAGTACTTAAAGTAAACGTAGTAGTTGATCCATCACCTGTAAATGTATCACTTGTTACTAACGCATAGTTAGAACTTTCTAAAAATACCCAATCACTACCGTTATAGTATTCTAGTTTATTTTCTGTGCTGTTATAGCGGAAGTCACCTGCTGATGGTGAACCAGGACGTTCTAATGTAGTACCACTAGGGGGTAGCATTGAGTTAGTTCCTACTACTACTAACTGCCCTGTGCCATCCGGATCAATTTGTATGTCACCATTTGTAGTACCTGTTGACATTACATTTGTTGAGAATATAAAGTCTCCTGTATCACCACCTACGCCGAAGTCGCCTGTATATCTTGCGCCACTAATGTAAACACTCTTGCCTGTAAAACTTACACCATTAGGTAAGTTATCTCCAACAAAGTGTAATACGCCACTTTGGTAATCAAAGAACCATTCGTCATCATTACCGGAACCTGTAGCAAATACTTGTGTGCCACTTGCGGCGGCGTTCCCTGCATCAGATGCAGTATGTATATAAACTTTTACTTGATATGTTGAGCCAATCTCAGGTGATATCCAATCTGTTAATGTTGTTTTCCAAGTTCTGTTCGCTGTTGATGTGATATCTTGCGTACACTCCTGCGGTGCGGCTGTTGTATAAACAGTAACAACACCAGCACTTGAGCCTGGTATTGAGGAAGGAATGCTTGATGCGTTCTTCCAAACTTTGTCACCGCGTAGCAATAGCGGACTTGCTATGGCTTCGTTAGGAGCCTTTTTAAGTGCGTTTGTATCTGTTTTGGTGGCGCCGTATCCTAACTTTTTCCAAAGGTAGTCGACTTTCTGGTTATCTGAAACTGCCATTATGCCGCCTCCCCTACGCTAAGTGCGGTTACTGATTCGCCACTTGCTAACGCTATTCTTACCAACACTACATTACCTGTAGCGTTTGACATGTTCTCTGCACCAAGTGTCATTGTATAACCACCACTTAGTGAAACACCTGTTGCAATTCTATCACCTGATGTAAACGCGCAACCATCACTACCGTTACCGCCGTTGCCTACATCACTACCTGGAACACCACTACCACCATATGTTGTGCTTGAATCTATCCAACCGTTGAGTCCACTAGCACTATCAATAGCAGTGCCTGGTGCGGCAATCCATAAGCCACTTATTCCTGAACTTGATGTAATGTTAATATCAAAGTTAGCAACAACTTGTCTACGGAAAGCAAATGTAAAATATTGTGTTCCAGTGTCGCTACTGCGATCAGGTCCGACTGGTAGGAAGCCTGTACTGTAATCTGTTACGTCATACTCTAAAACACCAAGTCTAATTGTTGCTTCTTTTGTTCCACTAACACCCGGGTCACTTGACTCAGTATAAAGGCTGCTAGTGTAAAAGTTTGTTGCGCCATTAAACGTTGGCGTGTCGGTAGTCTCTGCTAAAAATGCTGTGCTTCGAATACCATCGTCTGTATATGTTCCATTACCTAAACTGTCTGCTACAGCAATAACAAGTTCATTAATGCCTGATTGTGAGGCAGTATGGACGTTAATATCTGTTGCTGTAACTTCAGAGTAACTACTTTTTCCGTTACAGTTAGATGCTCTAACTTTTACTCTGTCTACAGTTCTTACACTACTTGATGTTATAGGTACGGATAATGTTCCTATTGTGTAAGGTGAGGCAACACCTGTGTCAGTGTTTGGAATGCCGCCTGTTAGCATTGAACTAGCACCATCAATCTGTGCGTATGTAAAGTTTGTATTACTTGTGCCTGCACTTGATGTACCTTCTTGGTTTGTTCCGTTATCTACTTCAACAATAGAGCCTGTGTCTCTATAAGCCTGCCCTGTTAAATTACTGATCTGTACACCAGTTAGGTTAAGTGTTGGGCTTCCTGTGTTGTAGTATGGAATACCTGAGATATATCGTTTTGTGCCAGCAGTTCCTTCTGATAATGTGCCTACACTGGAAATAGTCGGTGATGCTGTGACATCATCGTATACAACAGAAACATAATTTGTGTTACCTGTTGCGCTATGTTCTAATCTTTCGTCGTTTACACCAACAGAGTAACTGCCAAGTGATTGTGTAATCTTAGCATCAAATGTTTGGTAAAAACCTGTTGGGTATGTTGCTGAACTAATTGTGTCATTCGCGTCGCGTTGGTCACTTACAACAAGTGAAGTAAATGTTCCGTTTTCGTTTAGTGCTGAGGTAAATGTTTTGTTACCACTATCAACACCGTTAATACTTGCTGTTAATGTTCCGCTTAATCCATTATACGCATTAGCAACTGTGCTTGTATCAATTGTGCCACTTGTATAACGTCTTGCTGTCGTTGTTGTTAATGACGCGCCAGCAACCAATGGACTTGTAGCACTATTGTCTGTAAACCCAGCGCAAAGTTTTGGGCTTGTTCCTTGATACGAGTCACTTAGTGTAATAGACTTTGTGCTTAAATCAGCAGGAGCAGATGGTGTTGCATTCATTGTAAATGTAATGCTTGTATCAACATCTGTTTGTGCTGTAATGTCCGGAGTACCATTCGCAGTGAATGACAAGTTATAGCTGCCTGTTGATTCGCCTGTATAGTCGTGATCCAATGTTGCTCCAATTGAACCTGCGCTCACACCATCCTCTGTTGGAGAATCTGAATCTCCGTCTGCCCACGTATAAACATAATCGTCTGCGTTTTGCGAAGTGTTTGTTGCTCTTACTAATGCTCTGTTATTTCCACTATAGTCTGTGTAATCGTAAATGTCATATTGATTATCACCGGATCTATCGCTTACTGTTACTGCTGTAGCCGCAATGTTTGCTCTAACATCGGGTTCAACATGAACTGTAAAGTTGGAACTAATAAATGGGCTACTTGAGTGGTTACTAATAACTCTTAAGTTACCAGTATAATCTACTGGTGTTCCAGATGCTTGATTTCCAGAACTTAGTGCAAATGTGTGAGCAATGGTGTTACCTGTGTCACCACTTCCGCCTGTGCCGACATTTACTGTTGTATTTGAAGTGCCGTCACCCCACTGATATTGGTATTGTATACCATATGTTGCGTAACTGCCAATTGTACTTTCAGTAGTGTTAGTAAAAGTAATTGGTAATCCGCTTGTGCCTTCTTCGTTAATACCAGTTGTTCCACTTAATGTAACAGTTGGAGTATGGTCATCGTAAATTTTATAAGCAGTGTCATCATCTGTTGGAATAACACTTGGGTCTGCTGTATTATGCGAGTCAAGTGTCAAACTAACTGTTCTTGTTTGTTCTTGTTCGGTACTGGTAGTGAACGTGTGTGCTAGTCTTGCGCCGGCACTGCCTCCTGCATCACTGTCTGTATTGATAACATCATCACTACTTCCGTCACCCCAATCCCAAGTGTATTGTATTGTGGCGCCACCGATGTTTGTTGTGTCGTTTTCAAAGTATACTGTATCGCCGTCGTCCCAATATGTAATTGGACTACCACCGCTAGCGGCAGTATATGCGGCAAATGTTACTACTGGGTTAGCAGTGTAAATAATAATATAACTTGCTCTTACTTTTGTTGCTTCGCTACCTGTTCCACAACCACTGTTGTTATATGCTCTAACCTCTACATCAAATGGCGAGCCAACATTAGAGTTATATGTATGCGTTGGTGTGCTATCACTTGTTCCAGTTGTTGTATTACCGTCACCCCAAGTAATATCATATCTGTTAGCATTACCTGTTGCGGTAATAGTTAGCGTTACAACAAGCCCAGCACCGCCTACTGTTTGGTCAGCAGTAAAGTCTACTTCTTTAACAAACGTATTATTGCGAATATTTTCAACTACTTCATTTAAATCATCTATAGCATCTGTTACAAAGGTGGATCCGGTCCAACCTAAATACGCACTACATGTTGTTAAACTACCATCAGTGGGAGTTCCTAACGTAATACTACCACCGCTGGATCCGCCAATTTGTGCATCAACATATGCTTTTGTTGCGGCGTCTTGTGCTAATACAGGATCAAGAACATTTTGAATGTTCTTACTTGATACTTGTATTTGACCGGCGCCATTGGCATTTAATATTAAATTACCATCTGTATTTGTTGTAGTAATAGTGTTGGTATCAAGTTCGATATTACCAACTTGCAGGTCGCCTGAAATGTCTAACGAATAACCCGGCGTGTTTTGATTAATACCAATGCGTGAATTTGTTACATCGAGATATAATAAATCCGTTTCAAATGCTAAGTCAGTACCTTGCCTGACCAAATTTGGTTGTAACATTGGTCCCGAGACGCGACCTATACCCATACTATTCTCCGTTTAAAATTACTTTATACTAGTATTTATATAAGAGTTTAAAATATTAAACAGTGTCAAATCCGCTTAATGCTACAATAACATGTGCGTTAGGTGGGGCAGATGTAAATGTAACTGTTGTTCCTGATACTGTATATGCAGTTGTTGCTTCTTGAAAAATATTATTAATAAAAATAAGAACATTTTCTTCTGAATCTGGAGTTGATGATAACATATTGAAAGCAGTTGTTGAACCATCACCTGTGTCTGTATCTTTAGTAATAGTAGCAGTTCCTGGAATTCTAATAGGTTGCCAAAAATTAACAACATCATATGTTTCTAATGAATTAAGTAGTGTATTAAATCTTATATCACCTGGATTTGGTGTACCAGGACGTTCAAGGGTAGTACCTGCAGGAAGACCGACAGCGTCTTGTCTACCGAAGTTAACTTTATTATGAGTAAAGTATTGTGGTTGTGAAGCGTCAAAAGGCATTTTACAATCCTATGTAGTTAACAAATACGTTTACTGGAACTAATGCTGGTGTACCAGACCATGTTGGTGATGTATTACTTGCGTCAAACAATGTAACTTCAAATGAATCACCAGTTGATAGCAACCATTTATTACCAATAAACCCTGTTATTGTATTAACATGAATGTTTGACCCAGGATACAATGAGTTTGCATAACCTGTTGTCACTAAACTTGAAGAATATAGTAAGTTATCAATGGAGTTTGAATCACCACTTGGAATTAAATTTAAACTCCATTCAAAAAGTGATCCAGTATGTGAGTCTGTATTAAAGATAATAATATCAGTAACAGCGATGTCACTTGCCGCTGTAATAACTGCCGTTGCTGTTGTATTTGCTAAATTTGCGATTGCTATTGCCATAATTATATTTATCCGCCGAATACTAATGAGTAAGCAATTGATTTGCTTTTACTAATAAACTCACCAGTTGTTGTATTATTAACAAAATATAAACCTGTGCCGCCACCACTTGGTGTTTTAGAATAAATCTTATTCACTGTCGCTGTTGCACTTGGATCACTGCCTTGATCTGTAAAGTCTAACTGTACTGAAACTCCTGTTTCTTTTGCTAAAATAATATTACCAACACCATTTGGTGTTAATGTAATGTTGCCATCTACATTAGATGAAATAATATCATTGCCGTTAATGTTAATGTTATCAACATTAAGTTCGCCTAAAATACTTACAACGTTTGTAGTATAGTTTACAGTAAAGTTACTATTACCACCTAATCCTGCACCTGTGTTGTATTGTACATCGTATTGTGCGCCACCTGCCGCTGATGATGTCGCAATTGCGTCTGCATAAGCTTTTACTGCGGCTGATGTTGGAAGAGATGTGTCATTGTCGTTAGCGGCAATTGTTTCTGCTTCTGTAATAATATCCGTAACAGTAACACCGTCTAATTCTAACGCGTCCATTGAAACGTTTGCTACTAGGTCTGCTGTGCTTGCGCCTACTTTAAAGTTCCACTTATCTGTTGTTTCGTCCCAAATAAGTGTAGCGTCATCTACACTACCACGATCTACAGTAATACCTGCAGATCCTAATGTTACACCTGCACCGGCTTCGCCTTGGTTAAGAACAATATTATTATCTGTGACAGACATATTAGCAGAGTCAACTGTTGTAGTTGTACCTGTTACAACAAAGTTACCTATAACGTTAACTTCTGATGCTGTAATGTTTACTTCGTTCGCGCCAACGTCAATATTATAATCGCTGTTGACAATTAGATTCTGTGCCATATTTTGTGTTTTCCATTGTTACTTCTAATGTTACTATTATTTATACATTTTTACAATAGAAAAAGGGTCAGACGTCTGACCCTTTTCCATAAAATATAAAATAACTATCTTAGTTATTATCTAATTGTACTGAATCATTTAATACTGCTGAATCAAATGACCACTTTTGTGATGTGCCGTCAGTAAATTCATGACCACCTGCACCATACTGTGTTAAAGTTGCTTTGCGAGCAGAAATCTTTGTTACATAGTATGTCTTACCAGATGAGTCCGTAGCACTCATCATCATTTCTCCAGCTGCGCTTGGTGTAGCTGCAACTAGTTTACATGTGCCTGTGCCGTCTGAGTTTGTAACTTTGAAGCGTCTTGCGGCTACTTGTTTAACAATATCGCCGTCTGTTTGATTGCTACCGCCATCAACATATGATGAAAATGCGATTGCGTTAACACCAGATGTGGTTAATGTGGCTGTTGCTGTGGCGTCTCCGTTACCTTCTCCTGTTAAGTCAATAGTTGGTGCTGATGTATAGCCTGAACCTGCATTAGTAATTGATATTGAATTAACTGTGCCGTCGGCACCATCATCAACAACAACACCAGTTGCAGTAACACCGCCTGGAAGTTGAGGTGCGCTGAAAACTACTGCATCACCGTCTGTATAGCCTGTACCAGCGCCTGTGACTGTTACTGAAGCAACGCCTTCGCCGCCTAGTCCTGAATCATTTGTATTACCAAAATATTTTTTGTTTAATGGTCTACCCATTTTATTTCTCCTTTTAGAAGTCCGTTGCGGGTTCTATCCGCTACGAGGAGGGTTAGTCCCCATAAACTTACTACCCATTAGTAAGCAGTATTATTTAGTCAAGAAAAACCCCCCAAATAACGGGGGGTTATCTTTACAAAAAGTTCTAAACCTTATACAAATGATAGGTTTGAGATGTTGATTTTTTGTAGGTAGTCGCCAGCATTACCTAGTGATGATGCTGTGTTTGTTAGTGCAACATAACCATAACGTGTCATGAAGCCTACGACTGGCTCGAATGTATCAGGATCTAATACTGTACCTGATGACATTAGAGGAATGTATGGGCAATAGAAAGCGGCTGCGTCTGCTTCGCTTGAACCCTTATAACCTACTAGTACTGAATCGTTTGTACCTTGGTATGTATCAACGTAAACTTTCATTGCACCGTTTAGTGTGCCAACCATCTTTTGGTTAACTGGTGCTTCAAATGAACCTTCTGTTGTACGAGCAAATGCACTTGTTGAAGCAGATTGAATTGCTGTTAGTGCGTCTGTACCTACAACTGCCCAGTTACCGGCACCACGACGTGTGCGTTGTGCGATAGCGTTGGCTGCGCGGTTCATTGTTACTGCCAATGCGGCGTGTTCGTCACCAACGTATGTTGCTGTACCTGAAACGCCTGTTTGGTCGAATGTGAAGTCTGTTGATGCGATACCACGTAGTGAACGTAGAATCTCTTGATCAATTTCAGCTGTAATCTCTTGTGCTAGTGCTGACATGATTTCTGCTTCCATGTCAATACCGTGCATTGAGTTAGCATCTTGAGCAGCTTCGAAAGTCCAACGTGCTGATAGCTTACGTGTCTTTGCTTCTACTGGTTGCTTCAAGATTTGAATGCTTAGTCTGTTACCTGCTGAGCCTTCATTAGCTGCTGTTGCGCCTGCTGTATCAGCTGAAGCAACGTTGCCTGAGTAACCTTCAGCAACTTTGAATGGGCTTAATGCCTCTTCGCCTGCTGTTGTGTTACCACCTGCACTGCCTGTGAATGCGTCTGCGTAACGTACTCTCAATGTGTGGATTTGGCCCACTGGACCTGCCATTGGTTGAACGCCAACGATTTCGTTAGCAATTACTGATGGCATTACACGGCGGATTACTGGTAAAATTACTCTGTTAAGTGTTGCAACATTACCTGATGTTGATGCGCCGGCTGTTGCAGCTTCTGCTAGATAACTTTTTGTATTTTCTAGAGTTACTGCCATTGTACTACGAGCTGAACCTGAAAGACCCTCTAAAAGTGCGTCTTTGGTTTCGCTCCAGTTTTCATTTAATAGTTCTGACATTTTAGTCTCCTAAACTCCTTAATTATAAATTTATAATCCTGCTAACTTCTTCAAGTCAACAATGTTAGATGTAGATGCTTGTTGCTCTGTTGCACGTTCTTCCGTAACAACTTCGCGGTCACCAGTTACTTCTTTCTTTGCTGTACCTTCTGTAAGTTTGCGTTTAATACCATTACCATCGCCATTAATAACCGCTGGTAGGTATTTGTCAAAAGATGCTTTAAGTTTCTCAGTTTGAACTGATTCAAGTAAACTTTCCATTACGTCTTTCTTCTCTTTCGCCAATGGTGAAAGTAGTTGTGAAAGAACGTCTTTTCTGCTTGCTTGGTCGTTCATAATATTGATTTCACTCATTTTTGCCTCTACGAGTGCATCCTTTTCTTCAATTGTTTTATTGGCTTCAGCCAACACCTCTTCCATCTCTGAAAGTTCTTTGCTTAGCTTAGCTACTTCTGTATTCTCATTCAAATATGAATGGGCATACTCCGCGGCATATGCTTCAAATAATTGACGTCCAAAATTGTTCTCACGAGCAATCTGGATATCTTCTTTAAGTTGTGACATCTCACCCTTAATAGTTTTAGTGACAGTCTCTTCAACCATCTTAGCACTACGCTCAATGAATGTTTTCTTAAGTTCGGCTAGTTTTGCTTTTGCTTCTGCTACTAGTCTTACTTTTGTTTCAACTACGTCTTTTTTGTCTTCGTTGAATTCAACAATCTCTTCGCTTAATGCTTTGATTACGAAATCTTCTAGTTTCTGAATTGTTTGAGCCTGTGTGCCTCTATCAGCACGGAACTCGCCCATTTCAGATGCTAGATTCTCTGTTACGAACTTGCTTAGAATATCGGCATGCTCTGTTACTGCTGTCTTGTATGCTACTCGCTCAGCTAGTAATGCTTGCTTATCTTCTACAAATTCGTTGATTTCTTGTTTTAGAGAATCTGTAACCATTGTATCTAGGGCTTCGACAATCGCCTCTTTATCGTGTTCATATCTTTGTGCAAATTCTTCGCGCAACTCAGCCTTGTTTTGCTCAGTGGCTTCTGCCAACTTTGCATCCCAAGCTTCTGTTAGTTCTGCTTGAACTTCTTCAGAGATAATGTTATTTTCGATAAGTGGTTTAAATACGTCTAACATAATGTTCTCCTAAATTTTTATGTCCTTTATGAGGCGTAAAATACTTTCTTTTAGGTATTTTTGCGCCTTTTGATTCTCACGTACTTCAGCAGCTGCCTCAAGCACTCTATGCCCGCCTCTCATGTTTAAGAGACCTTCATAAATTGCTGTTGGATATGCGTCTGGAGCACTGGGTTGTGCTACTATATCAATAGTAACGATTTCAAAATCTGAAACGTCTCCAGAGGTTTCACGAACATTGCCGCTTCCTCTGGATGAAACTCCTAATTTAACACCTGACTCTAGCATCGTTTTAACTAAGTTACCCATTGGTGTTGGCAGGACTTTAAGTTTACCATAACCGTTTGGGCCATCCATCCACATTTCTGAAACCATGTGGGAAACACGATCTAAGTTAATCTTAAGATCGTCTGGATGGTCAACTTCGCCTAGAACAGAGTTACCTTGATTGATTTGCTCATTCAAACTTGATACCGCCGTTTGGATTTCATCAACAGGATATACACGTTTATTAGCGTTCTTTACACCACCTTGGATGCAAATACCCTTCATGTATAAATTCTTGCCTTCTGAATCGGTCTCAGTTACAATACGAGCTTGGTCAAATGTCAAGTGTTCTCTTAGATAAGTCATTTCGTTTACCTGTTAAACCTTCTTCATGTCTGGTTCTGTAGTCATGTCCATATCGTCTGCCTTTGGAGCAGGGGCACTCTTACCTTCGCCTGATGACATTGCACCTGGTTCATGAGCATCATTGCTTGCCTTACCACCTGATGCAACTGGTGATGAACCTTCACTTGCGCCGCCTGTTGGGGCAGGCACTGGCTTTAGTTCAGCAGCTTCAGCAACTACTTCTTCTGACTCTTCTAAATCTTCGTCTGACTCAACGGATTCTTCCATTTCGTCTTCCATGTCGTCCATGTCAGCTTCTTCTTCAGCATCATCGCCTTCAACGCTTGACATTAACTTGTCGAATTCTGCTTGAAGTTCATCAAATGCAGATTCTAAATCACTGATTCTTTCGTCGGTTTCTTCGTCGGCTTCTTCTTCGTCACCTTCGTAGTCACCTTCATCTTCCATGTCCATAGCGTCGTCAAGTTCTTCACTTGCGTCTTCTAGAGACATACCTTCTTCGTCGCCTTCAATATCACTAACAAAATCTTCTACTTCCTCGTCTGAGATTGCTTCTTCAACTTCTTCAATCTCTTCTTCGATAGCATCAAGATCTTGTTCATCAATTAAGCCTTCATAAATTTCACGTGACTTTTCAACAACAACTTCGTGGAAAAGTTCGCGAGCTTTATCTTGCTCTTCGTTGATGATGTAATCTAGCAACTGTTCAAATTTATTACTCATAGCGAAATCACTCCTTTTATATATAAAAGTTACAAAATATCATCTATATTTAACAAAGGAAACTGTTTCTATGCTCAAACAGTGCCAAAATGGCATAAAAATAAGCAGATCTGCTTATTGCATTTCCTGTGTGTTGCCTTTAGGACCAAATGTTTCAGGATTCTCTGCAAAGAAGTCATTTAATTTTTTAATATATGGTTTATATTTGTTAATGGCTGTTTTATTTTGTTTGCCTAATGCTTCTGTTGGCTGTATATTATTCATATCTACATCTGGATCATATTCTGCAGATATATGAGATTCCCCATTCTTATCACGCAAACTATAAATTAAATGGCCACCGGGAGTTGCTCCAGTTTCTATATCATCATCGGCTTCTATGCCAACTGGACAATAACCACTAATGCAATTTTGCATCATGTCGCCTTCGCGTTGCATTTCTTCTATAGAATCTAAACGCACCCACATAAAACCATTATCAAATCTCATTATAATTGGTGCTTCTGTCTCTAAACGTTGCCTTTCTACTTTATCATGTTTCCATCTTTGACCGAGGTCAGCCATAAGCTTTTTTGTTGTTTTTTCAAGATTATAAAGATTGTATGTGCCATTGATGTATTTCTTTTTAACAGCAGTAAGTTTTTTTACAATACCAGGGTTTGCATTGTTCATAAATTCTTCATCATGAACCAAATCCCAAAATTTCCGAAAAGGATGTTGCCCTGGACGAGCACCTTCATCTTCATCTTCAATCTCTGCGTCTTCACCACCAAACACTCTACTGACCCACATAGCAATATCATCTTCTACTGAACCATGAAATTGCATATATACTGTTGCAGTTCCTGGCTTAAATTCAGGGGGCATCGAACTGTCAGCCGGGACAGCCATAATTGCCTCCCATTGCTCAGGTGCCTTACGTTTAACATATTCTAAATCTTGCGCCTTCTCAGGTTGATCAACATAAGATCCTTTTTGGTAAGGCATTAAAGGCTCAGGTTTTTTATTAATAAAATTCTTAAATCCTTCTACATTATTATTAATAATTTCCTTCGTTAATTTTTTAAAGAAAGCATTATGTTCAGCAGATTGAGTACCTGTATCCCGACGAATCTTGGCTATATCGCTATGGAGCTTTTTCAATTCGCCTGGCGGCAAATCTGCTTCAGTTAATATTTGATTATAAAATTTGGAAATTTCTTCATCTACTTCTTCAATTTCCTCTTCGATAGCTTCAAGATCTTGCTCATCAATCAAGCCTTCATAAATCTCGCGAGATTTATCCACAATAATTTCATGGAAAAGCTCTTTAGCTTTATCTTGCTCTTCGTTGATGATATATTCAAGCAACTGTTCAAATTTATTACTCATAGCGAAATCATTCCTTTTATATATTTAACAAAGGAGACTAATATTATACTCGAATGATGCCAAAGCGACAAGAAAAAGGGTTTTTCTGTTTATTTTTATTACATAGCAGGCATAGCAGGTTCTGGCGTTGCACCATACTGCTTTTGATATTTTTCAGCGTCTTGTATTTTTTCAGCCGCTCTTAACTCTGAAATTTTTCTAAGCTTATTAATTTGTGTTAATGTTAATCTTGTTTTACGTGTATCTGATTTTTTAATAATAGTTTGGTCAGACTCTGGATCGTAACGACCGTCATCATCTTTCTCTTCATTTTGACCAAATAGTTCTAGTAAAATCATAATACTATTTATACAGTTGTTGGAGTTTCAGCAGGTGCTTCACCGCCTTCAACACCTTCAATATCTTCACCACCTTCAGGAAGTTCTGGTTCTTCTGCCATTGACATATCAGAATCCAATCCACCAGGTGTAATACCAACGTTACGCATGTCTGAACCATAAACTTGTGCCGCTTTGGTGTTGCCAGTTTCTTGTTCCCACATCTCTGTGTTTTCAATCAACTCTTGTTCTGTTAGACCCAAGTAACGTGTTAACAAGAAGCGTTTGCTCATATATGGCAATTGCTCTAATTGTGAAAATGCTGAAATCTTTGTATTATCTAACTCCGCTTGTCTATATGAAGCAAAGTTTTGTGGCTCGTTAAACTTAATTTCAAAAATACTGTTGTCAATATTAACACCGCGTGTCTTTAAAAATAGTTTAAATTCATCGTCGATTGTTGACGAAACCACTGTTTGTAATCGTTTACAGTATTCATTAAATCTAAATTCTTGTATTAGTGCTGTGCCTACTCTACCATCGTTATATGCGGCAACACCTTCATCAGGGCCTGTTGGCAAATAACTTGCTGGAATACGCAATGCTCTATATAACTTGTTTGTAAAGTATCTTAGATCATCAATTTGTCCTAAGTTCTCACCGCCAGGCAATGTTTCAACTTTACTACCACGCCCTTCTCCTGTTTGTGGAAAGAAGTAATCTTCCATAATGGAAAGAGGATTGTATGTTGAGTCCATCATCTTAGAACCACCACCTGTTGAACTTGGAATTCTGCGTTGGTGAATTTCATTTTTAACACGCTCAACAAAACCCATAGCCATGTGTGATGGCATGTTGCCTACGTCAATATAAAATACGCGGCGTTCTGGAGCACGTTGGACGCGATAGATAATAATAGCGTCTTCTAATAATTCTTTCTGTTTGTATGTTTTAAAAATATTTTCTAAAATACTGTTACCAAACGGCCATGAACCGTCCATTTCTTCAGTTAAACTAATATGCACAATGTGGTTTGCATCAATAGCAACGGCTTTTTTACCGTATGAAAATTTTGATGCATTTGATACGTTTTCAGCAGTTTGTGATCCATTTCTATTCATAAGATTAGGAACTGTAGTACCGGCTGTATCTTTTTCAGCAGTCTGCATTGTTTCGAAATTAATTGACAAATCTCGAATTACATATTGCTCAATCTTTTTACCAGCACTTTCATCAACAACAATTTTTTCAACTTTGGCACAATCAACAAAAAACCATCTTTGTGTTTCCGGATCACGAATAAACATTTGATCGCCGTACTTTAATGTATTACGGAACAGTTTAAAAATTTTACGTTCAAAACTTTGCAAATTATACCAATGCTTTAATTGTGTATTTAAAATTTCTGTTTCTGTTGCTGTTGCTTCGTCATGGTAATGAACTTGGAACGCGATGCCAGATTCTGAACTTTGTTGTGTACAAAATTCTGCCAAAATATCTAATGCTGAATTTACTTCACTATCTTGATCCATTGCATCATATTGAATATAACGTTCGATACGATTAGGATGCCCTGAATAAACTTCAGGCAATACTGAACTATAGTTTTTAAAGCCAACATCAGGAGTTCCGTTTCTCATCGGAACAACGTTACTAGGTTGTGTAAAATGTTTTTTCCAAGTCATAATTATAATCTTTATTCTGTACTACTATTTACCCTATTTTATAATATATTCACTGTATTGTGACTAAGGGCTGTCATTGAAAGGCCTCCAAACTGGAGCCGGTTGGGTCAACCGGCTTACGTCGGCGAACATCCGGATCTGTTTGATTAGCGTTGTTTCCAGACTTAGTATTTGTTACAATTTGATCAAGAAGTTCTACCTGTTGTTTTGACAATGATATTACCTCATCACCATGAGTTTGATTAAGTTCTGTCATTTTTTCAATGGCCAGTCCCGGGCGTTCATTATATGCTAACCCAGTTGCCATTTTTGCTTGTTCTTGCAACTTAAATTCTTTTGAACCTACTTCTTTTTCTTTTGCATTGGCAGCTCTTGTTGTATATTGAGTCTCTAAATTCGCAAAGCCAACACTCATAGACTTCTGTAAGTCTTCTTTACTTACTTCACCTGTCAAAACACCAGTTAGAGTTGAGAAAAAATTGCCAATGGTCCGGAGCTCCTTAGTTACAAAACGGTTTGTTGCGTTTAACTGTTCTATAGGTAGATTTTCGTATTCCTTTGCATCTGTTGCTGTACCAGCAGTAAGTCCTATACCTAATTTTTCTCCGAGGGAATTCATGCCTCCAGCCAAACTTTCGAGATGCGTCCCTAGCTGGGTTATACCAACAAGTAACGCTCCGTTAGCAAGTTCTTCTTTAACTGCGTCTATATTTGCGTACCCGAGGGTAACTTCGTCACCTTGTCCTTCGACAACTTGTTGTCCATCTGGACCCATCTTTGTTCTTACACCGTGTATATCTTTATATACAAGTTCCAAAGCGTTGGCAATATTGCCGCCTGCAACGCCAGTCTTTTGAGCAATCTCGTTAGCCGCATCTTGAATAGCATCGAGTTTAACAGATGTTTTAAAACTTTGCTTAAATGCATTTAATCCAGCGCCTACACCTGCAGCTGCTGAATCAGCAAATGTATCCCTTGTGTTTTCTATTGCGGCCTTTAATGCCGGTAAGGATTCTTCAAAAACATTAGCTGCATTAATACCAGCTGATTTCGTAGTTTGTCCCATATCGAGAAACGCCTGCCCCATTTCCGTTGACGCTAACTGCTTGGCTTCTGCAGATACTCCTTTAAACGAACCAGTAACACCGGCTTTGAATAGTTCGCCTGCTTGTGGCCCGCCAAGCGAAACTGCTTCTTCATAAGCCTCCATCATCGCTGTTTGTTGTTCTAGAGGCATTTTATAAATTGCCGCTTGGAATTGAGCATCGGCTGCTAGTTTCTTTCTTTGTGCTGATTGTTCTTTAATACTTTTACCAGTAAGCATACTTAATTGGGACATTTGATTAATATAGTTAGCGGTGGCATTCGCTTGCCCGGTGTCGTCAAGTTTCCGGAGATTAGTTGCTAACGCAGTTTGGCTATTCATATCAGCCATTAAATCAGCAGTATCAGATGTGCTTAAACCTAACATTCTTGTTACTTCTATATATGATCTTCCTGCATGAACGCCTTGGGTCATGCCTCTAGTAAAATCTCCCATAACTGCCATAGTTCTAGCAAATCTTTCAGCACCAGCATTAACTGTGCCGCCAAGAACTGATAATGCTTCAGCGTTGTTTCTCACAACAGAGTTGAATCCTTCAAAACCTAGTTTAGAAACACCAACTGCTTTAGTATACTCAACCATACTACCGCCAAAACTTGCACCCACTTTTGCTTGTTCTTGCCAACCTGCATATGCTTGATCACCAATATCTACCATCTGCTTCCCTAATGCAAATCCGGCAGTTCCGATGCCAGTTAATATCTTGCCCACTGGGCCAAGCTTGGCCATTAAACCCTTCATTGAGGCTGCCATTCCACTACCGCCTTTTGATGCTTCTTCCTCAATTGTTTCCATAGACTGAGCTATTCCAGCTGCCATTACTTGAGACTGTGCATTCATAACCTCAGAGTATTGTTGGGTAGCGCCGGCGGCAACACCTAAGGCGCCGGCTGCAACGTAAGATGCACGTGACTGTTGATCAGTTGCTGTCGTTGTGCCACCAAAACTTGCACCTAAATTATTAAGACTATCTTGTGCATAATTTGCAGATCTGCTTAACCCATCAAGGCTTGTTTTGGCTCTATTGGAAGATTTGCTAACGCTATTAAATAGTGCGTCTATGCTTGCTTTAGTTTGTTGTAATATTGCGTCGTCTGCCATAATTATATGCGTATATTATAAAATAGAGTAAATACCGCTACATTATTTATACATTATTTTTCGAGGATTCTAAATGAGTAACATACTAGAACAATATTATCGCCAACCTGAGATTTATATCTCAATTCCACATGAGGGAAAATTTTACCCTGAAGGTAGTTTAGATTTATCACCAACCAGCGAGGTGCCAGTTTATGCTATGACCGCAAAGGACGATATTATTTTAAAAACACCTGACGCCCTCATTTCAGGAGAGGCGGTAGCACAAGTTATTAAAAGTTGTATTCCTGCTATTTTGGATCCGTGGCAAATTCCTGCTACTGATGTTGATTTTATTTTAGTTGCTATTAGAATAGCATCATACGGAAACGACATGGAATTAGAATTTAAATGTTCAGAATGTGAGGAAGAATTTAATTATGCAGTCACTTTAAATCATTACATAGATCATTTAAGTCAAGCCAGTATGTCTGTAGAAAGTAATATTCTCAAATACGGTGAAGTTAAAGTTCATATTAAACCTCTATCTTATAAAGATTTATCTCTAATTCAAAGAAGAACTTTTGAAGAGCAAAGAGCCATTGAAGCAGTAGGAACTATGGAAGATAAGTCAGAGGAAGAACTAAAAGAAATATATAATGAAATATTAAACACTATGACTGAAATTAATATTAATAGCATATCATCTGGTATTAAAGGTATTGAATTACCAGATGGGACTATGGTTACAGATAAAGACGAAATTATAGGTTTTGTGAATAATGCTAGTGTAAAACTTTTTAAGAAAATTACAAATACTATACAAGAAATAAAAGATAAAACTGCACTAGAACCATTGCATATAGAATGTCCTAAATGTAACCATGCGTTTGACTCTCCAATAATTTTTGATTATGCAAATTTTTTCGCCTAAGGCTTTTATCATTAGGTTTTGAAGAAGTATTAGAATTAATTGCTAATTACGAGAAACAGGTAGAAGTCATTAAAAAAGAAATTTACAAATTTGCTTGGTTTATGAGAGGTGGCTTTACTATTAATGAAATGTTCAATACTTCTTTAAAAGAAAGACAATTGCTAACAGAGATTGTAGAAGAAAACTTAAAAATAACAAAAGATTCGGGGCTACCATACTTCTAATGGAACAAGAACTTATTAACGATTTAAAAGACTGGATAAAAACTTTCCTTGCTAAACCGCAAGCAGAGTTAGGTAATCTACCTGTGTGTCCTTATGCAAAGCCAACTGTAGATAACAATACAATTCGTTTTAAATTTGTATATGATGACTTAGAAGAACACTTGTTAGACTTAGGGCGTAACTGGACTGACGAGGACAATGAGGGCAAAGTAGAGGTTATCGCTATACTAACTCCAACTGAAAACTATTCTGAAGAAGAAGTTGCCAATATTACAGAAGCAGTAAATGACGAACTAATGCCACTAGACATTGTTATACTTGATGATCATCCGGAACGTGAAGAGCGTATAGGTAAATTAGTGTTAAACTTTGGTAAATGTATTTTATGTTTAATGGCAAGACTAAGTGTGTTAAACCATGCATCAGAACAACTTGCAAAAAACACAGACTATTATAAAAATTGGCCTAAAGATTATTTAGAGTGGGTTACGCTTTGGCGTTTTGAAGAAATTCCAGCTAGTCTAAAGAAGTTAACGCTTTAAAACTTCTTATTTTACTGTCACGCTTACACAACTCTTTATACTCAACAGTATCTTTACTCCACTCCATACCTGTCCACCATTCAAATCCAGAAATATTTGATTTATAGATACTGCTTTTCTCATACCCAGGACCTATATACAAATACTTAAATCCTTCTTGTTGTGCCCAATATACTTCGTGCTGTAGTGTTACTTCTCCGAGACGTAGTTCTGGATTTTTATAGTCCCACGCAAACATACATGTTTCAACACTTTTATGTGGATGCTCTACGCTTTGATCAATTTCAGGATAAAATTGCATCTTGGTAAACGCAACTATTCTACTATTATGATAGTAGATAAAAAACTTTGTTCTTTTAGTTTCGTTTAATGACCGTTCAAAGTCTTTGAAGTTATGTTTTTGTACGTATTGATTTAATATTTTACGCAGAATCTTAATAAGGTCTGGAGTAAGAGTTTCTACTAGTTCCCATTTTCCGTCGTATTCCTTCGCATCAACGCTATTAGTAATAACACGAGTGGATCGCGACATAAACCAATATTCATCATCTAAAACATCAATAAGAAATCCTTGCTCTATTGCTAAATGTTCTTCTTCTGCAGAAACATCAGTCAAAGATATCTCATTAATAATAATTTCTCTATTTTCTTGTTTTCCGAAAGATGTTTTTATTTGTTTCTGCATTATGAGATGAACTACGTTCATCTAGTTCTTCGCTTACAGCTCGAACTAAATTTATATAAATCACTTTTAAAAGAGTATAATACTATTTAACTAAAGTTCTTTTGATTAACTTTTTCCCGAAGTTCCGTTCACACTCCACCCGACTGGGTGAAGTGTGGTTAGACTTTTTCCTTCAGTCCCGACCTGTAAACTGTTGTGGATTGTTGTTAAACACGGAAGCGGTTGTCCTGTACTCCCTACCACAGTCTCCTGGCTATCACGCCAACAAACGGTATCTATTAAGTGCTACAGTTTCAACAAATAATAGACGCGAGGTTTTTACCCTCGTCTTTTTAGCCCTGAAATAATTAATACGCTAAATTTTTGTCATCATCTCCAGAATCCCAGTGTGCTTATGCTACACCGTCAAGGAGAGCGGGTCTTAACCGCATTGTAGATGTCTTGTGTCTGTGCCTAGTTTAGTTTTGTGTACTTGAGAGAAGCTTAACTTGGTCAGTGTTGTGAGCCCAAAAATTATCGTACTCACAAAAGTTCCAACCTTTATAGTTAATGTGCCTATTGAATTTTAGTGTGGTGTGCCTATCTTCTACTGCTATGTATTTGCCTTTTCTATTAAATTTCATTATTAAGATGTTAAAGTCTCCTTCGTCAGCAGGCTCTAACAACTGTGCTATCCAATCATCTAAAAGTTTTACGTCTTGTCCAAACAAATGATGAAATGGAAAGTCTTTATATGCCTTACACTCAATATTGAGTAAAGGCATACTTTGACCTGGAATGATATCTCCTTTAAAAGAACGTATTTGTCCTTCGTGTAAAAATTCCTTCCTTGCTTTGTTTACTCCACCAATGTAAGACCCGCTATGAGGTACGCGAATAAACGTCTCACTGTATAAATCAGATAAGTGTTTAGCAACGTCGCGTTCCCATGTAGAGCCTTTAATTTTTTGCTTACTGGGCATTAATTACATTGCGTTCTTTTTGTCTTGAATCTCAGCCCTGCGTGTTTTAGCTAATTTACCAATTTCGCCTAACGCTTTACGAGCGCGAGCGGCCGCGGCTTTTACACCCTTATCCTCAAACTTTGAAGATTCGCTAACGTATGTTTCGACTTGCTCTAAGATTTGCTCATGAATTGTTGACATATTGTTTACTCCTTAATGTGTAAAAATCTATTTACATGATTTCTATATCGTCACTGTAATTTGTGAAACCATTTTCTTTTGTAACTGTCAGAACGTTATGCACACGCCCGACCAGTTCATCTTTATGCGAGATAAGAAATACACTTTTATTTCTATCTCTACAAAATTTCTTAAGAATACTTATACTACCTTCTAACCCTAACGCATCCATACCACTATCAACTAATTCGTCAATAACTAGCAGGTTTATGTTGTCGTATAAGTGTTCCCAAACATCCCTAAACGCCCAAGATAAACTTAAAATAAGTCTATTTCGTTCGCCTCTACTAAGATTATCAAAGTCTAGATCACGCCCATACTCTGTAATTTCAACGCTTAAATCGTTCAAGAACATTACAGCATGTGGTAATCCAATCTTGTCTAAGTAATAACTTAGTCTTTTATTTAACAATGCTAAGTTTTGATCAATAATTCTTTTGCGAATAAATGAGTCCTTATTAACTAGCAATCGTGCTAAAAACTCTTGGTGCTCTCTAAGAGACACTAATTCATTTAATTTATTGTAATTAATTTCTTGTAAAACAGAATTTTGTAGATCTTCAATTTGAGACTTATACGGATCTTCTTCCTCTGCCTTCTCTACTAAAGTATTACGCAAATGCTCTAAACTACTATCATGCTTATAAGCACTAGCAATATCATCATAAAACGTTTCTTCGTACCAATCAATAGTACCAATTTCTTCTATTTTTTTAGTAACAGTTGCTAAGTTTTTCTCTTCTGCTTTAATAGATTGTTTATGCTCAGTTATTTGTTCTTCCAAATCCGCAAGCATCTTTTGGTGTATTTCGTCGTGTAATGCTTGTCCGCAAGTATGGCATGTTTTATCCTCGGTTTGTGATATATTCTTCTCAAACCGCGCTAACTCCTTGTTATATTTGGATAATAAGTTCTTAGAAGTTGACTGTTCTCTGTTATATCCACGCAGTTTAGACTCTAACTGCTCTATGTTTGCTTTTTTAGTGTGTAGTGCTATTTCCTCTTCAATCTCGACAGCTTCAAGTTCTTTAACAGCATTGTCTATTTTCTCAATATCTTTGTTGCGAGACTCTACCCACGCTTTTTGTTTTATGCCGAGACTTTTAATAGTGTTCTCAATATTCTCGTTTGCTTGTTGCTTACCTTTGATTGCGTATTCTTCTTCAGTAATAAGATCCTTTGTTTGTCTTATAATCTCTTTAAGTTTTTCTGCTTTCTCAGACAGCAAAGTAATACCGAGTAACTGCTCAATAACGTCACGTTGATCTGATACACGCATAGCAAGAAACGGCTCAGTGTATGTGTTAAGTGCCACAACGTGTTTAAACATTGTATGCGACATACCAACTGCTTCTTCTATTTGATCTTGCGTTTGTCTATTTTCGCCTTGCGCTTGATCAACCTCGTCATTGTTTGAATAATATTTTAAAATACCCGGTCGTCTGCCACGTTCTATACGATGATGTACACCGTCTTTTTCAAACTCAACAGTGACTAACATGCCTTTGGCATTTGTTTTATTGATTAAATTATCTTTTTTAATATTTGTTAATGCTTGTCCATACAACACATAACTCAACGCATTAACAATAGTAGTCTTGCCTGTACCATTACGAGCGCCGGCATCATCGCCGCCTAAGTCTAAGTTTTCACCTAAAACAAGTGTGAGATCCTGTCTGTCTAAACTAACTGCTTGGGTTTGGTTACCCACGCTCATAAAATTCTTTACTGTCAGAGATTTTAAGACTAACATTAAATGTTCCTATATATTTCTAACAACGTTTGTGGATTGTAATGCTCGCTTTCAATGTTGGCTAATTGGTCACTAACAATTGAATCGATGCTATCAAAGTTAAGTTGAATATCCTCATCAATAATGTCAAGGTCTTGTTTCTCTTTATTCGGTAATAAACTTAACTCGCGAACACTTTGCTCTTTTGTAAATGTTTCTTTGATAAAGTTTGCTTCTTCGTAACTAATGTCAATATCCATTGTTACTCTTGCGTATGTTTTACTATCTAAATACTGCGTAGGATTCTCTAACAGTTGCGATAGTTTTAGTGTTTTATATGATGGAGCATCAGGCCAAGCAACATACTCTGGCTCACCATCCCATTCCAACATCATCATGCCACGATCATCGTCCCACGCATCAGCATAGTTGTGTGGAAAGCAATTACCAATGTATATTACATTCTTTTGCTGTTGTCTTTTATGGAAATGACCACTAAACACGTAGTCTGCATGTCCCATGTCGTCAGCATAAAGTTCGCCGTGATCCGGCATTTGTACCATAGCGTTCATGTAAAAGTGAGGCAGTTCAAAGTGTCCAAAAATATACTTTGCTTTAATTTTTTTAATTTTCTTAAAGTCATCACCAACTAACCACGGAACAATAGCAACATTGCCCTCGTTAATTGTTTGATTTACAATAGAAATTCCAGGAAATCTACTAGCAAATTCAACACTGTTTAGATCACGACGATCTCTGTAGTAGAGATCATGGTTGCCTGTAATAAAGTAAAACTTCTCAAAAGATTTACCCAACTTTTCCAAACTACGCAAACTATAGTTTAACGTATGGACGTTAATGCTTGCTCGCTGGTGATGCCAGTCGCCTAAAAACATGCAAGTCTCGCAATCGTTTTTGTGCGCCGTTTCTATAAACCAGTCAATAAAGTCTTCACAATCTTGATTGTGTGTAGTTGAATTGCTTTTATTTCCGAAGTGTATATCTGTACAAACTGCTACTTTTTTAAATAGATTATTGTTACTCATATATAATTAAATATTATACTAAAGTTAAAGTAAATTGTCAAGTTTTTGCGTTTTGATTTTGCCTTGTGTAACTTGGCGCCATATCATTCATTTCTAATATATCATCACGAATGTTTTGGTTACGCTTTTCCATATTAAGAATCTTGGTAAACGAGTTAGTGACAATTGCTGTGTAATACGCAAATGGGTTTTGGCTTTTACTTTCATCAAATAGTAACCCTACTTGAATTAATTGTAATATCGCAGTACCGCGCATCTCATCATTATATGTGTATCCGCGCCAGTTAGATCTTGTGCCATAACGATCACATAACTTCATAAACATTTTAGCGAGGTTTTCAGTCATTTGACCATGATCCTTGTTAAAATATCCAGTTTCTAAGTCACCAATCCAGTGACTTTTGCCTACGCAAAAAAGTTCCTTATTGTCATCATAACGAAAGTGTTGATATGGCGGAAAAGGAAGTTTTTCATAGTGATCCGCTACACGCTTTGGTGTTTTAACCCTTCCGTGTTGTAAAGGAATATGGTCAAAAGTCATAACTCTAAACACAAGATCTTCTTTAGGAATCTTTTTCCAATTAATTTGAAAGTCAATAAGTCGAGGTTTTTTACGAGATGTATTTTCCTCTACTGCTTTTGCGTGTTCTATCTTGGAAAGTTTTGCCGCTCGATTACGCTTCGCTTGTGCAACAGATCTTATATTAATTTTTTCAATCTCTGGTACAATGATATCGTAATCAGCATCTTCTGGTGTAGTGTAACTACTGTAGGTATTCTTTGATTTGTGTATTTCTTCTAAAATATCTTTGTTTCTAAGGTAAACTGTTTTTTTATTGTTCATTTATGCTCCAATATAGTATTTATTATAATACACGTATATTAAAAAGTCAAATAAATAACAAGGCATACAGGAACTTTTTTATGGCAACAATACCATTTGGTGGAATATTATTAGGTAGCATTGCGGCGCCAATAGTTGCGTTTAGCGATGTAGGTGAGGATTGGAGAACAAGATTAACAGTCAACACTGACCTCTTGGGAGGACCAGTGCTAAGTCCATTGGCAGCCGGAAAAGGAATTATTTTTCCTTACACTCCGACACTGTTTGTTCAACACAACGCGGCTTATGGCGCGGCTGGACTTACTCATACAAACTATGATCATCCTACGTTTGAAAGTCATCAAATTGGCTCAATACAAATTACAGGACAGTTTACAGCAAATAGTTCTGCTGAGGCGGACTATTTAAGAGGAGTGTTACACTTTTTAAGAACTGTTACAAAAATGTTTTTTGGACAAGATGCGGAGCCTGTAGCAGGCACGCCGCCACCTGTACTAAGATTAAATGCATCTGGAGATTACATATTTTCAAATGTACCTGTTGTAGTAGAATCATTTTCGATGGAACTTCCAAGTAGTGTTGATTACATTAGAACTTCTGATGGTAAAACAATGATTCCATCAAGCACTACAGTTACTATAACAGCAAAGCCAACGTATTCAAGAAAAGCAACATCCAAACGTTTTGGACTGAAAAAATTCGCATCTGGCGGATTATTAGGAAGTGACAGTGAAGGAGGCTTTATATAAAATGGCAAAGACAAGATACAGTTATTTTGCAGATAGTCCTTATTACTTAACTCCCACTGTAAATAGTAGATTAGGCATAATGAGAAAGAGATCCTTTCCATTCGAAAACGACGATTTAGAATATCAAATTGAAGAGAGTTATAATAATCGCCCTGATTTATTAGCACATGACATTTATAACAATGCTAACCTGTGGTGGGTATTTGCGGTGAGAAACCCAGACACTCTAATTGACCCAGTATATGATTTTGTTGCGGGCGTAACTATATTTGTACCAAAAATAACAACTCTTCAAAAATCATTGGAGTTATAATATCATGTCAGGTGATCCAAACCTACAAATAGATCCTAACAAGCCCATTCCAGCACCTGATAATATTTTACATCAGTTCACAAACTACACTTATAAAATTAGTTTGTTAAGTTTTAAATCTTTTCAGATGTATAACGATTTGGCTGAAAACGGCAGTTGGGAATGGTGCCATGGAAATATTCCTTCTATATGTAACACATTAATATCTTCCGGAGGAATTGCAGACAGCGCCACAGAGTTTATACCAGCCCGGCACCCAGCCTTTGGATTGGATTTTTACATAGATTCTATGTCAATATCAGGAATGATGGGTATGAATTCCACCAGTCGTGCAACCAACGTGATGGATATGAACATGGCCATTGTAGAGCCAGCTGGCACCACATTGTTGGAAAGACTTCACGAAGTACTAACCGAAGACGGACCAAATTGGACAGAGAAACCGCTACTAATTCAAATTGATTTTCTTGGGTACGATGATGCAGGCCAGCCGGTTAGAATAAAACCAGCTACTCGATGGATTCCTGTCAGATTAGTAAGTTTAGATTTTAATATTACGTCAGTCGGTACTAGTTATTCAGTTGAGTTTATCGCAATGGCTGTGTTAGAAGGAAGTAACAATCCATTGACCCAAGCACTTAATTTAAAACAAGTTAAAGGAAAATCACTTCAAGACTTTTGTAAAATTCTTGAGAAAGAATTTAATAGAGAGCAAGTGGAAAGATCAACAGACAAAATAGGTGGTGCAGGACTAAAACCAAATTCTGCCGGAACTGTCGTCGCACCGAAAACACAGGAATTTCCTGATGAAATTGAATTTAAATTAGGGTCAGGTGGTGGCCCAATTGCTGAAAAGCTAAAAAATGCAAAAATAGAACCAAATGTTGCTAAACAAACTTTATTGAGGGTAGGCCCGGTTACTACAGCTCCTGGCGAGAGGGGGCGTCAAGTGCCTCCCGAGAAAAAATTTAAATTTAATAGAGACATAAGGTATTATGGTGAAGGTGAGAGAGGCGACTACAAGGTTGAGATAACAGCACCTGGGCAATCCATGTTAGCATTTCTTGAAAAAATAATACGTGATAGTACATACGTCACTGATCAACTAGAAGAAAACACCACGCTTGATAAAATGAAGGATGCTAGGTCAGTACTGAAAAATCCAGAAAACGGCCTAAATTGGTGGAAAATTACGTATGTTAAGACATTAAAAGATTTTGATAAAATACGAAACAAGTATGCTAGAAAAACAGTTATACAAATAGATCCTTACAAAGTAGTTGATCCTGAAGTTACTGGCGGGAAATCTAAACCTGGAGAAAACGGCCTTCGTAATCCTGCTAGAAGTTATAGCTATATCTACACTGGACAAAACTTAGATATAAGAAACTTAGATTTGACCTTCAACAATGCTTTTATAATGGCAATGTCGGGTATTGGAACATCAAACGAAGGTTCTGAAAACCCTATTATTGAAGAAACTGAAGCAAATGTGTCACCTGAGTCAGGGAATCAGCAAGATGGAGAGGCTGTTGTTAGTGGCGCACAAAGCATTAAACCAAAAAATAACAAATTTAATGCAGATGAACACGCAAACCAAAAGCAAAGAACTGGCGCCACGTTGATGGAAAATCTATACAGAACTCCTGGGTCTGATATGATAACTATTAGTTTAGAGATTGTTGGAGATCCTGGTTATATACAACAAGACGGTATTCTAACAATGACTACTCCTAATAAAACAGGAGCCCAAGGCGGCACCGAAGGACACGATCCAGCAAACGGAGCAATTCTTAGTGATCTTGACGATTCGCATTTTTACTTAGTGTTCAAAACTCCAAGAGATTATGATGAAGCAACTGGATTAGCAAACTTTGCTGAGAGTGATGGCGGTAGCACATTGTCAGGTTACTATAGAATTTGGGAGGTAAACAGTACTTTCCAAGGCGGTGAATTTACACAAGCTGTTGAGGCCACAAGAATTTATAATCAATGGCGCGAAAACATAGACAACCCTGAGAAACCAGGTCAAGAGTTAATGTCAGATGACGAAGCCGCAAATTATGATTTTGAAGATGCTAAAGCCGCGGCCGCATCAGCAACAACAACCGCGCCTGGAAGTGAAGCAGCCGTTGACAGCGCCGCTGGCGAATTTGACGGAACACCAGTGCAATCATTAGCCAGCCAAGAAGAACAAAAAGAACGCGAACTTGCATCAGAAGCAGCTGACAGAGAATGGGCAGGTGAGTTTGACTCAGTTAGTGGCCCTGTAACTGAAACAGCGTCAAATAGAAACAGTGTAAATCCACATGCAGATTTTAATACCCAAGCAATACAATCTTCTCCTCAAAGCGCACAAGAGTTTAGAGCGGCTGAAGCAAGATCATTTCAGTTAAATTCTTTAAACACAACGTCGGCGCAGTCAGGCACTACATCAGCAGTAATTTCCAATACTTCGCGTGGAACTACTCCTATGCGTCCAAATCCAGGAGACGCATCAGGATCTTTTACATTTAGTGCAAGTCCTGCTATTGAGAGTTATAGATCATCGCCGTCATTTGTAACTAGTACAGGAGGCACTGTTTTGACCGAGCCTACTGGACAATCGCTTGGCGTAGTTGGATTAAATCCAATTATTAATACAAGCAGTTATGCGTCCCAAGACCAAACTACTATATCAAATAATAACAATACTGAACGCAGTGCGAGAAAAGATGTTATTAATGCCGTGTCTGCAGGTGCGATAGCGGCAGCCGTAACTGCTTGGGCGGCCGGAAACTCAGCGAGTGAAAGTAGTAAGATTACACACGGTAAATATGGAAACGGTTATAATAGTTGGAAAGAACACGGATATTTGTCAGACATACTTCCAGTAAATCCTCTAACAGGACAATAGAACTTTAAATAACAATGGAAAAGCATAATGCCTCAAGCAAATCATCCTAAAAAGCCTACAGTAGGATTACCCACTGCTGGACGAGATTATACAGCGAAAACAGACCCAGGTCCTTATATAGGTATTGTCAAAGGATATGGTGATGACAGCGGTATGAATCGTATTGCGGTTTATATTCCTGCATTAGCACAACAGCGTAAATCCAAAGAATCAGGTTACGATAAGACAGAGTATGAATCTAACACTATACTTTGCTCATTAGCATTGCCTTTTTACGGAAGAACGAATGCATTAGCTGATAATAATGATCAGTATGAAATGACCACTAAATCATATGGTATGACCTTCCCTACACCTGATATTGATACCCAAGTTATGGTAGTGTTTGCAGAAGGCAAACTAGGAAGTGGTTATATTATCTCATATATTCCTGACGCATTAATGTTACATATGGTTCCGGGTATCGCCGCATCGCCAGCATTTAAAGGCTCAAGTTCTACTAAAGCAGCTGGTATAACTTCACCAAAGTTTGAAGTGCCTGTTGCGGAATATAATAAGTTAAGTACCAAGAAATTTGACAAAACTACTGCTTGGAAAAATGTAGAAAAACCTGTACACCCAATGTTTGATACTTTGCTTATGCAAGGATTAGAAACAGACTATGTTAGAGGACTTACAACTTCTAGTGTTCAACGCGAGAGTCCGTCTAATGTGTTTGGTATTTCCACGCCTGGTCCTTTAGATTATGACTTTGGAACAATTACGCAAGGACTTGTTACTGAGGAAAATAAAGAAGGATATGAGTGGCCTGTTAACAGAAAAAGCGGACATACTTTTGTTATGGACGACGGCGACAATAATGGTACTAGCCAGTTAATAAGATTACGAACAGGTACAGGGCATCAAATTTTATTAAGTGACGACGGTGGCACAGTTTATTTAGGAACTGCAAGCGGGAGTGCTTGGGCTGAGTTGAGAAATGACGGATCAGTAGATGTGTTTAGTGCTAAAGACGTTAGCGTTCATGCCGAAGGTAATGTTAATATGTTAGCAGATGTTGATGTTAATATACAAGCGGGCGAGGATATTAATCTACTAGCAGGGCATAACTTTAAAATAGAAACAAATCCAACAAATGCTCAAGGCAAAGGACACGCTCACTTCTATATAAATGGTAATTTAAAAGCAACATCAGTAGGCACTATGAACTTTAAGTCCACTGACTGGTTTAATATTACTTGCAAGGAAGCAATTAGCCTTACAAGCACAGCATGTATTTTTCTTAAAAGTGGCGGCGGAACAAAGTATCCTATTAAACTCAACACTGAAGCCGGAAACGTTGCTGAAGAAGCAGGCAGAGTTGCTATATATGAAAATAACTGGGTAAACAAAGGAGCATCCAACACGCACGGTGGTAAACGTTATGCTGTTGATGGCAGCTACTCTTATTATACCGCAATGCAACGAGTTCCAATGCACGAGCCAGATCCAAGAATTAACCAATCAAAGAAAAAGGAACCTAAAGCAGGAACCACCTCACATATTGCTGACAGTAGTAATTAATCTACGTAGGTTAATAGTAGTATATAATTAAAATAACTAAATATTAGTATGGCGATTACATATAAAGGCTTCAATACTCTGGGCAAAAACTTCTCTAATTCTTACACATTAACTGGTTTTGATATTGCAAAACAAGATCTTATGAACCATTTTAATATAAGAAAAGGTGAAAAGTTACAACTACCTGATTTTGGATCTGTGGTATGGGATATGGTTTACGAGCCCTTGAATGAAACCACAATAGAAACAATAAGACAAGACATACAGGATGTTATTGCTTATGATCCGAGAATAGAAGCAGAAAATATAGTGGTTAAACAATATGAGCACGGTCTATTAATAGAATTAAACTTAAAGTTTATTCCAGACCAGATAATAGAAAATTTGCTAATTGATTTTAACACACAAACAACTACCGCTACACTGAGTACAGCATAATGGCATTAACAACACGACAAAATAACATATACAACGCAGAGGATTGGCAAGTATTATACCAATCTTTTATTAACGCAGACTTTGAGAGTTATGATTTCCAAACATTGCGTAAGTCAATGATTGATTACATCAAAGCATACTATCCTGAAGATTTCAATGACTACATTGAAAGTTCAGAATTTATTGCGTTAATTGACCTCATATCTTATGTAACACAAAACATTAGTTACAGAGTAGATTTAAACGCTAGAGAAAACTTCCTAGCAACTGCTGAACGCAGAGAAAGTATTTTAAGACTTGCGAGACTCGTAAGTTATAACGCAAAGCGTAGTGTAAACGCAAGCGGAATGTTAAAGTTATCAAGCATCTCTACAACGGAAGATGTTTATGATTCCAATGGAGAGAATTTAGCAAACACTAGAATTGATTGGAATGACATTAATAATGATGATTACGCAGAACAAATTAATTTAGTATTAAATGCGGCAATGGTGAACACACAAAAAGTTGGTAACCCTAATAGTTCTAAAACGTTAAATGGTATCGAGACTCAAGAATACCAAATTAACATAGCAACTGGAACACTGCCAGTGTTTCCATTCCAAGCATCAATTGATGGCGTTAATATTGATTTTGAAATTGTTAGTGCTACTTTTGAAGGTTATGACTATGTTTATGAAAAAGAACCTAGCACTATCTCACCATTTAGTTTTTTATATAGAAGTGACGGCAAAGGTAACGGCAGTGTCAACACTGGCTTCTTTGCTTACTTTAAACAAGGTACTTTAAGAGCATCTGATTTTACTATTGACCAAGCAATTCCTAATAGACAAGTATTAATTAATACTAGTAACGTTAGCCAAAATGATGTTTGGTTATATGAGTTAGATTCTAACAATGACTTATATAGACTATGGACGCAAGTGCCAGCGGTAACAGGTAATAACGTGATTTACAATAGTTTATCAAGAGATATAAGATCATTATACAGTGTACAATCACGTGAAGCAGATCAAATTACATATGTGTTTGGCGACGGTATATTTTCTGATATGCCACGCGGTAGTTTTAGATCATACTTTAGACAAGGTAACGGATTGTCATACGACATTAACTCAGACGATATGCAAGGTGTAACGTTAAACATTAGTTACCTAAGCAAATATAATGTTCAACATACATTAACAATGGTTCTTGATCTACAACAGCAAGTTTATAATGCAGCCGAAAGAGAAACTATTGAAGATATTAGAACAAAGGCACCGCAGAGTTATTATTCACAAAACAGAATGGTTAATGGCGAAGATTATAATATTTTTCCAGTAACAGCAACAAACGAAATTATTAAAGCAAAGGCAGTTAATAGAACATCAAGTGGTATATCTAGATATTTAGATGTCATTGATCCTTCAGCAAAGTATTCATCCACAAACGTATTTTGTGAGGATGGAATATTATTCCAAGAATTATTTACTAACAATTTTGATTTTGAGTTTTCTAATGAAATGGATATATTGCGAATTATTCGCGATACTATTGAACCTATTCTACGTAACGTTAGTAGTAAACAATACTACTATAAAAATTACCCAAGAATATCAGTATCCACCACAACTTGGGAACAGTCAACTACAAGCACTAATATCAGCACTGGTTATTTTAAAAACAACATCGGCTCTCCAGTTCCAATTGGTTCAGGGGCACCAGACAACAGAGTGTGGTTAACAACAAACTCACTAGTTAAGTTTAATGCACCGTCTGGAAAATACTTTAAGTCAGATGGCAGTTTACACACTGGTGTAGTTGGTGCTCCAGGAACATTTAGTTCCATATGGGCAATGGTTAAAAACGTAGTAGGTGATGGCATGAATGGTGGCACCGGCAATCTATCCGACGGCTCCGGCCCAGTAACACTAACAGAAAAGATTGGTGATGGTGCAGAAGTAGCGGAAATTATTCCGCAGTTTGATACAGACTTGACTTCTGCAATTGAAACCGCAATGCTAAACAAAATATTTAATCATGAAGAGTTTGGCTTACGCTTTGATGCAACTACTAGAGAATGGATTATTGTATTAGCAGAAAATTTAAATACGACAAATGCATTTAGTTTTAGCTTTGCGGGCGACACTTCCGGACTACGTAAAGACTCAAGTTGGATGATACGTTTTAGTAGTACTGGCGTAATTTATACATCAACATATAGAGGTTTAAAATACAGTTTTGAAAGTGATTTGGAAACAAGATTTTACTTTGACGATTCAGTTAAAATTTATGACTCACGAACTGGACAAACATTAGCAGACCACGTTAATGTATTTAAAATGAATAGCAAGCCTGATTCTAATGACGCATTAGATCAAGATTACATTTGGCAAATTTACGGTTTAGACACAGAGTTTTCAGGAAGCACAAACACACGTAGAGTATTAGTTACATTTTTAGATAGCGATGACGACGGCATTCCAGATAATCCAGATCAGTTTACCACAGTAATTGATCCAACAGTTAATCCAAATAACAAATTAGTATTTTTTGAAAAGTTAACTGAGGCAGACGGTGGAGAACAATATAGATTAACTACAAAAGAAGTTAATTTAGATTACGATTTAGCAACAAACTTGCCAACAGACTTGTCAATTTTTAGTGACGGAGAAGTTATATACTTAACTCTAGATAAGAAGTTTAAAGTAAACAATTCAGCAGATAGTACATTGTTGGATAGCACAGATTATTTGGCATATATTGGTAGAAAAGACTTATACTTTAACTACAAGCATAACTCACCAAGCGACAGAAGAATTAACCCTGGGTTGAGTAATATTATTGATTTGTATATATTAACCCAATCATATAGTAACCAATTTATTCGTTACATAAAAGATAATACTGGTGTTGTTATTAAACCAGAAGAAAGTACTACAACAGAGTTATCGTCACAATTTAGTAATTTATTAGATTATAAAATGCTAAGTGATGAGATTATTTTCCATCCAGTAAAGTATAAAGTATTGTTTGGAAGCAAAGCAGATAGCTATCTGCAAGCAGAGTTTAAGATTGTAAAAAATCCACAGTCTTCAATCACTGACACTGAAATTAAAACAAAGGCAGTGAGTGCTATTAATGAATATTTTGATAGCGTAAATTGGGACTTTGGAGATACATTTTACTTTACAGAATTATCAGCGTATATTCACACTGAATTATCACCACACGTTGCAACAGTATTAATTGTTCCAAAGGGTACTGAGCAAACTTTTGGTAGTTTGTTTGAAATTGAGTGTACAAGCGATGAGATTTTTATAAGTGATGCTAAAGTAGAAAACGTTGAGATTATTGATGCAGTAACAGCATCTAAGATTAGAGCAAGCGGCACAATTACAACAAGTGCATAGGAAATAATATGGCAATAAGAAAGACTGTTAACCTATTACCTGGACAGTTTCAAACTGATGTTAATAAAAAGTTTTTAAACGCAACATTGGATCAGTTAATGTCCCCAGGGACTTTGGATGTTGTTAATGGTTTCGTTGGAAGGCGAGATGTTAACAACTTTGAAACAACTGATAGTTATGTAGTTGAAACAACATCTGATAGAAGAAACTATCAGTTAGAACCTGCAATAACAATTAAAAAAGATTTAGCAACGGCAAACTTAGAGCAATCTGCTTATGCCTTTGCCGCCACATATATTGACACAATTAACTCAGTTAAAGTAAAGGGCGGTAGTAGTTATAATCATAACAGATTGTTTTCTAGTGAATACTATGTGTGGACACCACCTATTGACCAAGATAAAATTTCCAGTTATACAAAATACTTTTGGTTACAAGACGGTCCAGATACTATAGAGATTGATCAAGAAATTAATGTAGAATCAGATTTAATAGGCAAAACAACTTTTACTGCTACTAGTGGCACACAATCAGTGGTGTTTTCCTCTGGACTAAAAGTTAAGTTCACTAACGCATCTACGTATCCATCATCATACCAAAACAAAGAATACCTGGTTGCAAATGTTGGAAAGAGCATTGAATTGATTGAGTGGAGCACTTTAGTCACACCTGAGTCAGCAGTTTATTCTCTAACTAAAGATTACATAACTATTAAGCCTGGCGCACTTGATGGCAACCAATGGAGTAATAATAACCGTTGGTTCCATGAAGATATTATTACCAAAACAGCAGAATATACAAACACAGTTCCTGTATTTGATTCAGCAGTTAGAGCAAAACGTCCTATTATTGAGTTTGATAAAAACTTAAAACTTTATGATTTTGGTACTGCTAAGTTAACAGATGTCGACTTAGTTGACACTTTATTTACAGATGCGTTCTCTGATTTAGAAGGACAGCCAAGTGCTGGTACTTACATAGACGGAAAGTTGGTTGAAGAAGGACAATTAATAGTATTTACAAGCGATGCAGATCCTTTTGTTAATGGCTTTGTATACGAAATACAAATTCTTAGAATTGCTGGTGTAGATACTATACACTTGGAAAAGTCAACTACTATCGCAGATCCTGTAGAGCATAATACACTTATTGCCAAATATGGCAATAATGCAGGAACACAGTGGTATTATAAAAACAGCAAATGGAATAAAGGACAAATTAAAGCAGGAGTAAACCAAGCCCCATTGTTTGATATGTTTGATGAGACTGGTGTTAGTTTTTCAACATATACTAACAGCACGTTCGCTGGTTCTCCAGTGTTCAGTTACGCAGTAAACTCAGCAGGAGTGGCAGACACTGAGTTAGGTTTTGCTTTAACATATAGAAACTTTAATAACATTGGCGACATTGTTTTTTACGATAATATTATTAGAGATAGTTTTACATATACTACTGATGTTTTAAACAATGTCACTAGTAGTGTAAGAAACGCAAAAGGCTTTTTACACAACTATAATAGTATTTCTGATTATACAGTAGAAAATAACTGGACAAAAGCACCGTTTGAGAGTAGACAGTTTATACAACAAACAATTTCAGTAGGATCTGAATTACAACAGTTTAAAATTACGACAACTCCAAAGGAAGAAACTAACGCAAAGAATTTAATTGTAAAAGTTAACGGAAAGTTGAAGGAGAAAGGAGAAAACTCCTCCACCACAAAAGATTTTTATATTTTAACAACTGATAATGTACAGTATGTTAATTTCACAACAGCCCTTACCACTGGTGACGTACTTGTTATAAAATCCTATACTGACGACACTACTGAAAACTTAGTAGATGGAGAAGTGTATAACATTCCTGTTAACTTAAATAATAACCCGCTTAATAATTTGGACGTAACAACAACATACACCCTTGGACAAATTAGAGACCATATCGGAACGTGCGTTGATAATAGTTTAGAATTTGAGGGCACATACTTTGGTTATAATAATACTAGAGACATTGGCGACATCAGTCTGTTAGGAACAAACATTGTTCAAAACTCTGCTAGTTTAGCAAAAGCAGGGTACATACTAACAAACAACGAATATGACTTTTTCACTTCAATTGACCACGCAGAAGTACAATACAATAGATTTAAGAACTTATTTTTAACTACTGCTGACAACCTCGAGTATGATTCAAATACATCTAGGTTTGTTGATTCTATTTTACAGACAATGTTCGCTGGTAAAAATAATACAATGGCATATCACAATAGTGATATGGTTCCGTTCTCAACAGATACAACAACTTTAACATATACAATTTTTGATATTGATAATAAGAAGTTTGAACTTAATAAAACTTACAACGACACAGTTCCAAGTGAAACTGGTGTATTAATATACAACAATGGTGTTATGCTGGTAAAAGATAGAGATTATACTTTCTCTACAACAACTCCGTTTGTTACATTGGCGGACAGTGTAACATTAGTTTCAAACGAAAAACTTGAGATCGTTGAGTATATTACTACAGGTGGTAACTTTGTGCCGCCTACTCCTACTAAGTTGGGATTATATCCAAAGTATGTTCCAAGTAAGTTTACAGATGACACATACAAGACATCAATTGATGTTATTCAAGGACACGATGGTTCCATCACACCAGCGTATGGTGATTATAAAGATGATGTTTTACTAGAGTTAGAAAAAAGAATTTACAACAATCTTAAAGTTGAGTATAATAGTAATTTACTTGATACATGTAACTTGATTAACGGTCATACTAGAAAAGTAGACTACACTACTCAAGAGATTAACAATATATTAAGTGCCTACATATCCAATTGGGCTAACAAAAACGGAATAAATTACATCACAAACTCAACTTACGACGTAAGCGATCCGTTTACTTGGAACTATAGTTTAATAAAGAATAAATTTGATTCGACACAATTATTGCCTGGCTACTGGAGAGGCATTTACAAGTATTTTTATGATACAGACAGACCACATACACGCCCGTGGGAAATGCTTGGATTTACAGATAAGCCATCGTGGTGGGAACTTACTTATGGCCCAGCACCTTACACAAGAGATAACTTAATATTGTGGCAAGACTTAGAGGATGGCGTGATTGCGTCCGGACCCAAAGCAGGCACATATGACAAATACAAACGCACAGGTTTAGTTGCTAACTATATTCCTACAGACAGTGCTGGTAACTTAATGCATCCTGTAGATGTTGGATTAATTGATAGAATTGATTCAAGTACAAGCGCAGATTGGGCAATAGGTGACGACGGTCCGGCTGAAACAGCATGGAAAAGATCTAGCAGTTATCCGTTCGCGTTACAGAAGTTGATGGCGTTAACAAAGCCGGCAAAATATTTTGAACTAATGTACGATGTGTCTAAAATAACCACAAACCTAGTAGGACATTATGTACACAAGGACACTGGGTTACCAATTGTTCCTAACGCAGTAAGCACACATGGGTTTGTTAACGCAGATGGTACTGTTGAATACACTGCTGGTTATGGTAACTGGATAGTTGATTATACAGTTTACTTGGGCGGTAGCACAATAAAGTTTAATGAGAATCTTAATAGTTTAAGTCTTAATCTTGCTTATAAAATGGCAGGGTTTACAGATAAAGAAAAGTTAAAGATTATACTTGAGCAAATTTCACCAACACGCTCTTCCAATGACGTGTTTATACCACAAGAAGATTATTCCTTTTATCTATTAGAAGGAAAGCCATTAGAAAGAATTAATTACTCGGGTGTGATAGTTGAAAGAACTGAGTCTGGCTACATTATTGATGGTTACTCTGTCGATACTCCTTACTTTAATGTTCTGCAAAGTATTACTACCTCAGGAAATAAAAGACAAGTTTCAGTTGGTGGAATACAACTTGATACCGTTCCTTACGAGCCTAATAATGATTACGCAGCTGGACAAATATTAGAAACAACCTCTGGGTCATATTACATTGTTAATATTCCTTTTTCATCAACAGATGATTTTGAAAATGATAGGCAATATTTAACAAGGACTCAGCAAATTCCAACGCAAGGCGGAGTTACAGTATTACGATATGGAGATTTTAAAAATACTCCAACCAAAGTGCCTTATAGAACAGAATACAAAACTATACAAGATGTTTATGATTTTATTATTAGTTATGGTAGATATTTAGAGTCTACTGGTTTACAATTTGATAATATTAGCGATGATTTTGGACTAGTTGAAGATTGGGATCAGTCAGGAGTTGAATTTTTATACTGGACACAAACAAACTTTGGTCCCGGATCAATGCTTACAATGAGTGCTGGTAGCTCAGTTCTAAAGTTTAATCTAAGTAACGCACAGGTCGGAAGTTTAACTAGCGAGATTATTCCGTCATCAGTTATCAACCAAAACAAGCAAAAGATTTTAGTTCAAGATTTATTTTATAAGAGAGAAGATAACACATTTGAATTAAGCACTAGCCAAGAAGTAGATGGTGTATACGCTTGCGTCTTAAATCCAATACAAACAGAACATTTGTTAATTGTAGAAAATGAAACTGTATTTAATGATGTTATTTGGAACTTAACCACTGGTAGCAGACAAAACAGAATTAAGTTAGTAGGCTATAAGACAAGATTGTGGGACGGAACGCAACAATTGCCAGGCTATGTCTTATTAGATGACAGCGTTGATGATTGGGATGTTAACAATAATTATGAACTCGGCGAGATTATAAGATTTAAAAGTAAATTTTATGTCGCTAATATAAAACACGCTCCGTCGGATTTAACAGAACAAGGAAAGTTTGATTTTAGCAAATGGAAACTACTAGATGAAGTTAACACTGGCTTGCTTCCTAACTTGGATACAAAAGCAGATCAGTTTAGAGCCTTCTACGAGATTGAAGAAGATGTGAGGAAGTTTAGCACTGAGAAACTTTCTTCTAACCTAATAGGTTACCAAAGTAGAAAATATTTAGAGAATCTGCAGATTGACGAAACTGCTCAAAAGAAATTCTATCAAGGATTTATTAAAGAAAAAGGAACAACAGCGGTTGTTGATAAATTGCTCAGAGCAAAAGTTCCTGCTTTGGATACCTCAATTAACTTATACGAGGAATGGGCATTTAGAATTGGCGAGTATGGTTCTGTAGACAGCACACAAAGTATTGATTTTTACTTAGAAGAGAATAAATTTAAAGAAAGTCCTGACTTAATAGAGCTTATTAATGCTGACGAGCAATATAAGAATGAAAATATTACAGTTCGTCCAAGCGATCTTTACCAAAAGCCATTAGAACCATTACACTTTAATAAAAATATATTCTCTATAGAATCAGACACAATAGATGATAGACTAACCCTTCCAACAGCAGGGTATGTAAGAACTGACGATACGAAACATTCAGTTGTTAGCCTATCAGAGTGGGTTTCTTCTAACACTATTATAATAGAAGAAACAATTAATATCGAAACACAGTTAATTGGAAGAACAAGTTATACTACTAGTGGCTCTGTTACATTATATAATGGTGCCGTAGTAAGTTTTGATAGCACACAAATTATACCGTCCAGTTATAGAGGTAAAAACTTCGTAGTAACTGGAGTAGGTGAGTCTATAGTACTAACTGAAAAAACTGCGTATCTTAATTCGTTAGCAATTGGTGACAAAGTTTGGGTCTCTAGTGCTGACAGTTTCCCACCGCAGTTTAAAGAGGATTCAAAAGATTGGGCAGTATATAGAATTACTAACGCAGGGAATTCACCTATAAGTGTATCTAAAGATAACGACAATGAATTAACTGTTGCATTTTTGTATCCCATTGGTACCATACTAGTAGGCGAATATATTATTTTAAGACGCTGGACAAGCACGTCAAACAGTGGAGTAGATTTTAGTGGAATTTACAAAGTAAAAGAAAACTTATCCTCCAACGGACTTTATGTACTAAAATTACACGCAACAACGTCACTGGAACCATACGCAAGTTTGGGTGATTCACAAGCACCTACTATAACACGCGGCGAGATGGTAGTATTATCCAATGCTCGATATAATAGTTCAGACAGTTTATACGGAACAGATGAACCAAGATATGGTTGGCAAGACGGTGATTTAGCATGGGTTGATGACTACGCTGATACAGGGAAATGGGCAGTATTAGAGAAAAAGAATCCTTACACGCTAAGAGAGCAAATATATCCTAACAGTAAAGCAATTAATACTGGATTTGGGCAGGCAGTTTCCACTAACAAAGACACTTCCACATTATTAGTAGGATCAGTGTACGATGGCACCTCAGCAGGCAACATTGAACAATGGACAAGAGACATCAAAACAGTATTTGATGTTAAGAGTATTTTTGTAAGTGGCGATGGTTCACTAACGTCAGGTTACTTAAACAACTCTGGATACTTGTTAACTGTTAATACTGACGGATTGCCACAGCCATCATCTTTTGGTACATTTCCAAATGATAGTAATTCTAATAGAGTTACACCAAAAGTTTTTGAACACACTATAAACATCCGTGTTGGAACAAATACCACAACTACTACTCCAAGAGAAATTGGAAGTGATAGTATTGGTATTACAGCAACTGGTGTTACTATTAAAAGTCCTATAGTTGAAGGAGAATTAACTAACGACACTGGCAGTGCCAAAGGAAAAGCACCATTAAATTGGCAATGGAACGCTGTAGTAAACAGAAGCAAATTAGGACTGGACAGTGGCGACGGACAACCGTTGGATGACAACCATTATAATTATTATAGTGGTAAGTTTTTAAGCCAATGGAATGACAGCGTATACTTAGAAAATAGTTATTATAATGATACTAATTACAGCGGCGATCATTGGAGACACGCGGATGGGCACTCTAAAATAATTGGCTATGCTTATGATGGTTATCCAATTTATGGACCTTTTGGATATCAAACTCCTACTAACTCTGCTACAACACCAGTAAGAATGACCTCATCATACTTGTTACATGACGCTCCTCTTGCTGATAGAGAATACAATTATACCCAATATTCTAAAGGATCTTTTATACAAGATTATTATTATTCAGATGGATCAGGCACGTTAGACAAACACAATGGACGTTATGGTGTAACTCCTGATTATCCAGACGGCACATACGCATACTTTTTGACAATTAAGGTAGATGGTTCTGTAGTTTATCCTTACGTAGTAGGACCAACAATGAAGGAATATCCTGTATTAGAAGCAGATACCGTTCCTAAAGATCCAGGAGGTAGTAATACACAGACGGTTGCCTTAGTGCCGGCAGACTTTGCTTTTGACAGTAATATAATTGACGGCAGTAAACTTCGCAACAGCGGACTTCTTGGGTGGCGATTTGATAATACTAAAGAACACGATTACGTTGTAACAACAGCACCAGGAAGTAATAGTAACGAAGGCTATGTTATTGTTTTAAAACAAAAAGATGATAAAACATATGAGGCATTTGATATACTTCGATCACCGGCGCCAGCAGTAAATGGATATTTTGGTTATGATGTTGCTCTTAGTAACAACGGAAACTATATGATTATTGGCGAGCCAGGAGAGTTAAAGGCACACATTTATGGACTAACAAATACTGTTACGACAACGAATAGTGAGTTCTTTAACGGAACAGGCGCAACTCCAACGTTTGCGACAACAATATCATACAGTGACAATAGAGAAGTTACAGTGTATGTTGATGGACAAATTAAAATTGAAGGATTAGATTATACATTAGGAGCAGGAACAATTACATTTGTTACCTTCCCACCATTAGGTTCTAACAATGTTGAGATGCGTACTGGAAATTATTTTTATCAGGTTCAAACTCTATCAGGAGCATCAGCAACAGACTTTGGTAGAAGTGTTGCTATAAACGATAATGGAGATTTTGCATTTGTCGGCCAGCCAGACAAAGCAGCCGGCGGAAAATTGCAAGTAGGAAGCACTAAAGTTTATGCTAAGTCACCTAACGAAACGTATAGCGAAGTTCAAGAACTTTCTAGTAACATAACAAGCGAGTTGGAATTTTTTGGTAAGCAAGTAGAATCAGGCGACAGTGGTCACATTGTCGCAGTTGGTGCCACAGGTGCAGATTACACCTACATAGGAGCAACTGCTGCCTTAGCGTATAATACAGGTGAAGTAGACTACTTTATTAATAATATGAAAGTAACTGGTACAATAACAGGAACAGTTGCTAATCCAACTGTTGGTATTGGTGATCAAATTGTTATTAACGGCACACAGGTTACATTTACAGGTACAGCATTGACTGATATTGTACAAGATATTAATGACGCAAGTATTACATTCATCACCGCAGAAAGCACTTCGGATAATAAATTAAAAATTACTAGTACTAGCACCACAACAAATAATAAACTTAGTATTACAGTAGGTAATACAAATGGTGTGGCAGTGTTTACAGCAATTGGTATTACATTGTATGAATTTAAAGCATCGTTAGTACATCCAGACGGTTTACAAAACGCTTATTATGGAGAAAGAATAAAGTTTAACGAAGACGCTTCTAAATTGTTAATTAGTAGTCCAGCAGGAAACTCAATTGTTGAGATAGGTATAGATGACGGTTTAACAACATTTGATCAGTCTAATACGGCAATTAGTGATATCCAATTAGAGTCAGGGTCTGCGTTAATATACGATATTAATAGCGATATGACAAACAGTTTAATTCAACGTTTAGATTGGAGAGAACGCAGACAGTATGACAAATACGGTTCAGGCATTACATTAACAAATAACACCGCGTTCGTTGGTGCTCCAGGAGATGATTACTTCGAAACAGAGACAACAATTGGAGATGGTGTAACTACAGCATTTGCAATAACTGGACAATATAGTACTGATAATATTGAAGTTACTATTAATGATAAAAAGATATTATCTGGCTTTACAAGCGACAATGCATCACCTAATAGCACAGTTACATTTGATAATCCACCGCTTGCGTATACTATTAAGTTTAGTAAGTATACGTCTAATACTGGTTCAGTACTAGAGGCGATTGACGCAAATAACAAAGGCTCCTGGAATGTTAAGCGACAACAAAATTCCAGAGTTGACATTGACACAATTAATCAAGTATTCACATACAATCAGAAAACTAATAAGTTTATAAACTATGTTGACTACTTGGATCCAGTAAAAGGAAAGATACCTGGCGTTGTAAACCAAGAAATAAGTTTCAAAACATTCTATGATCCAGCAGTTTATAATGTGGCCACAGATACTACAGTGACCACAGACTCAGATAACCATTGGGGACCTAACCAAGTTGGAACATTGTGGTGGGATTTAACAAACACCAAGTATGTTGATTATGAACAAGGTGATTTGGAGTATAGAAAAAAATCATGGGGTAAACTATTCCCAGGCACACAAATTAGCGTATATGAGTGGGTAGAAAGTGATACGTTGCCTTCAAGTTACGCTGTATATGATGGCGACGGAACTCCTAAGTTTGCGAGCGATAGTGCTTATGTTGAATACGTTAGAAAAGACGACGCAACAGGCTTACTTGAATCAGTATATTATTACTGGGTTAAAAATAAAACATCAATTCCACAAAAATCTAGAGCATATTTAGACGCGACAGGACAAATTAGATTTACATCACGTGGAAGAGAATTAGAGTTGCAAAGTTTTATACCAGCCGCAACAAGAAAACTTCCAGCCAATACAGTTGCTAACATGTTAAAAGATCCGGAAGGTAACGGACTTGCTTATATAGGTGTAGTTGCTCAAAACGCAATTGTTGGTTATAATTTAAATAAAAACCTAGTTAACAAGAATATTGTACTCAGCGTTAATTATGACACAAAGAAAAATAATATTCCTTTACACACTGAATGGCAGTTAATGCAAAGAGATAATAAATTGTCTAAACCAAATAGTTACTTGGTAACTAAACTATCAGATAGTTTAGTTGGTTTAGATATTACAGAAAAAAGTGTACCTGACCCAACAGTGCGTATTGGACAACGTTACGGAATATTAAATTATCCAAGACAAACAATGTTTGTTGACAAAGCAGGCGCTATTAAAATTTTAGTTAATTACTGTAATACAGTATTTGCAACTAATAAAATGGCGATAGACTTTGATCTAACTACTCTTAGCACCGCAGATCCAATTCCATCAACTGGCTACAATGAAATTGTAGAAACATATACAGAATTAACGTATATAAACACTAATACAGTTTCAGAAGGTTACACTGTAATAGTTAGGAAAGACGAAACAAGAGAAAATTATTGGACATCATATTCATGGTCAACAGCACAAGGATTGTGGAATTTTAATAAAAAACAAAAATATGACACAACCAAATATTGGGATTATGTAGATTGGTATGCTACTAACTATAGTAGCAACACAGTTATTGATCAAATTGTTCCTCTAAGAAACGATTTAGAAAAAATTACCACTGCTATAGGTGATGTGGTAAAAGTAATTAATAATGGTCAATCTAGATGGGAACTATATGTAAAAGGCTCTGATTCATATACTTTAATAGGCGAAGAAAATGCAACTGTTAAATTAAAGACAGAACTATATACATTAACAGAACCTCTACAAGAACTGAGGTACATCGTTAGTGCGTTACAAGACAATTTGTTTATTGATGAATTAGAAGAGCATTTTAATAAAGTTTGGTTTGAGTTAGTTCGTTTTGCACTACACGACCAAAACCTACAAATTGACTGGGCATTTAAAACCAGTTTTGTAAAAGTAATACAAACAGTAAGAGAACTTACTGAAATTACAAACTACAGTTATGACGTACAGGATAGTATAGAAAATTATATTAAGGAAGCAAAACCATATAGAACAAATTTAAGAGAGTATGTATATAGATATCCATACCTTGATGTAGCATTGACTGCGGTTACAGACTTTGATCTTCCAGGTTACTGGGATGCGACACAAGAAATATTCCGTTCACCAAATGTATATAACGCAGACGATGACGAAAGAATGCAGACTGGCCCATGGGTCAATTGGTCCAATCATTACACTAAGCATATTGAATCTATGACTGTTGTTGATGGTGGTAGCGGCTACGGCACAACTGATCTTTCAGAGTATGCAGAGTCATCATATGATACAACGAAGTATGATGGTAAAGAAACAACAACAACTCCTCCGGTAGTTATTATTGAAAGTGGTGCCCAATGGGAACTTGGATATTCATACACTAGCCTGGTAAGACCAGGAGAAGGTGGCGCGCAAGCAGTTTTAACTATTCCAACCCATAGCCCAGATACATTATGGTATTACAGTAGTGATATTAAAGACATGGGTTGGAAGGTGAGAGTACAGCCAGCATTACCCACTCCAGAAACAAAAACATTTGCTGTTACTGTAGTAGTTGATGGCGAAGGCAATCCAGATTTTTATATTGACGGTGTAGAGCGTCCTAATTTAATATTGTATAGAGGTTCAACATATACCTTTACGCAAACAGACGCAAGTAATGCCGCCAAAGGATATTTTAGATTCTCAGCATTAGAAGATGGTACACATAGAGACGGAAGCGGCGCAACCGCTGTTCCTGTAATGAAGTCACCAGGTTTAGATGAAGTAGAATCAGTCACTGTAACAAATCCTGGGACAGGTTATGTAACCACGCCTAAAGTTACAGTACAAGGCGGCGCAGGTAGCGGCGCGATAGTATACGCTAACTTAGAAAACTTTAAAGTAAGAGATATTTTAGAAACAATTAAGTTTGATCGTGTGGATGGCCCTAGACATGTTAAAACAATTGCTGTAGATACTGGCGGCACAGGATACACATCAATTCCAACAGTTACAATAACAGGAACTGTTTCAGAAATTACAGTAACAGAAAAGGGAATGGGTTACTCAGTGGCGCCATTGATTGTAATATCACCACCAGATGAGTTAAACGGAGTGCAAGCAACTGCGTCGTTGGTGTTAGACATTGATGGTTCAGTGACCAGTGTTACAGTAACAGAGCCTGGCAGTGGATATACTAAAACTCCATTTGTACAGTTTATAAAAAATAGCCCAACTGACCCTAATCCAATAACAGAAGCAAGGGCAACGGCAGTGAGCACCGGACTTGGTGGCACAGGCGCACAGGCAGTAGCAAATATTTCAAGCGGCGCAGTAGCAGGAATTACAGTCACTCAACAAGGCAGAGATTACCAAACAGCCCCTACTGTTATTATTAGCGGTGGCGGAGGTTCAAATGCTACAGCAACCGCAACAATTTCATTTACTACGTACAATAGATTAGAGCCAAATCATGAACTAACAAGTAAAAAGAACAGTGATCGTTTAACACTTTATTACGCAGGTGGGCAAACAGGCACAAACAGTGATAAGAACTGGAAAAACGAGCAGGTAAATACTCCAACTTATGAAGCGGTTATATCCGAATCAGGTTTGGAGTATAAAGCAAACAAGGTCCTTGGTGCGGAGTTTAGTTTAGAACCTGGTTATGACAGAGCCGCGTATGCTAGAAATGCTTTTGATGACTTTGCTATAACAGAAGAAGGCATTAGGGTTATCGCGTCTGTTGACACAGATATGAGCGGCGGTGATTTTAGCAGTACTGGCGGTGTTGACCCTGCTAATGTTGTAGTCGATGGTGATGGATTTGTTACAACATACACATCACATGCTCCTGAAGAACAAATTCCAGGTAGATTGTTTGATACACTGGATATGAAAGTGTATGAAATGCCTACTCCAAGAAATTCAGGTGTAACTGTTAGAAAGTATACGTATAATGGCAATGGCTCAACCACTGCTTACAATTTCAGTGACTTAGGCGGCTTACCTACTGCGTCATTTGGCGCAGAGGTATATGTTGATAACGTACTAAAAATTCGCTTAGTTGATTATACATTAGATTTTACTAACAACACAGTTAACTTAAATTCACCTGCGTTGAATGGACAACTAGTACATATTGTTTTAGTTGAAACGGGCGGTGAAAACTTTAGTTCATTCCAGCAAGACTTTGTTGGTGATGAATCAACAACTGAGTTTATTGTCAATGTTCCATATCAATACGCGCAAAGTTTATATGTTACAGTCAATGGTGGCAATCAATCTTATACAGCAACTAGTTATTATAAGAGAACAAAAATTACATTTGATGCCGCTCCTATTGCTAATTCTAGAATAAGAGTACATACATTCAACATGTCTGGACTAGAAGTAACAAATCCAGGATCTAAATATGATCCTAGCAATCCACCAACAGTTACTATTAGTGGTGTAGGCTCAAACGCAGCCGCAACCGCAGTAGTTAACGACAACGGAGAAGTTGAAGGATTTATTATAACAAACGTAGGCACAGGATATACTAGTGCGCCAACAGTTACAATAGGCACTCCTGGAGCAGGGGGTGTGCAAGCAACGGCAACCGCATCAGTTTATGATGATAAAATTGGTATTCCACAACCTTATATTAGAGTTGACTCGGAAGAATTTACTCTTCCAACACTAACAACATGGCCTACAGATTACATATTAACTTATCCAGCACAGTTTATAGAGCAAGGTCCGGATTATGCTAAAGTAGTTGTATACTTAAACAAGACTAGACTAGCACCAGGTGACACAGAATATTACACTGGTGATGGTAGCACAACTGTATTTGCGAGTCCATCTAATCCAACAGTAGACTACGCATTAGCAACTGATGCAGACATTCAAGTACACGTTGGCGGAGAGTTAAAGACACTCACAACAGATTATACGTTTACAGGAACTCCAGCAAGAGCAGAAATAACATTTGTCACAGCACCTGCAGACGGCTTAGAGATTGCTATATCTGTTAGAAACGGGCAGTACTGGATTGAAAATGATCAAAGTATTATTTTAGAAGATGGTACAGGGTTATCAAGAACTGCTAATGCATCTACTAGTGATTCAGTTTTTGTACAGTCATATATTAATCAAAAGTACAGCCAAGGAAACACTATTACTATTGAGGGATCATCAATTGCAACCTCAACAGGACTTGAAAGGTTTGACACAGTCGTATATGATGATATTGCGTACGCCGGCGATATTAGCGTTTCTATTGCTACACCAGTGTACGATATTAGAGTAATGATGGAAGAATACAACACTAACTATGCTTGGGTATGGTTAAACGGAGTTTATCAAATAGCAAACCATGATTACTATATCACTAGTGATGGTTATTTGGTAATGACACCACTAAGTGGGTTGATATTAGCATCAGATAAGATCACAGTGACTACTATGCGCGGAGCCGAAGCTGAGCAAGGACAAGGTATTGGATTTAGAATTTGGAAAGATATGTTTGACCAAGTTGCATACTATAGAATTTCCACAGCAAATACAACAACATTATCTACAGATCTTGCATACACAGATTTAACAATTAGTGTTACTGACGCATCCAAGTTATTAACACCGCAACCAACAAATGGTATTCCAGGTGTGATATTCATTGGAGGCGAGAGAATAGAATATTGGGAAATTGACGGAAATACATTAAAACGAGTTCGTAGAGGAACTTGGGGCACAGGTGTCCAAACAACTTATAACGCACAAACTGAAGTTGTTGATGGAAGTAAGCAACAAGCAATTCCAGGTAAGACTGAAGCACATACTAATGTATGGTATGATCAAGGCACAAGTACAGCAACAAACGGCCAAGGTTTAGGTTTAGCAACGTCAGCACAGGCAAAATTCCTTAAGGAAGCACCGTTAACTACTCCAAAGGCATATTAATAGGATAAATACTTCAGATGGAAAATGAAAATAAACAAGTCAACGAAAGTGAAGAAAAACAAGATATGGAAACAAAACAACCTAATGAAATTCCTAGTGTGAACATTGAAGGTCACATTAAAATCTTTGATCCCGAAACAGAAGAGGTTTTTGTAGATAAGCGTAACGCTATTCATTATGAAAACTTTTCTTTAGCACTGGCACAGAGCGTCGCTAATAAGACAACAGGGTTTATTCACGAAATGCATTTTGGTAACGGTGGTACCTCAGTATCTACTACTGGTATCATTACATACCTACCTGCAAATAACTCAGGCAGTTCGGCAGACTTATACAATAAAACTTATTATAAGGTTGTTGACGATACTAGTAGTTCCAATCCAGATCCAACACGAAACAAAATGACTGTCAGTCACGTTGCAGGCACAGTTTATTCCGATATTTTAGTTTCATGCTTGCTAGATTACGGTGAACCAGCAGGTCAAGAAGCATTTGATAACTCTGCTTCACTAGACGGCACGTATGTATTTGACGAATTAGGCCTAAAGAGTTGGGAAGGTGTGTTAGGCGAGGGTAACTTACTTACACACGTAGTTTTCCACCCTGTACAGAAGTCATTAAACCGTTTGATTCAAATCGACTATACAATACGCATTCAAACGCTTACAAACCTAAGTTCCGCAACTTAAGGCACCGGAAAAGCCACTTTTCTTGTCTATTATTGAGTCTTTCTATAAATAGAATATAAATAATAGTAGCATATTATATGCAATGCCAAACATTTAACGGCGTAGTGCCGTGGCAAACATAATCGATTATAAAATGGAGAAATAAAGTGGCATATACAGTTAATAAAACGGATGGGTCAGTCTTAACAACAGTTGCGGATTCGACCCTAGACACAACTTCAGATCTTACCCTCATTGGTAAGAACTATGCCGGTTACGGTGAGATTCAAAACGAGAACTTTGTATACTTACTAGAAAACTTTGCAAATACAACTGCACCAAGTTCACCACTTGCTGGTGAATTATGGTGGGATACAGGAACGAGTACATTAAAAGTTTATACCGGAACAAATTGGAAAGGCGCGGGCGGTTTAACGAGACAATCAACTGCTCCTACTAGTCCCTCAGAAGGTGAGTTATGGTTTGATACCGTAAATGACCAATTATTTGCTTGGGACAACACATCATGGATTCTTGTTGGTCCTTTATACGCAGCTGGCGTTAAAACAGGCCCACTTGTAGAAACTATCACAGATACATTGGCGGCAGATCATACTGTAATTTCAATGTATGTAGCAGACACAAGAGTTGCTATTATATCTAAAGATAGTGTCTTTACACCAAACGTAGCAATTGGTGGATTTGCTACAGTAAGTCCTGGTTATAACCTTAGCACTACAGTAACAGATGCTAAATGGCACGGAACAGCAACTGACTCTGACTCACTAGCAGGAGTAGCGGCCGCCAATTACATGCGATCTGACACAAACGAAACAACATCAGGTTCGATTAGTGTTTTAAATGATAATGGTGTAGTAATTGGTGTTGACTCTGATATTACATTATCAGTGTCGGGTGACGATGTAACGTTTAAGAATAATACTAGCAATGGTAATATGTACATGAACGTTAACGTAGGTGGTGTTCCTACCAACGCCATTGAAATTGATGGGTCAACTACTGCTGTTACAATCGCAGGCGACTTAACAGTTAATGGCACAACATCAACAATTGACACTACTAACTTATTAGTAGAAGATCCATTAATTGTTCTTGCTAAAAATGTTGCAGGTACGCCTTCTTATGACGCAGGTATTATTGTTGAGCGCGGAACAAGCGCAAATACTGGTATGATTTGGGATGAGACTGCTGATGAATGGGCAGCCGTTACCACAACAGAAACAGGTAGCACAGCAGGTAATGTAACAATTGATAGTTACGCAAACATGCACGTAGCCACATTAACAGGTTTGGCAACTTCAGCACAATATGCTGACTTAGCAGAAAAGTTTGAAGCAGACTACGACTATGACGCAGGTACTGTTGTACAGATTGGTGGAGAGCGTGAAGTTACAATGTGTGAAACAACAGCATCAGAAGATGTGTTAGGTGTTGTAAGTTCATACCCAGCATACTTAATGAACAGTGAACAAGAAGATGGTATTCAAGTAGCATTGGCTGGTAGAGTTCCAGTTAAAGTTACTGGTTCGGTTACAAAAGGTGACCGACTAGTGTCAGCAGGTAATGGTACAGCAAGAAAAGCAACTGATAGTGAAATAACTGCTTTTAATTGTATTGGAAGGGCGTTAGAAAGCAATAAAAATGAAAACGAGAAACTAGTTCTTTGTATTGTACGAGTAGTATAATTAAGAAAAAGTATAAATACTGTTGTTACTTTTATAAAAGGCAATTATTCCTTTGTACGCTGTACATAACTTAACAAATGAATAATACTTTGAATTTAATTAACAAAATCTCGAGAAAAAACAGTAAAACCCTATAGGAGAATATAAGAAAGATGGCATACGTAACAGGTGATACAATTCTCGCTACACACTATAATGACTTTACTACTAGCGTTAACGCTATATGGGGGACTGGATCAGGTGATCATGGATACGGGCAATCAAACACAATTGCTTCTACTTCCGCATCATCAACCGTTACAGCAACCCAGTGGTCAACATTGTTAGCAAGAATTTCCTCAGCCTCATCCCATCAAGGTAGCTCAATTACAGCGATTAGCTCACCCAGCGCAGGTGATACAATCAGTGCATACTCCGCTCTATCAGGTAATATTACCACAATTGACACAAACAGATTGAACATTACGTCCCCCAACTATACAGACACATCCAGTACAGGCGATGGCTCTGCTAGTTGGACAACAAGTACAGTTCATGAGTTTACACTTACATGGGCAAGTGGCGACGAAGCAAGATACTATTTTAATGCAGGTGGTAGCACACAGTTCACATTTAGTAGAACAGGTGGCACAACACATACAAAGAATACTGAGTGGTCAAATTTAGCAACCGCATGTGGCACAATTATTTTTGCCGCACAAGGTACAACTAAGTCTGGCGGTTCTGGAACAGCAGATACAGAAGCAACAACAGTTGGTTATCATGACATGTCAACCTCTAATCAGTTGGTATTTAGACAATATGAAGGTGACAGTCCTTATACATCAAACTATATTTCTGTACAAGCAAAATCAAACGGTGCTCAGGGCGTAAACGGCGACAGTGGTAGTGTATTAACATTCACTATTACATGGGCTGATGCAGCCGCTGATAACTTTGATGATAGCGTTGACGGTACAGTAACAAATACTATTACACACAGAACACCAAACACTACAGCATTGAACAATGCAGCCTGGACAGGTGCACCAACATATAGTAGTACAGGCTTTACACAATCTTAATTAATTAATATTGACAATTAGAAGCATTTGTTATATAATGAGTCTATGAGTGCAAAAGAAATTGTAAAGAAAAAGTTTAACCAAAAAGTGGCTCATGCAACAAAGCGTGAGACCACTTTGGGGTTACTCTCCCTCCCATACAACGGCGGTTTATTCAAAGTATCCTATGAATTAATTAGTTTTTGCGAACTAATGTCTTTAAGGCAACAAATTGCTGAACGAAATGACTTAGAATCAAATCCAACTGTTGTATTAGATCAATTTGAAAATCCAATTATAATTGAGGATCCAGTAGACTTTACACAAAAACTATGGCAACGGTATTACGAAGTAACCAACGAATACTATGCCGAACTAAACAAAATTCGACAAATTAGAAAACCAGATCAAATTTAATGCCCGATGATAAAGGCGTATTATTATTTGCGTATGATAACGAATCAATAAGTTACACAAATCTCGCCATTATTTGTGCTTTGTTAGTACGCAAACATTTACCAGGAACAGGAATAGCGTTAGTTACTAACAATCCTGTCGATGGACCGTTTGACCACGTAATACATATTGATGCTGGCAATAGCGGAAGAAGAACGTTTAGAAACCCCGAGGGAGAAGTCGAAGAACTTACATGGCACAATAAAACTAGACCATTAGCATACGAATTGTCTCCATTCCAAAAAACTTTACTATTAGATGTAGACTATCTAATGTTTAACAATTCGTTGCAAGGAATATTCGAAACACAAGAAGAGTTAGTATGCCATAAGAATGTGTTTGATATAACAGGTAAGAATAGTTTTATTGATGATAAGTTATTGCATTGGAGTAGCATACCCATGCTGTGGGCAACCGTGTTATACTTTACTAAAGGAGAAACTGCTAAAACATTTTTCGATTTAGTGAGTACGGTAAAAGAAAATTATATGTATTATTACAATCTATATAATTTCAAGAAAGGGCCATACCGCAACGATTATGCTATAAGTATTGCATATAACCTTTTAAGTTTAGAAGGTTATTTCGACAACTCCCTCCTTACTTTACCTTCTCAGCATACTTTAACAGATGTTAGAGAAGATGGTATGGTAGTTTATGAGTTTGACAACGAAGTATCGATGATACGCAATGCTAATTTACATATTATGAACAAGTATAGCATACTCGAACATGCTAATAGTATTATAAGATATGCAACACAGCCTACTTTAATCCATACACCAAATGAAGAGAATTAAAGATCACAACGAACAACTAGGATATTTTACTTTTGTTCAAAACAATGAGACAACAGACTATTTAAAACTTGCTTACGCATGTGGATTAAGTTTAAAGGCAACGCAACGTATAAACAAATTTGCCGTAGCAGTAGACGAAGCGACTAAACAGTGTTTAGAGGATAAGCACCACGAAGTGTTTGACTACGTTATAGACATACCGTGGGGAGATGAAAGCGAAGAAGATAGTTGGAAGTTAGGTAACGAGTGGAAAGCGTGGGCAATAACACCATTTAAAGAAACAGTTAAGATAGACTGTGACTTAGTGTTTACGAGAAACATTGACCACTGGTGGACGTTTATGCGTGAGCAGGAAGTGCTTATTGCTACAAACGTTCGCAAGTTAGATGGAAGCATTGCTACATCGCGCAAATACAGAAAAGTATTTGATGAAAACGAACTGCCTAATGCGTATAGTGGGTTTATGTATTTTCGTTACGGCGAGGAAAGTTTAAAACTGTTTAAAACACTTAAATGGGTTTACAAGAACTGGAATACTGTAACAGAGAATATTAAAAACTGTAGAGACAGTAAACCCACAACAGATGTTGCGTTAGCCATTGCGTTAGTATTACAGGAGCAAGAGTATACTGCTACTAACAGCGTATTGGATTATCCAACGTTTGTACATTTAAAGCCAAGCATTTTAGAGTGGCCCGAACAGCATAAGATAGAGGATGTTGTTAATATAAGTTATAGTGATAGCATTGGACTACTTATTGGTGTTGAGCCACAAATATATCCAGTACATGGTGCTGAATGTAAGGAGTACTTGGCTGATAAAACAATAGAGTACTATGAAAGGACTTAATGAGTTTTTAGAAGCATTGGAAGGCTTTGACTATAGTGAAAAGGAAAAGCCAGACTATTGCTTATACTATGATGATGCAGGTAAAATATACGAGGCATCGCCAGAAGAAAGAGAAGAATTAAGTTATATAAAAGTTCCATGGAACTGGCCAGAGAATAACTTTATCACTGACTGGACTGTCGAAGATGGTAAGTTAAAGCCTATAGAAAAACATAGCAGTTCAGCGTCAAAGTATAGACAAGTAACACACGCTTCGGAGTTAGATCATAGTCAACCAGTTTTAGTAACAGAGAAGGATCATAGGTTAATTAAACATGTCATTGATCCAGATCAGGTGATGTTTAATAGAGACGAAAGTTATTATCAATTACAATAAGAGAAACAAAATAGGAATCAATAATGGTAACAAAACACGCAAAATATCCTTGGGAAGCACAGCAAGGAGAAGTAATTAAAAACAAAGAATTTAAAGAAGCAGTTAAAATTTACAGGACTGTTAAAGAGTGGTGCCAAACAAACTGTAAAGGTGAGTTTAAAGTAGACGATAAAGTTTACGCTGATGGAGTTAGAGTAACATTTAGGCGTCCAACAGAAGCAAAGTTATTTGAGGAAACATTTAATGACTGAGATAGTTGATGTGGCAGATTTAGACTGCATCTACTTAACATATGATGAACCACAGAAGGACGAGTTTTGGGCTAAGATACTTAACATGGTTCCGTGGGCAAAACACGTAGATGGTGTTTATGGATCCGATGCGGCACACAAAGCGGCGGCAGAGGCAAGTGACACAGAACGTTTTGTTTTAATCGACGGAGACAATATGCCTGACCCGGAGTTCTTTAACCTGCAACTTACAATAGATGACGCTACAAAGGATTGTGTTTTTAGATGGAAAGGACGCAATATTATAAACGGACTAATGTATGGCAATGGTGGGTTAAGTTGTTGGCCAGTTGAGTTTGTAATGAATATGAAGTCACATGAAAACACTGATGGCAGAGATGAAACATTGGTTGAATTTTGCTTTGATGACAATTACAAGGCAATGCATAACTGTTATAGCACAACATATCCAAATGGATCAGAATTACACGCATGGCGAGCAGGGTTTAGAGAAGGCGTCAAAATGGTGTTAGACCAAGGCAAGCGTCCTGATCTTGACACATTTGAAAAAGCAATTCACGCACGTAACTACGACAATCTATGCATCTGGCAAACTGTTGGACGCGATATTGAACACGGCAATTGGGCAATATATGGAGCACGTTTAGGCACATTTTTAACTATGCTTACAGACTGGAACTATGTAAATGTAAGAGACTTTAAGTATCTCACAGAAATGTTTAACGCAGAATACGCATCTAAGGATCCAGAACAAGAAGCAAAGTTACTAGGCGAAATACTACAAAACAAACTAGGTATGCCTATATGCGAAATGGATGCTGAAGCAAGTAAGTTTTTCAAAGCACATTATAGCACACATACTAACTACGACATTATGATACAAGAGTTGGATGTAATACGTCAAATTGAAGGCTGGTAATGGAACTATATAAAGACAATAAGGGCGACAAAGTAGAAGTAAAAGACGGAAAATTTAAATCCGACTTTTATAAAAGTGCCGAAAATATTAAAGAGCAGTTAGACTCTGTTTCGCCATCCTTTTGTCTTGCTAAATGGAACCAAGTTAGTTTACATTTGCCAACAGGATATAATAATAGTTGCTATCATCCTCCACTCCATAAAATGGATGCAGAAGCAGTTAAAGTAAATCCATCCGCACTACACAACACGCAACACAAAAAAGAAATGCGTAAATTGATGATCAAAGGCGAACGTCCAAAAGAATGTCAGTACTGTTGGAACATAGAAGATACAGGACATATGAGCGACAGGCACTACAGAAGTGGTGAACCATGGGCACATATGGACTTTGAAACTATACTTAACACGCCATGGGATGCAGATAAGAACCCACGCTATGTTGAGGTTAACTTTAACCATAACTGTAATCTAAAGTGTAGTTACTGTTCACCTCAATTTAGCACGTCGTGGGAAAAGGAAACAAAACAATTTGGAGCATGGCCCACTAAAACTCCACATAACGCACCTGAACACTTTACAGGAAGCCGTGCTTGTATTCCCCACAGTCAATATAATCCATATGTAGAAGCATTTTGGAAATGGTGGCCTGATCTATATAAAGATTTAAAACACTTTAGAATGACAGGCGGCGAACCTTTGATGGATAAAAATACTTACAAAGTATTTGATTACATTAACGCAAATCCAAAGAGTGACCTACACCTCAACGTAACAAGTAACTTCTCTGTGGAAGATAAACTGTTTGACAAATATATTGAAGCGATTAAACCCATTTGCTTAGATGAAAAAGTAGAACACTTTATGCAGTACATTAGTGTTGATAGTTGGATGGAGCAAGCAGAATATATACGAAATGGCTTAGATTTTAATCGAATGTGGAATAACATCAATAGATTTTTAACAGAGATTCCATATAGAAACAGTGTTACATTTATCATTACGTATAATAATTTGAGTGTAACGGGTTTAGACAAACTGTTGTCAGCAATACACGGATTAAGACAAGCATATAGTGATACGTATCAACGTATATGGTTTGATACTCCGCTACTAAGGCAACCAGCTTGGCAGAGCGTACAGTTATTGCCAGAGTCATACCAAATGATTCATGATGATAATGTATGTTGGATGCTCGATAATATGGAGGACGAAAGCACAAGATTTAAAGGTTTTAAGGATTATGAAGTCCAACGTATGCAACGAGATTTAGCATGGTGGCAAGAAGGCAGTAAACTAGATGAGCAATATGTAAGAGATTGTAAAGCAGATTTTTATAGATTTTTTAACGAACACGATAAACGCAGAGGAACAAACTTCCTAGAAACTTTCCCGGAGATGGTAGATTGGTGGAAAGAATGTAAGAGGTTAGCACAGGCATGAGAAATGACTTTAACTGGCCATTATGGCATTGGCATTTTGAACTTACAAGTGCTTGTACATTAAAGTGTCCGCGTTGCTCTAGAACAGAAAAACCAGAAACATTAGTAATAGATAATTTAGATTTAAATTTTTTTAAAGAAAACTTTACTAAAGATATTTTACAAGAAACGAAAAGAGTTACTTTTTGTGGCTATGACGGCGACCCAATTTACAACAAAGAATTTATAGAAATATGCGAATACTTTAAAAGTAATAATCAAAAAGTAGAGTTAAATATTGTAACCAATGGTAGTTATAAAAAAACTGACTGGTGGTTAGAGTTAGGAAAAACCTTAAACAAATACGACCAAATTCATTTTAGTTTAGATGGCTATGATCAAGAAAGCAATGAGAAGTATAGAGTAAACAGTAATTGGAATAGTATAATAGAAGGAATAGAAACATTGCGTATTGGTCCCGTACGACTAGTGTGGGATATGATTTATTTTTCTTTTAATTATAAACACGTAGACCATATGGTAAATCTTGCACAGGAATTAGGCTTCGATGCAATGCGACAAACTAAAAGTAATAAGTTTAATTTCTTTTACGAGCACTACGACGATTCTTTAGATCCTATTAAAGAATATATTAGTGAGTCTGGTAGATACGAAAGTAATACAATACGTTTTACTGATAGAAAAATATACGACGACAGTTTTAAGACAGCAAGAGAAATATATAAAAAGCAAACACCAATTGGAGATATAACCCCGTATTGTTTTATAGGCACAAAGGGGTTGTTTGTAGACAGCAGAGGGTATTTTTATCCGTGCTGTTGGATTATAGATAGATATAATGATAAAGCATACGCAGAGTGGCAAACAGAAGATAAAAATATAAAACAAAGTGGATTAGAGTCCGTTTTAAACACTAATTATTGGACACAGTTTATAGCCAATATTCCCAAGTTAGATATATGCAAATTAAAGTGCAAATCAACAGAAATTAACGAAGAAACAGTAATGAGGTTCTAAATGACATTAAGAAAACCCGGTAGAGAGACTGATTTAGAAGTAAAAAAGTGGCTAAATACTAATGTAAGTCCATCTTTTTGTATGGCAAAATGGAGGAACGCTACAATATGGTTAGGCAGTGGAATGACGACAAGTTGTCATCATCCGCCCGCCCACGAAATAGATGTAACAGAACTTCAGTCAAATCCAGCAGCTATTCATAACACATCCCAAAAAAAGAAAGATCGACACAATATGCTAGTAGGACAGCGTCCTGCAGGTTGCGAATATTGTTGGAAGATTGAAGATATTGGGCCTGATTCGATTTCGGATCGTGTCCATAAGTCAGTCATTTATGACGAGGAGGATGTTAATTATGTTAAAAATAAGTTACCTACAGAGAATTTTGCTTTACGTACTCTCGAGGCCGCCTTTGACCGGACTTGTAACTTTGGTTGCTCTTATTGCAATCCTGCTTTTAGTAGCACCTGGGTAAAAGACATCAAAAAAGACGGCCCTTACGAAAATCTAATTAGCGATGGCCGTAATCATTTCACTCATTCCCACCCTTCCGCTCAATTATATAAAAAGGATGAAAACAATCCGTATGTTGAAGCGTTCTGGAAGTGGTGGGATGAGGAATTACATGAAACATTAGACGAACTCCGTATTACAGGTGGTGAACCATTGATGTCCGATGATGTATGGAAACTATTTGATAAGTTCAAAGAGGGCTCAGTTAAGCCAGACATGCGTCTCGCTATTAACAGTAACCTCGGAGGAAAAGACGATTTAATAAATCGATTCATAGAAAACGCACAATCTATTAAACATCTACATTTATACACGAGTTGTGAATCAATGGGTCCACATGCAGAGTATATACGTGACGGATTAGAATGGAACAGGTGGGTAGATAACTGCCACAAAGTTTGTACAGATGGAAATTTAGAAGGTTTCCATATGATGTGTACTATTAACGCATTGTGCTTAAACTCATTACCGGAGTTTTTACAACAGCAAATAGAATTTAAAGAGACATATGGATCAGATCGTCCTACGTTTACACTGAACATTTTACGTTTTCCAAGTTTCCAATCTCCGTTAATATTGCCAAAAGAAACACTAGCAGAGTTTAGGGGAGATTTACAAAACTGGTATAGTAAAGCAAAAACCAATCCACTGTTACAGGAGATGGAACGCAATCATGTAGAGCGATTAATAGACTACTTGGATGTAGTGGAAACGCCGCACAGTGATACATTTGAAAAGCCTGCGTTACACAATGACTTCTATCATTTTTATAAACAATACGATGAGCGTAGAGGAAAGAACTTTACAGAGACGTTCCCACGCCTAGCAGACTGGTATAATAGTTTAAATGGATAAAGGATATCTAAGCGAGGATACACCTCACAACAGTAAATCATTATTGCTTGATAGAAATAAACAAAAACTAGAGCAACACCAATTTACTACAGAGCATTATAATTTACTAACGAGCAGTAAACACTTTTGTATGTTGCCGTGGTTACATTTACACGGCTGGACTGATGGTAATGCTTATCCTTGCTGTATGGCTGATATGGAAATTCCAGTGGGCAACTTACGGAAAAATACTTTTGAGGAAGTATGGAATGGCGAAAGCATGAAGCAACTTCGTCTCAATATGTTGCAAGACAAACCCAGTGACACTTGTAAAAAATGTTACGAATTAGAAAAGTCTTCTCTTTTTAGTTTACGTAATGAAAGCAATAGAAACTTTGCATATGCTGTAGATTATATAGACAACACATATGAAGATGGCAGTGCAGATCCAAACATTTTTTATTGGGATATGCGATTTAGTAATCAATGTAATTTTAGTTGTAGAATGTGTGGGCCACAGTTTAGTAGTAGTTGGGCAAAAGAATCAAACAGTATGTACAATCGTAAAGTTCCAATTATTAATTATACCCGCGGTAGTAAACAATTAAACTGGGAAATGGTAGAGCCGTATATAGATAACTTACATAAAATATACTTTGCTGGTGGCGAACCACTTATGATGGAAGAGCACTGGCGTTTAATAGATGAACTACTAAAGCGTGGTAAAACAGACGTAGAACTTATTTACAACACGAACTTTAGTGAGACAAAGTATAAAAAGCGTAATATATTTGAAACATGGAAGGAGTTTGAACTCGTGTCTGTGGGTGCAAGTTTAGATGCAATGGGAGCAAGGGCAGAGTACATACGTAAAGGAACTAAGTGGGACAATATTGTGCGTAACAGAGAAGAAATGTTATCTATATGTCCTACAGTAGACTTTTTTGCGAGTGCTACGCTACAGGCATTAAACGCATACCATATAGTAGATTTTCATAATGAGTGGATACAACAAGGATTAATAGAAACATACGATTTTCACGTTAATGTGTTGCAAGGGCCAGAGTGGTACAGACTAACTATTTTACCACAACAAATGAAAGAAGAAGTAGTACAATTATATGAAGACCATATAGAAAAAATAAACTTTAATGATGACATCATGAGAGCATCAAACGGGTTTACAGGAGCAATAAACTTCTTAAAACAAGAGGATAGAACAGACTTGCTACCAAAGTTTAGAGAAGAAATACGCAAGTATGACCAATACAGAAACGAAAACTTTGTTGAAACGTTTCCGGAACTAAAGGAACTAATGGATGGATTATAACGAGAAAGCACCGCTATATGTTAAACTAGAAGATTTAACAGACAACGAGCGTATTGCATTAACAGAGAACGAAGCGTTTTGTATATACCCATGGACACATATACACGCCTATCCGGACAGCACTGTACACTTATGCTGTATGTCAGATATGGACATGCCACTAGGAACACTTAAAGATACTACACTGGAAAATATATGGCATGGTGAGAAGATGCAAAGCATACGGCAAGATATGCTTGCAGGTAAAAAGTTAAAAGAGTGTAGCAAGTGTTACGAACAGGATCGCAATGGCTTTATGAGCGGTAGAGTAAGTGCCAATAAACACTTCGGGCATCACATTAACAAAGCAAACACAGTAGATCCAGAGTTTGAGATTATATATTGGGACGTAAGGTTTAGCAATTTGTGTAACTTTAGATGTAGAACTTGCGGCCCATTGTTTAGCAGTAACTGGTATCAAGACTATGAGAAGTTACACGGCAGTAAGCCTGACCATCCAAAAATAATCCGCTGTGGCGATACAAAAGACTTTTATCGAGAAGCAAAACGCCATATGCCATACGTAGAGCAAATATACTTTGCTGGTGGCGAACCACTTATGATGGAAGAGCACTGGAAGATCATTGAAGAACTAATACGTTTAGAACGCTTTGATGTAAAGTTAATTTATAATACAAACTTTAGCGAATTGCGTTATAAGAAACAAGATGTATTAGAGATGTGGAAGTTGTTTAATAGTGTAAGCATTGGAGCAAGTTTAGATGGAATGGGACCACGCGGTGAATACATACGCAAAGAAACTGTATGGGACCAAACAGAGCGTAACAGAGAACGCATGTTAGAAATATGCCCTAACGTAGACTTTTATATTAGTTGTACGTTAAGCATACTAAACAGTTTCCATATGCCGGACTTCCATAGAGATTGGATGGACAAAGGATTTATTAACGCACAAGACTTTAACATTAATATATTAATGAATCCACCACACTATCGTATAGACAATCTACCAAATAATCTTAAGGAAAAACTAGTCGCTAAATACAAGGAGCATATTGAATACATTAGACCGTTGGACGGCTTGCAACGAGCAACGAACGGTTATGAAAGTGCTATTAACTTCATTAATCAAACTGCTAACGAACAATTGCTACAAGACTTCTTAAAACTTACAGCACAAATAGATGCAATACGAGATGAGAATTTTAAGGAAACATTTCCGGAACTAATCCAATTATGAACGAAAAACTGAGGCAAGTTATAAAGCAAGCAGAGTCATTTGAAAAAACTCCTACATTGTGTTATCTTCCTTTTATGCATATGGAAGCAGACGCTAAGGGTTGGCTCAAGCCTTGTTGTATGGCAGAAGGGCCTGTTTATAAAGAAGGCACGGAAGATCCATACAATTTAAACAATGGCGATACTATTACGGATGCGTTTAACAGTACTGACATGCAACAGTTACGACAAGAATTTTTAGATGGCAAAAAGCCTGAGATTTGTAAGAAGTGTTGGGATGAAGAAGGCGCAGGTTTAGAAAGTAAGCGCATAAACTGGGCTCACTATTTCTCACATCACCTACCACAAATAAAAAATATATTTGATAAAGATGTAACAGAGAAAGATATTGCGTACTTAGATTTAAAATTAGGAACCATATGTAACTTAAAGTGTAGAATATGCGGCTCTTGGAGTAGCAGTAAGTGGGCGGAAGAAGAAATAAAAATGGGTATTAAGTTTTACGGTGCTAAGAAAGAAGATACAAAGAAAACACCCGCATACTATTATTTAAAGCAAGGTGAATGGCCGCGTAAGAACCCACAGTTTTGGGAAGATCTTAAAGAGATATTACCTAACGTAAAACATTTGGAGTTTACGGGAGGAGAACCGTGGATGATTAAAGAGCATTTCCAAGTATTAGAAACACTAATAGAAAGCGGCCACTCTAAAGACATTAACATACATTACAACACAAACGGAACACAATTACCAAAACACGAATACCATAATATTCTGCCACATTTTAAACACTGTAGAATTTCTTTTAGCATTGACGACATCGGCGATAAGTTCGAGTATCAACGTTACGGTGCAAAATGGGATGAAGTAAACAACAATATTCAGTATATTTCCGGAAACAAGCCAAGTAATATAGAAACAGAGATTTGCACTACTCTTAATTTATTTAACTTTCATAATTTACCAGATGTTGCTGATTGGATCAAAGAAATTAAAAATTTAGACTCTTGGTATTTGAACTTGATGCACTATCCGTTACATTATAACATTCAAATGCATACTCCCGAAATAAAGAACATTATAGCAAATAAGTTGAGAGCATACAACTGGCAAGAGTTAATAGACAGTAAGTTTGATAATGTTAAAGAAATTGATTCTTTTATTAACTACATGCATAGCACTGATTTGAGAAATATTAAAGATGATGAAGACCATACGGATCGTATGTTAACTGACACTGCGAGAGTAGACAGCATGAGAACTAAGACGTTAAACGAAGTAGATCCGGTATTATCAGAGTATATTGGTTACGAATACAATAAGTGCCTGCCACCTATGAATAACCAATGAATACAAAGCCCGAAAACATGTGTTTGGCGCCATGGGTGCATACTTACCTAAGTCCGCAAACAGAACGTAGATTGTGTTGTGCTTCGCGAGAACCCGCACAAAGTTTTAAGCAGTATATAGACACTGAAGCAGGCACAGGAGAATACAATCCAATAACGTTAGAAGAACATTGGAACAGCGAGTATATGAAAAGTGTGCGTAGAGCACATATGGCAGGAGAAGAGATAGATGCTTGCCAAGTATGTAACAAGAAGTTACTAAACACAGACGTATATAGAGATTACTTTTGGAATTTGTTTAAACACAAATACGACGAAGTAGTAGCAAGCACGGACGAAACAGGCTACACTACGATGAAGCCAGTAAGTTGGGACTATCGCTTTAGTAACCTATGTAACTTTAAGTGCCGTATGTGTGGCGATATGTTAAGTAGCAGTTGGGAAACAGAGCAACGTAGCAATGATATGATTAACTATAGCGATCCAAAGAACAATTGGATGGATCCAACTGTAAGAAAACAAATAAGCGAATTCCAATCGCAAGTAGTAGAGAAAGAGTTTGCCGATGCAGTAGCAGAGGGCAGAGTAGAGGAAATATATTGGGTAGGTGGTGAACCTCTAATGTTTGAAGAACATTGGAAGTATATGAAACAGATTATAGAACAGGGAGATGGTGGTAAAGTATACGCAAGATATAATACAAACTTATCTCGTATAGAGTATAAAGGCGTACATTTATACAATGACATATTATGTAACATACGTGATTGGCAAATATGTGCCTCAATAGATGGCACTGGTCCTATAGGAGAATATATACGCGATGGATTGGAATGGAGTAAGTTTTTAGATTACTATAAACAAGGTATGGCGGCACAAAAACATCCAAACCAAATGCGTTTAGACTTTACTTTAACTTTACCCGGGCTATACGAAGTAAAAAATATGTTTGATTTGAGTAAGGAGTTAGATACAATGTTATTAGCGAAGGTTACTTTTGCTTTTACGCCGGACATTATAATGAGTCCAATGTGTTTACCGCGTAACTTATTAAACGATAAAGTAGATGAATTATTAGAACAATGCAGGGAGGCAACATGGAAACAACAACCGCTAATAGATGTATTAAAAAATCTAAAAGAAAGACCAACGTTCGCAGAAGAATGGCCTAACGAATACGAGGAAGGCCTTTTAAAAGGCAAGCAACGCATGGAAAAAATTGACAATCTGCGTAAAACCAGTTATAATATTAATAATATTCTTCAAAGGGATATTTTAAATTGGTGGAACACTATATGAAAAAAGACAGTATCTTAAATTTACAAAAAATTAATTCAGTAATTGACATTAATTTTGATGAATTAAATAAACTCAATATGCCATTTTTACCTGAGATTAATTATATTTTCCATAAATTTTTTGACAAGCCCAATTTACAGTTTTCTGATTATGATACATCTACAGCGTCATGGGAATTTCCAGAATGCTATAAACTTCGATATTATTTGTATTATATATTATGTAAAAACATAATTAAAGATGCTACAATACTTGATCTTGGATCCAATCTTAGTTTTTTTTCTGTGTGGGCGGCGCAGATCGGTGCGAAAGAAATAACTTCAATTGAACCAAACATGCGTAGATCAACACTAGGAAAGGAACTTGCTAGTATATGTAACCTAACAGATAAAATAACTAATCATACAATGTCTATAGATTCTACACTAACTACCGTTGACAACGAATTTATTACAGTAGATAGGCACATACCAAGAAAGAATATTAATTTAGATAGAGTAAATGTAGTGTTTATGCTTGATGTATTATATTATTTAGAAAACGGTATTCATGTTATTAGGCATGTTAAAGAAGTGATTAGACCAAAATACTTATTTTTAGAATCAACGGTAAAGGATGATATTTTTGAAAACGGACACTTTGAGGTATGGAAACCTAAACAAACCGACGAATCTATGATGTCATATACTTCAGTTACTGGTTTAATGCCATCAAGAAACGCTATTGATTTTTTTGTCAAAGACCAAGGATGGAAAGTAAAAAAATATTATGATTACCAGTCATTTATTGGCCGCGGAGAATCTCCACCGAGAAAAGCAGGACGTAAATCTTTTTATCTATTAGAAAATACATAATAAAAGAGAAACTAATCAATGAAAAAACTAGATGAAATTGTAATGACGTTAAGAACCAGACATTATAATACTATGGATGTCTATATTGATATATACGACACAGGGCTAAGCCGCAAATGGCTCACAGCATTAAACGGAATACTTAACGACAATTTAATACTCGAAAAGAACTATTGCTTTATGGGTTTTATGAATAGTAAACGCAACGGGCAATTAATACTTGATGAGATTAACGATACAGTGTTGTCTATTAATAATAGTTCATTAGATTACCATATAGAAACAGAACCATTTACAATGGAAAATTGTATCAACTATGGAGAAGTAGGATTCGGGCATTCTGGACTAACAATTAATCATGACAGATTTAATTGGTTACATAGATGGTTTGAAGAATTACAAGGAATAGACACTGGCGATTCATCCACATCAATGACCGAGCATTACCATAACGCAACTAAGGAAGAGAAGTATCACATTAGACAACTTAATTTATTATGCCATGAGTTTGAGACATGGGCGTTGACTAACCGTAAGTTAGTTCAAGCACCTGAATGGATGCAGAAGTCACAATTAATGTGCTGGCTGAATTCACCAAGATTTGATTTAGTAGATGAAGCGGACTTTGAAGGCTTCGGCATCGACTCATTACTAAAAGCACCTGGTGGTGTATATGTAGGTATAAACAAGGCAATCGGAAAATCACATTGGGAAGTTTTTACAGACGAAGGACCGGATAGTATGTTAGACGATGTGGTGACTACGTCGTGCAGAACACAAACAAAAGCTGCCGGCGATTTCGATATTAGTTGGTCCAGAAAGGCAGATTTTCCTCAGTCAATGGACCAGATTAACCAATTTGTCGCCTGGTTAGAGAAGAATGGATTAGATCCTAAAGACCCAACATTAACACTAGGACATCCACAAGTAGGACAGGTTAACTTACAAAAGTCTTTTAATACAGACATTCCATATTTAATTTGGTATGTAATGAATGATTATTTAGATGTTTATAAAATAAGAACATCAGACGCTAGTGCCACGTATGACTATTTTTGGCATGATGAGGATTTTAAAAATATGTCAATTAAGGAAATGCGTTAAATGTTAGTTATATCCGGTGGTGACAGTTTTACGTTCGGTGCAGAACTTCCGGATGATGCCGGAGGCCCTAGTGAATTATGCTGGGCTAATTTAGTTTCTAAAAAATTAGATGCCCATATGCATATCAATACAGCCTCCAGTGGTAGAAGCAATTCTTTTATTACTCGACGTATATTATACACGGTCAATAAGGCATTAGAGAATGGGTATTTACCAGAGAATATTTTTGTTCAAATTATGTGGACATTTGTAGCAAGAAGAGAATTTAAGTTAATCAACGGAACGTTAAATGATCTAATGTATAAACAAGATTCGGAATGGTTAGCTTTGGATCCATATTGTGCTACGAACGAGGCAAAATCAGACTGGTTTAAAAAGATACACCCCGACACGCCCAATTACGCAAGCACCAAGTTTTCCTTAGAAAACAAGTATAATATTTACAAAGGTGCGGGCGTAGTAGACTTTGGTAAAGCATGGTATAATATTGTTAGCGACGAAGATGACGTATACTCAAGTTTAAAAGATATATTCTCACTTCAAAACTTCTTAAAAATTCATAATATTAATCATATATTTGCTTATACTGGGTATCATGTTCCTAAACAATTATTTGAAGATGAGACTAACGAATACGTTACTAGTTTGAGAAAAACAATTGACCAAGATTCTTGGTATCATTTTCCCGGAGACTGGCCGACAAGCAAGTATATTGGTTTTAATGACTGGGGACTTATAAATAATTATGAATACGCTACATCACATCCTTTAGAAAAAGGACACGCAGATGCGGCAGAGTTAATTTATGAACACATTGAAAAGATATTATAAAAAAGCAAAGTATCAAGCCATGCGCCCTATTAACGCAATTAAACGCGAAATACGATATAGAAAGCGTTTAAAAGAACTAAAAAAGAGAGATCCATTTATATATAAATGATTATAATCGATTACCACGGTTACACCGTGCAAGAAGCGTATGAAGATATTCAAAACACTGTTAAAGATTGTCACGAAGAACGAGTTAAAAAACTTAAAGTTATAACAGGCAAAGGAGAAATTTGTAGAGAGTTTCCTTTCTGGCTTGAGCGTAACCCACTAGTTAGAAAAATAGAACAAACAAATGATGGCGGGTGTTTTCACTTATGGATATCAATCAAGAAAAAATAATATTTACTAACGGTGATAGTTTTACTTTTGGTGACGAGTTGGAAAAACCGTATAGTTCATGCTGGCCTTTTAAGTTAAGTGAGTTAACTAGAGCACAAGTTATTAATTTTGGCAGAAGCGGAGCATCTAACACTCGAATTGTTAATACAACTAAAAACTTTTACAATGATTTAGAAATGATTGGCTCAACTGGTGCAATCATTGCTGATGAGTCGCGATACAATCATAATCCTAACAATGCAATTGCAATAATACAATGGACCACTTATCTTAGAATAGCACCCGAAGAAGTAAAAACGCTACCACGCGATATTTCATCTCTACCAAATAAAGACGATATTGATCAATACTTATTAGATAAATTTTTTGTACAAGTAAGAGAGTTGCAGGAATTTTTCGAAGATAGAAGAATACCGTACTTGATGTTTAATGCGTTTGAGAATGAAAAAATAATACCTAGGTGTAATTCTAAATTTAAAGAACTTGTAGACGATAAGTACTTTATAGGATGGCCAAATGAGGCGGTAGTAAATTGGGTATATGGGTTACCACATGGTCCTAAAGGCCATCCATTGGAAGATGGCCATACTAAAATAGCAGAGATTATCTATGACAATATTGGGAGTAAGTTACGGATTTCATGACGCCGCAGCTAGCTTAATTGACAACGACGGCATTATACTTTTTGCAGGACATGCTGAACGTTACAGTAAGAAAAAACACGATAAGAATTTAAACCCCGGCCTAATAAAAGATGCTTTAAGTTTTAGTAATAGTCCTTTAGAAATAGTCGCATACTACGAAAATCCCTGGCTTAAGAAAACTCGCCAAGCATATTCTGGGCAGTGGGCAGACTTTTTTGATTTAGATAATATTAACATACGCAAGCAGTTACAAGAACAAACTAATTGCGTTGTGGGGAAAAACTGTAAATTTAAATACTACGGGCATCACTTATCCCATGCGGCCGCCGGGTTTCAAACAAGCCCATTTGCTGATGCAACTGTAGTGGTCATTGATGCAATAGGAGAATGGGATACCATTACCATATGGGATGCAGAGTATGACAGAAACGGCAAAGCACAATATAAGAAAGTGTGGGGCGCAAAGTATCCAAACAGTATTGGTTTATTTTATAGTGCTATGACTGATCGCGTAGGCCTGCGCCCATTAGACGAAGAATATATCTTAATGGGAATGGCGGCATATGGGTTACCAATGTATACAAAAGATTTGATGGATACGTTTTGGGATATTAATGGTAAGAATATTATACGCATGAAAGAAAACTTACACGCTGGAACAGGCTGGCGCTCCGACGAGTTGATGGAAGAACAAGACAATTATGATATTGCCGCTTCATCTCAACAAGTATTAGAGTTTGTTGTAGGGCATATTATGGCCCATGCAAGGATAAGTTGTAAGTCTAAAAACTTAGTTTACATGGGTGGAGTTGCATTAAATTGTGTCGCTAATTCAAAGATAGCGAAAAATTGGAGCGACATTTGGATTATGCCTAACCCGGGCGATGCTGGTAGTAGTTTAGGAGCCGCCGCATTAGCATACGGTAAGAGGTTAAGGTGGGAGAGTCCATATTTAGGATATAACATACCAGGTCAATACCCTGAAGTAGAGTTGTTAAAAGAATTATTAGAGGGTAATATCGTAGGTGTTGCTAACGGTAGAGCAGAGTTTGGACCACGCGCCTTAGGTAATAGAAGTTTGTTAGCAGATCCGCGTGGGAAACATATCAAAGACAAGGTAAATGAGATAAAGCGTAGACAAAAGTTTCGTCCATTTGCTCCAATGATACTAGAAGAGAAAGCAGACGAATACTTTGAAATGCCCGCAACATTTGAATTTACGCCCAATCCAGACAATTCTGATTACGTGGTATTACACGGTATAAAGTTATTTCGTAACAGAACAAAACTTAGCTCACCTTATATGCAATATACAGCAAAGTGTAAACACCCAAAAGACTTCCCTGCCATAGTTCACGCAGATGGCACCAGCAGAGTTCAAACTGTAGGTCCTAATGATAATCCTGAGATAAGAAGTTTATTAAAAATGTGGGAATATTACACAGGCTGTCCTATGTTACTTAATACCAGTTTAAACATTAGGGGAGAGCCGGTAGTAAATAATTTTCAAGACGCAAAACGCTTTGAAGAAGCATACGGTATAAAAGTATTCACAATGGCTAAAGCGCCACCCCCGCCAACAAAATAACGCACCGCATAGTTATATGCTACTATTTAATATATCGTATATATTTTAAATATAATAGCATATAATAAAGTTAAGTAGGTTAGTGGAATTTCCTACTTAAATCAACGAGCGGGAAGCGAATGTCTATTGAATTTAAGATAGGTGTGGATTATAGTTGTAATTTAGATAAGAAACCTGATTTAAATGTTTCTGTAATTGACAGTAACGATAATCAATTACCTATAACAAAGTTAGACGACATCTCATACACTGTAGATATTCATGACTATGAACCCAACTCTTATGTTCTAGAACTAGAGCACACTAACGCAGTTTACCCACAAGATTATTTAAATGGTGATTTTGGTATTGACATAAAAAGTCTGTACATCAACGGTGTTGATTTAAATGATTTAATTCACAGACGCGGCCATTGTTATATGGATTGCACTAATAATTCTTACTATATTTTAGAGCAAATGAATAATAATAACTTTATTGTTGATGATTATAAACTATTAAACTATAGACACAATCACGTAAAGTATAATAAACCAAAAGTGTTTGACCATACAAATAACGAATTTATTGAATATAGTGGTGTCTTTATTACTGACTCTGGCTATGTTATTAAAGGAAACAAAATGTATTATGATGCAACCGCTGATATAAACTTTATTAAAGAACATTCCAATAACGACTACTTGTACGTATACGATAATAAATTAATGCACCATGTGCCAAATAGTTCTTGTTTAAATCTAAACGGTATATGGAAGTTTAAGTTTGAAACGCCACTCTACGGATGGGTCGTAGATAATATTTTTGGCAATGACTTTGTTTGATTGCGGACATGATGGAAATACTCTACAATAATCAGCATCCTGATGTCAATTCGTCTGGACACAATAATTATGGATTTTTACATTTTACTGGTATTTTGTTAAATCTAAAGAATGAAATTGAAGATTTATTAAGTTTATTGAATGATAATGTTGATCAGTGTATAGAAGCAATTAAGAGTTTAGACGGCCAATTTGCATTAGTGTGGAAAACAGAATCATTTTGTCTTACAGTAACAGACTTTAGTCTAATGCAATTCTTATATATGTCAGATTCTCATATTACTACAGCCCCTATAACTAATACTGCACCACTTCCGTCTAACAGTATACAAGTTTATGACAACGATCTAAATCTAAAAAGATCAATTAACTTTTTTGAGAATTATAGTAGTGGGGCAACAAAAGAAGATTTTAACTTATTATCCGAGTCTGTAGTACAGACAGTAACACAATTGAGAAAAAAAGGCTCGTTAACATTGTTACTGTCTGAAGGTATTGATAGTGGTTTTTTACATTGCGTATGTTTAAAAAATGGCGTCACAGTTGACGTTATTAATTACCAATGTTATCCAATATACGAACCTGATTTTGCTTTAGTTAAGAAAAGAAAGCGTATACACACACGATATGATAAATCAGAGTTTAAAATTATAATTGATAACAAAACGCATTATGATGGTGGAGAATTTGCACCAAATGTTGACACATGTATAAAAAATATTTTTTCTGAGAACATTGTATTGGCTGGGTTTAGTGCTGATCGCATGTTTACTGATAATGGGCATGAGGGACAGGAGTTGGATACTGATAATTCTTCTCGATGGGGAGGAATATTTCCGTTAGATTTGCACAATTACGAAAACTACTGGGTTAACGAAGATAACATTAAACTTATGACTAATTTCCAAACAGTGTTTGGAAATAAAAAAATTTTTGATGTATTCTGTACAAAAAACACAGTGATAGAGTGGTATAAGATAACTTCTTTAATAAAGAATACTCAACGTTATAAGCAGTGGATGATAGAATATAGCGAACAGATAAAGGGATATCCTAACTTAGTTGACAGAAAGAATGGAATTAGAATAAGTAGTTAATATGGAAAAGAATACAATAGTAATATACGGTGCAAAGCGAAGTGGTAATCACTTACTCCAAAGTTATTTAAAAAGCAAAGGAGAGGAGTGCGAGTTTAAGCATGAAGCGTCCACAGCAAAAGAACTGTATGACGAAAAGGGCAAGCATTTAATAATATTAGTGCGTTCTCCACGTGATCAACTTATCTCAAATATGTACTCTATGCAAAATGCATGGAGAAACGGCTATGATGTTGGGCACGTAAATAGACCACTCGAGGTATACGAACCACATGAAATTGCCGCAGATCATATAGCAAGAGCGTGTCAATATTTAAAAGCCTTTACAGATGACATGATACCGCTAGCGGCGAAGTATTCGTTTCAGTTCATATTATATGATACCATGGTAAAGAAAGAGTTAAATACTAATTATATAATGCGCGGTTCCGAATATTATAAAAAAACAATTAGTAACTATTCTCACATCACAGAAATGCTAGATAACACAGATTTAGAAAGTTACTGCTTAAATATTTGGAGAGTATTTAATTTACAACAGAAAGTTTTTTATCCTGAATTAGCAAACTAAATGTATGATATTATAAGCAGGGATGACGTCAATGATATTTACGAAGCAGCCAGCAAATGTAAAACGAGATATTTTTGGTACGTTGATCATGGTGTTGATTATACTGGGTTTGATTTCAATTGGGTTCCTGTACCATGGGAGTCCCAGTTCGTACATATCTTCCCAAGTAAATGGCAACGTGACGGCGGAATAAGATTAGTCAACAAACAAAGTCCTGAAGGCGAATTAAAATTCCATAATACAAAAAAGGTAACGAGAGTACCAACTACAAGAAATTGGGTACTTGAGGATAATACTGACTATACAGATTTTGACTTTAGTTGGCATCCGGATAGTCTAAATAAAGAATACACACACGCATTTCCTTCCCAGTGGCAAAAAGAAGGTGGTACTTATTATGTTACTAATCCAAGTGCGCCTAAAAAATATGTTTCTGACCAAATAACAAAAAGAACAAACTGTTTAGATAATTGGCAAATACCCAAAGGCGTTGATACAGATAATTTTGACTTTAGTTGGCATCCTGATCCCTCACACGGTGATTGGACATATGTTTTTCCTTCCTTATGGCAACGAAACAGTAACGTATTATACATTACAAATAATGATGCACCTAAAAAATATGTAAGTGACCAAGTTATTAGGCCGTTACCTAATAAAGAAGATTGGATTATTCCTAAGAATATAGACGAAGATAGTTTTGATTTTAGTTGGTTACCAGACCCAGATGATCCACCATACATATATGTATTTGGCACACAATGGCAGAAAGACGGAGGTCCAGTATATAAAGTAGAAGGTGCGACTGAAACAAGTTATATAGATACCCCGCAAGCAAAAGCGTTGCCCACTACAGAACATTGGCATACAGACAGTGAAGCAGATTACAGCACATTTGACTTTAGTTGGCATCCGGAAGAATCACAAAAAGACTTTAAGCACGTATTTGGATCACAATGGCAAAAGACTAGTAAAACGTTTTACTACAATGGCAATGATGCTAATCCAAAAGTAAACTACGTAACGGACCAACGTGTAACAAGTAAAAGCGATACATTACCGCGTTACAATATTGAAACAACATTAGAGAATTTAATAAACGAACATCCTACTGAACGCTTTTGGGCATTGAATCCGGAGATGGATTATAAGGAGTTTGACTTTAGTTGGCATCCGGATGCAAGCCAAATGGAATATGTTCATGTGTTTGGATCCCAATGGCAAAAGCATAGCCAAACATTCTACGTAAATGCTCCTGCCTATTTAAAAGGCAATAACCACTTGAATTTTGTGGGAGATCAAAGGGTAGTAGCGAATAGCACCTTGGATATCTTCTATATAGACAAAGGGGGCTCTGCTAGTACAAAACGCTATGATTCACTAGTGACGAAACACTCTCAGACGCTCAAGACGCGCTTCTTTGGGGATACCCGCGATACACTACTGCGGTGTGCTAAGAAATGCAAGACAGGGCGATTCTGGGCGGTATCAAGCGAAAACGATTACTCAAATTTTAACTTTGATTGGCATTGCGAACCATGGCAGAATGGTATGCTACACGTATTTGGCAGTAAATGGAACAAATGGAGCAACACATTTTTAGTAAATGCAGACGACTTTATTCGCACGTTTGATTGGGCAGAGAATATTGAGGATGTTTATAATTTAAACTTCGTAGAGGATCAACAAGTAGAATTATTTGATGATAATCGAGAAATATGGTACGTTGACTTTGGAAATAACGAAGAATTCTCACCCAATTTAAATTATAAGAAAGCAAGATTCTTTGGAACATGGTTAGATACTCTTAAACGGATCGTTGAACGAACAGACGAAGAATATATATGGGTATGTGGTAGTATTTGTGATTATACTAGTTTTGATTTTGGATGGGAACCAGAGCCGTGGCAACAGAATATGTTGCATGTATTTCCGAGTAACGGACAAGTTGAAGGAGATACTTTCCTCGTTCCAGTAAAACTATTTAAAGAACAATTAGAAAGTTTAAAAGTGTTAGGATGGTTTGACACTGTAAACTATATTAAAGACGTCAGTGTTCCTCGGTGTAGTTGGCCAACAATTAAAAGTTTACAAGATTTAGATACTATGTATGGATGGATACTGCACAATAACCAGTCTCCGGTAACATATGACCCTCCTTTCTGGAAAAAGCCAGAACTTCACGTTTTTAACACAAGTGGTAGTGTATCCTTGGTGCCGCGGGACTGTAAAAGTGAATTTCGGACTCAATTATATGACTACCCATATATCTTGCGTCATGATGGCTTTAAATGTGAGGATAAACCACTAGATATAGTGTTTATTTCAAATGGCGAAAAAAACGCCAACGAAAACTGGAAACACCTTGTAAATATACATAAACAAAACGGGTGTGAAAACCGTTTATTACGTAGTGATGGTGTAGATGGTAGAACGCAAGCCTATCAAGCCGCCGCACGGTTAAGTGAAACAGATTGGTTTTATGCTGTTTTTGCAAAAACCGAAGTATTGCCGGATTTTAAATTTGATTTAAATCCTAATTACCTTGAGGAAACTAAACATTACATGTTACATAGTCGAAATCCGTTAAACGGATTAGAATACGGGGCAATGAATATTAACATGTATCATAAACAATTAACTTTAGATACTAAACCTGGATTAGACTTTACTCTTAGTAGTAATCATGACACTATACCAGTTGTTGCTAGTATTAGTAGATTTAACGAAGATCCATGGGTAACATGGAGAAGTGCTTTCCGTGAAGTTTTAAAACTTAAACGTGAAGTTGATCTAGGTGATCCTAGACCAGAAATTGCCTTCCGGCTTAAAACATGGTGTACTGTTGCAGAAGGATTAAATGCTGAATGGTGTTTAGCAGGAGCAAACGATGCTTTGGAATACTATGCTCAAGAAGAAGGCCAGTATAGTGCTTTATTAAATAGTTATGACTGGCCGTGGTTAAAGTCTTACTTTGAAGAACGCTACAATAGTATTACTGATCCATTACCTCTTGATACCGAGGAAGCGTTTTAATAAACGGTTGCTCTAAGAGCCAATCTAAATAATTTGGAATTCCAGCATCAATATCTTCAGTAGGGTTCCAACCAGTAAACTCTTTTAACTTATTACTGTTTAATGTATCTCTGTTAGGATAAAAACTGTCGTGCGGATAAATTTCTATGTCACCACCCAGTCTTTGCTGGATCATAGTAGCTGCTTCTAAGATAGTTCTTCCATTGCCTCGCGTACAATTAAAAATTTCGTTAGTGGTAGTCTCGTTAGTGGCACATACAGCAAACGCATCAGCAACATCAGTAACCCAACTAAAATCTAACTTATTGTCAGGACCTTGAACACGAATATTACCATTAGTTAATGAACTTTCTGCCATCTTACTAATTACTCTAACAATCATATCTCTAGTTCCGTATAAAGCACTAGGACGAAGTATTGTATAATTTAATTCTTTTTCCCTGTGCCAAATTTGACACATGCGTTCACCTTGTAGTTTATAACTTCCATACAAAGTTTTAGGATCTGTTTTACTATTTTCATCAGGTGCATCACTTTCGAAGTTACCATATACCATACTACTGCTGGAAAATACAATCTTTTCTACATTGTGTTCTGTGCATAAGTCTAATGTTGTTGCTGTCGCTGTAATCATATTTCCAGTAGCATCAACTACATTACGTTTTACCATATACGCATTGGGGTAAGTTGCTAAGTGAATAACCACGTCTGGTTGAAATTCTGCAAAAACAGATGCCATAAAATTAACATCTTCAATCTTTCCAACAAATACATGATCTGCATTTGCATGTTCTTGTCTCTGATTCAGTATACATTGATATTCATCATCAGGAAAAATATAATACTGATGATAACAATCTACTACGCCCACAATATGGCCTTGTTTGCGAAGTATGTTACTGGTATGTGAGCCAATAAAGCCATGGCCTCCTAATATTAAAATTTTTTTAGACATTCTAAAACTCTTTCTATTTCATCATCTGTCATATAGGGACAGTTTGGTATTGTTAAACTTTTTTCTTGCAACGTTAAACTATTCTTAAAATCACTATAATTTACATCAAATATTTTTTCTTGAATAGGCAAAATACTGTAGTGGATTTGTGTTTGAATATTATTAGATCTAAGGTGCTGTGCCAGTTCGTCTCTCTTGTCACACTTAATTACAAACTTACTATACGTGCAATCTTGTGTATAGTCTGGAAACTCATATAAGTCTCTAAGTTCTTGTTTATATATATTAGCAATTTTCTGTCGTTTAGATTGGTGTTTTTTCATTAGGCCTAATGTAATATATAATGTAGCCGCCTCAGTACTGCTAATCATACTGTTTACGCCTAATCCTATACTAGGTGTTGAGTTATTGGATTTACCGTGTAATCTTCCTAACCTGGCTAATTCAAATACATCTTTATTTTTTGTAATTAATGCGCCACCACTTCCCATTGTAGTACAGGGTTTTGAAGGACTAAAACTTAAAACAGTAAATTCAGCATCATTTAATAGTGCTCCTAGACTTTGCGCCGCATCTTCCACTAACAAGAGATTATTTTCGTCACAAAAAGTTTTAGCGTATTTGTTCATTGAATTACCCCACAATGTAACATATAACATTACTCTTGTATTGTTTGTAATTTTTTCTTTGGCGTCAGATAAATCAATGCAATAATCATTACCAACATCAACAAAGACAGGTTTTAATCCCGCAAGTAAAATACTTGTTGCAGTTGCGATAAACGTATAAGCAGGTACAAGAACCTCACTGCCAGCAGGCAAATTTAAATTACGCAAGCCTTGCGTTAGCGCGTCTGTACAACTATGGAAGATTACCGCATTGTGTAATTTACTATTAGTTACTACTTCTAATCTTGCCTCGGCCAATTTGGTTATTTCACCACCTTGGCATATACCATTAGACAAAGATAAATCAGAAGTTCTTTGAACTTCATCTCTTATTTCATTCCATAACCTGTTAAGATTATTTGCTTTTACAATGTGCATCTTAGTAATTCAAAACTTTCTGCATAAGGGTAATTTGTATTAGCACTACGTAATATAGCAAGTGCGCGAGTTGATTCTAATATTTTGTCGTCAACGTCCCAGTATGAATTGCACCAATCCAATTTGTCTTGAATGTTATCCATTCCAACGAATACATTTGGATTATAAGATTTGTTATTGTTTATATAAGCACTGATTTCATATTGCAATATAGTGCCTGTAAACTTACGACTACTTGCAATTGCTAACTCGTTTACAATTTTATGGTCTTGGTGACTGTCGCCGTAATGTGGTATTAACATATAATCATATTGCTCTTTACCATAGATAATATCATCTAATCGGGCCACACTATTGTTATTTAATACTGGTCGAGTTTCAGAGTCTGAGAAGAATTCGTACGAGTAATTTAATTTAGAAGAGTTTTCAGTTACACTTGTTACTTTTTCTTTATAAAAGTAAACAATTTTAACAAAGCCTTTCTTAGAAAGTTCATTTAAAATGAACCCACCTGCTCCTAACTCCGCGTCGTCCGGATGTGGACTAAGTGCTAGAATAGATTTCCCTTCATTTTTTAAAGACTCCATTTTTGCTTAAACTCATTGAGATCACGTTTGGACATGCCGTACTGCTCTGCCACTGCTTCTTCAGTTCTCCAATCCTCTACTAGTTCATTCCATCGCTTTTTATCAATTAATCTGTTTATTAGATCAACTTCCATACGACTAGCAGTATGAGCGTTTTCAATAAAATCTTCATATGCTTCACACGACAAAGGAAACTTATCTTGAATTAAACTATACATTGATCTTGCTAATTCTTGTATTTCCCATTGTGCGTGATAATCTGCTCTTAATTTAACGTAGTGGAAAAAGTTGTTTAAATCTATTTTCCAATATAGTTCTGTATAGTTATTAAGAGGCAACACGGCACGGGCCAACTCTCTTGACAAACCTTGACGTTGATCTTCTTCAATGTTATAATTGTCATTTGGGTGTTCTCCCAATAAACTTAAATAATCATTGTAGTTTTCTCTACCAATTCGTTTAATAGTATTATGGCACATCGTTTCTTCAACTGGAAGTAATTTACCATCTCTTCCCTGTTTGTTGATTGAACTTTGTGGTTTAAGGTTTTCTTTATCAGGAACGTAAAACTCATCCGACATAATACTATATCTGCCAGAATATTCGTTCAAGTTTGCTGTTCTATGCCTAACGTGTTGCCTCATAACAAAGATGGGCATCTTTAAATGGAATTTTACCTCGCACATCTCGAGCGGTGATGTGTGTCGGTGCTTAACTAGATAGCGTATTAATGCCCTATCATTACTAGTGCCTTTGGTGCCGTCACCATATGACACTCTCGCAGCTTGGACTATCGCATTGTCAGATCCCATTGTATCAACGAGACCGACAAAGCCATGATCCAAATACTTTACATAGTTTTCGTCTGTGTTAAAATTTATGTCTGAAACTTTAGTCATATTTACATTATATAATTGTAACTACTTTTTGTCAATAAAAATTAAAGATTTTTTAATGCATTGTTTGTTGATAATTGAATGTCTGTTTTAACCTTGTCAACGTTTAAAACATAGTCAATTGAAAGTACACCGCCATAGGCATCTATGCGGTATGTTAGTTCTTCTTCTAAGTCTCTTGGATCTACGCCTTCCTCTAAAAGATCGATGACACTTATTACAACTTCATTGTCATGCTCGTTGCGTAATACGAGATGATCTATATATTCGACGGGGACATTAGTGATATCAACGTCTTCAATAATGTCCAACCATCGATTCTTAAAAGAGTCTGTTAAGTAAACTTCTTTATGCTGAGGCACGGGCTTTGGAAGCCTTCTTCTTAGTAGTCTTCTTTGCTCTTGCTTTCTTAGTTGGTGACAACTCTTCTGCTTCAGCAAGTAACCGTTTCGCTTCTTTTTGCATAATAGCTGCCTGACTACGCAAGCCTTCTGCAATTTTTGAATCAGTTAATACACCGCTGTCGTCACTTTCTGGTGCTGATACTTCTTCTCCGCGAATAGCGGCATTAACATCAGATAGCGTAATAGCAGTGTTTGTGTCTGGTGTGAGAGCAACATCACTAGCAGGTAGTTTTAGAATCTTTTGACTAACATGTAAACTTTCTAAAATCGGGCGCCCTGCACCGTTCATTTTAACATGTAAAATTTCTGCTAGTGTGTTGGCTTGTTGGCCTTCTTCACTCTCTAAAACTGTAATTAGTGAATCATGATCATCTTGTGATAAAGATGCTGTTCTTGCTACTAAACAGTTATCTGGCTCGCCGGGGACTTCCCTAAAAAGTAAAATGATTTTGTCTTTAGTTGATATTTGCTTGCCAACGTGTTTCATATATTTCTCCGTTTAATATTGATTATTCAGCAGGTGCTTCTGGTGCATCTGCTTGTACTTCTTGTTGTGCTGGTTCAGTGGCAGGTAAGTGGTGTCTTAAGAACCTCATTAGCCTGTCATAAGTAACGCCTACAGCAGACATTTCTGCCGCGTTCCATGCACCTCTTCGGGCACCAACTTCGACGATCTGCTTAACAGCCAATAAATCTTTTAAATTAAATTCTGGTGCATCTCCTGCTTCTGGTAATGCTTCAGATGCCTCATTAGGTACTTCTACTGGCGTCTCTTCTGCATTTTCAGTATTTTCCGACATTGTTTGTTCTCCTGATAATTAATTGTATGAAAAGAATTATATTAACTACAATCCTTACTATAGTATTTAGTTTCACAGGTTATGCACAGGAAAATTCCGAACAAAGTGATCAAAATGATGGAAGAAATGCCGCACTGATTTGGTTTGTAAAAGAAGGTATAGAGTGTACATTGGCTAATGAAGAATTAAAACGCTTAATGGCGGTTCATTATGCTATGAATGAAATATTCCAAATAGATGTTACTAGTAACTCATACGGTCTAGTAGATGCAAGATTAGAAAATAACAGAGAACTATTTGATAGTTTAATTTTTCGCTCACTTGGAATTTTAGAGCAATCCGGTATACCAGAAGATACACTAGTGAAAATAGTAACTGAGCAAAGATTAGCCACATCTGCTAAGATAGCAGAGCGCAGGGCAGTAAAAGATCCAGCAACAATAAACGATGTTATTATAAAAACTTTTACATATGTTAAAAAGTGTAGAGCGTGGGCTAAAGAGCAGACTGGAGAATGATCTACTATTTGAGATCTTGTAGTACAGGACAAGATAATACGAAATAACTTGCCTCGCTAGGCTCTTCAAATCCAATAACCCATTCTAAAGACCAAAGCATATCAAACGCATTTACGCGCCCAATAATTGGGTGTTTTGGATCTACTGTTTTATTAATAGATATTTTGGTATCAAAACCAACCATTATCTTTTTAGCAATGCTATATCTTCCATCTAATGAAAGATAGATCCACTTGTCTAAATCATCAATTATTTGTTGTTTGCTCGACTCTATTTGGTGAGAGCGAATAGGAATAGTGATGGAAGTAAAATACGGAGGAGTAGTCTTACATCGTCTACTATTTAAGACGTTGTGGTGATTTACTGTTCTTGTATTATAAAGGCCCATTGTATACTATATATAGCAAAAATATTATAGAACCTGTTAATAACGCCATAGAAAGCGAAAAAAGAAACTTTTCAACGACGTTAAACACCCGCCAAGTCATTCTTAATTTAAAGTAGTCTTTCATAATTTAGTTTTTATCTACCACAACATTCCTACAATATATATTACTGTTAAGCCAGCGTTGAGTACAATAAGGCTAGTTTCTTTCCATAGTATGCCCGTCAGTGTCCACATACTATTAGCAATAATAAACATCCAGACGTACTGAGGATGTACATTAAATGCCGCTAATGTAGCCGCAAGTATTAATAACGCGGTACTTGTCCAAGCAAGTTTTTGATAAGGTTTTTTATTTTCCATGGGTTAATCTTCTCCAAGTATCTGTCCAACTAGTAACGTGATGCAACATGTCTTGTTCATTGTAGCGAATTCGTATTGCCTCTGCCAACGTGTAGTCGTTACCGCCGGGTTCCATTCTATCGCCAAAGAAACTAATGTCATAGTCATCGAAGTCCCAAATAATCTGCGACTTATCACAGCCTAACTTGGAAATATCCAAGCCAGTTTCTCCTCCTACAACTGCTTGGTATTCAGGAAACAGTCTATTAAATTCTTCTGCGATCGTGTGTCGTTCATTTGTTTTAACGTCCCATCTAACATAATCCGCACGTTCGTTAAGATTAGCGTTTCTACCTACCACGCTAAAGTTAATCATTCCAGGTCTGTTTTCAAAATGCATTCCTGTGCGTAATGGAAACTTACTAGCAACTAGTTTTTCTGTTAAGAAGTCGTGTGCTTTATTTTCAAGTTTCAACTCGTCTCCGTATATTTCGTCACCTTGCTCCCGCACACTATTACCGGAACAGTTATAGCAACGTTGAACTGTATTACAAATCTCCTCTCCTAACTGCTCTACTGTCTTAGGATAGTCACTACCCGTTACTAAAAATACATGTTCTTGTTTAACCCAATCAGTAAACCATTCGCTGAATTCCGAATTTATTTTTTGTCTGCTAGGAGTTAAAGTACCATCAACATCAAAAATGTAAGCACGTCTGCTCATTCGAATAACCTCTCAAATTGTGTTAAAGTGTTTTCATTGGAAGAACTATAAACCCATATGGGCTCTACAAAACAGTCCTGCATATGTTCTTTGTCACCGCCTTCTTCGTTCTTTGGTCTTTGCTTCATACGCATACCGATGACTTCTTGTAGCGGCATACCAATACTATCCATAAAGTTTGTCATAGGATCGCATACATAATGTCTCTTGTTCTTAATATTAGCATCAATAATATTTACTGCTATAACGCCTGTTTGTGGATTAATTAGACTTTTAGTTTTCTCTAGCGTTACAAACAAAAAATCATTTAACCAACTATCAAACTCTTTATACTTAAACCAACTTTGCGTTTCCTCTTTTATACCTTCTGCGTAGCGTTCTGTATTATAATATGGTGGACTAGTAAATGCTAGATCATAATTTAGTTCTGGAAAGTCTTTAATATCTTCTGCGGGTGCGTTAAAAATAGTTACTGTTTTAGCACCTTCATATCTAAACCATTCTAAACCATTGCATGCATTAAACTCCATTAACAGTCCGTCGTTGTTAAAAATATGATTGTCATAAAACTTACATTGCTCCATATATGTTTTATAAACGTTCGGATTTGGATCACACCCTACATAAGTTTCTGCGTTACTTGTCCAAAAACCTGCTAATCTATCTCCCCAACCACAACTAGTATCTAATACTGTTTTAGCGTTAAACCTGTTATAAACATACTTGGCAACTGTAGGTTTAAACTGTGTCGCTACATACGCACCTAGTCTAAATGCTTCTCTATACTTGGCTTCGTCTACATACTTTACAACGCCTTCGCGCCAAAATGTCCAGTTAAGTTTCTTTAATGCTTCTTCACTGCTCCATATATCTAATGGACTTTTATGTGACCAACCACTACATTTAAGTCTGTTCTGTTGCTGAAAGTAGTTACTAATATCGTTATAGTAGTGATTAATGTCTATAACGTCTTTACAGTATTTTTGAACAGAGTATTCGTAGTCATTAAACTTGTCTGTAATGGCAGTAGTATAACCATATAACAGTTTGTTATGGTCCATACCTTTAAGTTTTCTAAACCTATCTACTACATCGTTTTCAGTAATATCTTGAAACGGAAACGGAATGTTATTGTTGACAATGTAATGTGCGAACGCCTCTATTGCTTCTTTCTTTTCATATTGCCCTTTAAACTCTTGCCATTCATCCGCGGAAAAAACAGGCAACCCACTAGGACTTGCCTGCTTTTCTAATACTTTAAGTATTTTGTTTACCATGAAGCCTTATACTTTGCTATAGCGCGAACATCGTCGTTACCTCGTAAATGATCCACGTCATTCATGTAACTAACACTAAACTCAATATTGTTATGCTTATTGATGCCCATGTCATACTGTAGAGTATAGTCAATATGTCGTCCGTCAGGCTCCATATCTGCAATAAAGTCCGCAAACATCATCCCGCCCTGTTCAATGCGTAGCGGTTGGGTGATACCAAAGTTTAATCTGCCGTAATTTGCGTTTACACCAAAGCCCATTGCGTGGAAGTCCTCTACGTCTTTGACATAACCATAACTGCCGTTTGCTGTACCAAATGCGTAAGTGGCATTAGCACTAAAGTTCCATTCACCAATGCTTTTCTTACGGCTAATATTAATATAACGAGTAGTGGGATCATCGACATGCATCAGGCTTTGTCCAGGCGCCCAACCCATAAGGCTGTTATCAATACCAACCGCCACATCAACTTCTCCGTATCGCAAACCTACAACGGCGTTATCGATTTCCCCGTACTCGTCTGCTTTAGTAGCACCAAACGTCAAGGCAGTATTAGTATCAAAGTTAAATACGGGAACCATATTAATGTCGTTAAAAGACATTAATTTACTGTTATCTATAAAGTGTCCCTGCATGTTAAGGATCTGGTCTTTTACAAAACTTAACTGCCAAAAACGAGGGTCACGTCCTTTGATAACATCATGCATTGCGAACCTCGCATACCCTTTTCCAATTTGCTCTTCCTCTTCTTCCTCTTCTTCGCCTGGTACAGAAATAGTAGCCATTGGAGAGAGCAGTGTTCCAAAGGAACCGTCTTCATAAACAATAATCCAATCCATGCGCCCGTCATTGTTGGCGTGGGTTGGAAACAAGGCTCCCTTTGATCCTGCATTAGGCACGTTAGCAAAAATTGCACTACCGAGTTGGCTAAACGTTCCGTTACCGTTGTTCAACCAAATACCGCCATGTTGTGATCCAACACTGCCAGCATAGTTTTGATAATGATTGACATAGAGATCGTTTTTGCCATCACCGTTTAAGTCAACGAGCATTGGTGCTTGTCCTTTAGAGTGCGGAACAGTTCCACTTATTCCGAATTGCTGTTTCAAACTTACACCACCTGCACCAGTAGCAAAAACACGAATCCAACTATTGGTAGCACAAACGTCACCACATTCGTCATACACGATGATGTCACGTCCATTGTTATAAACCGCTCTCAGTCCTGCTACTCCTGGAATCGTATCTGGGTGTATCTGCATTAGTGAGAACGATTCCCCACCATTGTTCTTGTACACGTTAATAGCACCGCCTCTTGCTGATACGCCATCAAGAGCAAATGCTCCTCCTGCTCCGGCAAACCCTCCTCCTGATCTAACATCCATATCTCCAGAAATAAGTTCGGGATACCCGTCACCATCCAGATCCATAAGTGTTCCTGCGAAGGCACTATTTTGCATACGAATCTGTCCAAGATCACTAACTTCTCCGTTTACGTTTTGTCCTCGTTCACCAGGATTGAAGCCAAGATAAACCACCGTACCACCAGAGAAGCCAACAATATCCAAACGCCCGTCTTTATTGACGTCACCTACTGACGATCCGTGCCAGTTGAAAACAGGTCCAGGCGCCGCATTTATTCCGTTGTAAATAAGAGCAGGATTCGTTGCTCCACCGCCACCATTACCTAATGCAATTGGACCTTGTGCAAAGTAGTTACCAGTCCATTCATTTACTGTTTCACTAGCGGCAACACCACCTGCGCGTGTAGGACTATAAGAGCCGTCTGGATTACTAAGAAATACATAAGGTTGGATTTTCACATCCCATCCCATTGGGCATCCATTTTGACAATAAACTCCATGAGCGGCTGCAAAAACCATAACATCAGTATTACCATCACCATTCCAGTCTCTTGCTACAGCGTTACCGTTGTCAGCAAAGTGCTCTACCCATCCAACCGATCCGTGCCCTTGTACAAAGTTATAGGTACTGTCCAATGCGTATGCTGAAACGCTGTAAACAGTTGCGATAGCCGCCACTGCTAATTTACTAATATTCATTTCGACATTCTCCTTAACTATAGATTGTTTCGTAATATGCATGAGCACCAAATGGTGGCTTAGGTGCACCTTCAATTCTGTGAGTATGTATGACCCAACACACATCACAGTAATTCTCATCTCCCCATGAACCCCACGGATAGCCATCTGTAAATACTAAAAGTTTTTTAGGTTCAATGCCATTCTGTTTCATATACTCGTATACCACTTCAAAACTAGTACCACCACCGCCTACAATTTCATACTCATTAATCTCGTGGAGGTTGTCAGCAGTAAAGTCTTTGATGCTGTATACATCAGTATCAAAACAAAATATTTTAACGTTGAACGTAGTGTAGGCGTCCATAATGCCTTTAACTTCGCTAAGGAAGTCGCGCACCATATCTTCGCTGATACTACCACTAACGTCAATAGCAACAACCAAGTCGATTGTATCATCAGGAACCATACCAGGCAACATCACGCCAGTGTGCCACGCCTTACGGCTAGGACGCATAAAGGAGTAATCACTCTTTACAAGGCTTTTGATCTGCACATCAAGTAACTCACGCCAGTTCATCTTCGGCTCAGTAAGTTCTTTGAGCATACGCCGAACACCAGCAGGTACATTGCCTGCGCCGGCATTTTGGGCCGCTGACATAATCGCTTCCTTCATCTCATCACGAATTTCTTTACGCTCTTCTTCGGATAGTTTAGGGCGGCCGCCTTTACCGCCTTCTTTACCTTTTCCTTCTCCGTCTCCATCATTACCTTCGTCACTGTCATCGCTATCCAAGTGATCATCGAGAACCGCATCAAGCAGTTCGTCGATATCAATTTTCTCGGCGTTTTCGTAGAGATCGTCATACACCTCTTCAAACGACATGTCGTAATACTTTCTGTCGTGTACAATAGGAACTTGATCAATAGCCTCGCCAATGCGATTAACAATCAAGTCACCGTTGACACAATAGTCAGCGGCAATGTTAGACAGTTTAGGATCACGATCACCACGGCGTCCAATATGGTCGTATACAATATGAAGAACTTCGTGCCCAAACAAAAACTCAATCTGTTTAGGGGATAACTGCTCTACGAATTTCGTATTGTAGTAGAAACGACGGCCATCAGTAGCGGCGGTAGGCAACCATTCATCAGCATTTACGAGTGTCAGGCGTGTAGCCAGATTACCAAAGAACGGCTCTTTAAGCAGAAGCCCAATTCGGGCGGTTGTGAGTGACTCACGAACCTTTGCGTCAAGTTCGGAATCAGTCTCAAAGCCTACCTGCAAAAGCGGGTATTTCTCAGTTTTACTATTAGCGGTTGTATTTTGTGACATTTGTGTACTCGAGTTTTTACTTTCTATACTAATATT